TATAAGTAACAAACAAAACAAAGAAAAACAATCAAATTAACCTTTCTTAACTATAATTCCTTTGGTATGTAACATTAAAGTGTTACATTTGTATCAAAGAAAAGAACTAATAAAAACAACTAACTAAACTAATTAAACAAGGTGCGCAAACCTTGACAAAACGCGTTCAAGTTATGACAACTACAGTAAATAACAGCAATGAAAGCAACGTAACAGTAAATCACATTGGTTTTTCTGGATCATTTTTTAAATTCTTCAAAGAAGATACACAAGTATGTAACACCTTTTTTAAAGGCGGAAAGCATTATTCGTTTACCTATTTTATAAAACTAAATGACAGGTGCAAAAACGGACATTTAACCTTTAGTTTTACCGGAGAAATCAAAGTTAAAAAAGGGAATGGACGGTTTTACACTTATATAAGTGGTGCAATCGCTGATATAATTACTTATTTCAAACCGGAACTTGAAAAATTTAACCGGTTACACCTTTGCAACCATTTAGGGCAGCCAATGTATATAGATAACATTCGTTATCATATCAACGAAGGCAAATCAAATCAAGAAATTTCGGAAATGTATAATATTTCCGATATGGGAGCTGTCGAAATTTTGCGCAATGCTTCCGACAATAAGGATTTGTTTTATTACCTTGTGTTCCGTTTGGGTGTCGCTGAAACCTGGGAAAAACAAGCGAAAGAAGCTATCCGGGAAATGGAAGCAAAAACGGGCTTAACCTTGAAAATCGAAAACAAGAATAAAATTTATGAACAATTTGACGCGGAAAAGTGTAACGACATGGACTATTTGTTCAAACATGGCTACGCAACAAAAGAAATGAAACAAGCGCGTGAAGAAATTACAAAAACAAAGAAACGGTTAGAAGGACTTGCCGAAATGAAAAAGAATTTGCTAAAGCTGTAGAAAAGGCAAAAAGAATCTACGAAGTGAAAAAAGCGGTTATTTCATACGGGATAACTTGGAATAATGTTGTATTTTATGACCACAAAAACGAACTTTGTTTTAATTGGTCGGACGGATATAAAAAGATTCCTTCGGACGTGATTAACGGGCTTGTTTGCAGTAACACCCTACCCGAAGAAATAGAAGTAACGAATTTGGACAAAGGTAGGGAATAATAGCCCTACCTATTTTATCAATCAATTAAAAAGCATACAGATATGAAAAAATAAAATTAGTAGTATATAACGAATATTGTTTAGGCTACATTTTGCCGGAATGTCCTAATATGGTTTGTACTTTGTCGGATAGTGTTTTGAAGGGTGCGCCGTTTAAGGTAATGAATGAACCTTATCAAATCACAAAGAGCGATAAAATAAGGTTGGCAAGTGAAAAAGACTTTGAGGACTTCCGTGTTTCTTTTGAAGGGTACGACAATAGGGAATTATACGAATATCTATAAAACATAAACAATTTAATAACAATAACATAAACTAATAGGAGATAATAAAAATGAAAGCAACTAATAGCACAGACACTTTGTTCATGGAAATTTTTAACGAAAATAATTGTCTTTGCGCTTTTGATATCACATTTGACAAGAAAGATAAAACGTTTCTAACCGCAAAAACCAAAAATTCAGCTTATTATTTTTGTAACAACGTTTTGATAGATATAAATTTAAGCAAAATATATGCTACTGATTCGTTTACTTGCAAAAGTAGAAATGTGAAAATATCTAATCTTTTTGGTAGTTGGGATAAGCATGTATGTATATCTTTTGACGTTTTCAAAAAGGTAGTAGGGAAAAGTTGTAAAATTATGGTTGATCGCGACAACAAAGAAGATCAAGTAATTGTAACAATTAAAACAACTAACGGTGAAATTTTCGAATGTCGCTATAATGATTTTAACAAAAATATAAATATAGAAGAAGTCTTTCCTATTTTGTATAAAGAGCTAAAATTAACAGTTAAGGATGGTAAACAGTTTGCGAAAGACATAAAAACTATATCTAAAGTTTCGGAATTTGTTTCTTTCGAAGTAGAAAAAGGATCAGACCGGTTAAGAGTAAATTATATTACGGAGTTTGGCGTAAATGATGGAGAAAATAAATACGGAGAGTTTCATGTACAATTGTCTGAACCGTCTAATTTTACATGTAGAATGGATAATAAGATAAGCAGGGTTATTTCTTGTTTGAATGGTTGGAATGGTGAAATATATGTTACAAAAGAAAACTATAATTACAAACTTTCTTTTGTCTCTGATAGTTGCGTTAATTGTTTTATGATTAACGCCAGAAACAAAGTAGATTATTTCCCAAACCAATTAACGCCTGTTTCTTGTGAAGAAGAAGAAACAAAAGAATCAGACACAAATATTAAGCCTATAGGAACTTTGGAAAATCAAAACGATACAAACCTACAGGAAAGCAAAGAAAGTGCCTTAAATACGATAGGAATAAGCAAAAACGAGTGGGAAAAGATAGAGTTATTTCTAAAAGATACTTATAATATAGTGTATGAAGACGGGATAATGTCTTTTGTCCCCAAAGATAGCAGCAGTTTTATAAGTAAGATTTATATCTGGACTTATACAGAACGTTTGGGAATATATTCAAAAGTAGGTGTTAGCACAGAAAAGGATATAAATACAAACATTCCTTTTGTAGAATTTTTAGAGCAGTCTTTAGTGGATTTAAAGAGACACGCCACAAATAAAGTATTTTTCTTCATGGAGAAAGACGGTTATCGTTGGAAACAACCGAACGCGCAAACATTTCACCTATTCAAGAACGGGAAGAAAAAGACGTTTAAAGACGAGTTCGAAGCATATAACTTTGTTCGAGACAAAGAGGACAAAAGATATTTTGACTTTAATGTCTCTGACTATACGGACGATATGTTAGAAAGGGTCGGACTTGATCTGGAAAGTATCGCATTTGAAGTAAAACAGGATAGCCCAAAAGAACTAAAGGCTATACAGGACATAAAACTATATGACAAAACCGGAAAAATAGTGTTTACTTATGGTGATGGAAATACAAATACTATAATAGAAACAACTTTCAACGGCGACAGTGTGTTGCAAAGTGTATTACAAAAGATAAACGAAAGCATGTAACGCTATGATCCGGTTAAACGAATTCCTTTCCTTGTTTGTCTCTAAAAGGCAGATAAGGAAAGAAAAAGGAAAGAATAGAATGAAGTATTACACAAAAGACAATGTTAAGTTTGTAACATGGAAATACAATGCCGGCGTGCCGTGCTTCTATTTGAACAAATCTGTAGATATTGTGAATGTACTTCTATTGAATGATTCAAAAAAGTTACAAGGTTTTTTCTGTAAAGGATATTTTGTAAAGAATATCCTAAAGAAAAACAAAAAGAAATTTTTGCCGGGCAACTTTTATCAGTTCCTTTATAAATTGGTATATGTCGGCTACAAAATAGAAAACGGAGAAAGACTGAAAATGTATCAGCTTAAAGAGGTTGCATATTTTGAAAGTGTTTAGCCTTTCCAAAGAAAAAGATTTGTATATCTTTGCTATGTGTAGAAAATTTTATGTTTGTTATATTATTAGTTTAGTTATTCAATTGGTATTTAGTAGTTTAATTAGTTTATGTTATTATTTTGTCCTTACCGGTACGCGATGTATAGGTAAGGACTTTTGTTTTTGTCCTTTCTTTAGTGTAGTTTTGTCACATAATAAAAACAACCATTAAATTTTTGTCAAAATGAAGTTACAAAAGTCTGTAGACAAACCTTCTATAGTTTGCGATAACTGTAGATACAAAATCGAATGTTCTTATGTGGACAAATCAGAATGTTTTGAATATAATAGTGCACAGCTTTCCAAATCTCAAATCGAAGAATTGAACAATGCAGAAGGGGAAACAACTTACTAATAAAGATTTATCGGCTATTTCCCAAAAGGACTTTGTGGAAATAATAGAACAAGCTCCAGAAGTGATCCAGACCGCTTCCAGTGAGCTAAAAAACGCTTTTGTCGCTTTGGAAACGGCAGAAAGGGCACTTTCTGAATCGTCTTACCGTTTCTTTGTCTTTGAAGGTAAGGACGGGGAAGAGATTACGGCCGATTTGAAAAGTTACTCAGCAAAGGGTTTTATCCTTCGTCACGGCGGAAAGGAATCGGACGTAAAGAAAGCACAACGGCACAAAGAAATGTATGTTATGCCTCTCATAGAAGAAATAAAGAGGTGCAAAGAGGTATTCAACGACATTTATCGAAAAGAAATGCTTTCTTCCGTTACCCCGGAGATCATGACCTATATCGTGAAACTGTTCGGGGAAATGAACGGCGTTGATGATGTCCAGAAGATTCTAAAGGAAGAAAAGAAGATAAAACTTACTCAAAAGGAACTGCAAGCCATCTTCGCCAAAAAGAAAGCGGAAATCGAAAGCAAACGTGCCGTATTTCTTGCTTCATCCAATCAATATAAGGTGGCAACGGAAGCCGGTAGGCTACAGATCATAAACACTATCATAATAGACCTACAGCACCGGTATCAAAAATACCTTGCAGAAGAAAAGGAAGAAAAGGCATTGATATTCGAGCGGGAAATAAGAAACATGCTCGAACAAGCCCGGAAAGAAGTAAAAGGCAATGAACTAAAGCTGACTGTAGACGGGAAAATAGACATTGTCGCTACTTTGCACGGGCAGGAAAACGTTTCTCGTGTGTTCCGTACACTTCCCATCAATTCTATTATAATAGGTCTCGTCGCTGCAAAATCAGGTCTTGACCCTACTGTATTGGTACATCAGCTTGCAACAAGCTACTACAAGGACTTCAATGGTTTCAATAAAACTATTCTGGGTAGGGAAAAGATTATGCTTCCGGGCGATCTGATCCGTGCAGCCAATTGGGAAGAACTGGAAAAGCAAAACAAGAAGTTCTTAGACGAAATGACGCCTTATGAAGTGCAGGAGGCTACTTATATAGATGATGAAAGAAAAGCCTCTGTAAAGGACAGATTAAAAACTTTACGACTTAAATAGGGAAAGGGAGCTATGACGAACAAGGAAAGAAAGATAAACCTCTATATAAAAAGAGTGGAAAGGTTTAATGAGCTTTGTCCTTTCAACGGGTTCCTGTGGGGAAGTACGATCATAAAACCTATTACAAGACGGAATTTGAAAATAGCCCTGTCGGGAGAAAAAGAAGAAAGTATAGACCGGAAGATAAAAGGAATAGAAAAGTTTATAAAGTATCTGGAAGGTGATGCAGGCAGTGACGGAAGAAAAAGAATGCTGCCGGAACTGAAAAAGTATCTGGTAAATGTAAAGGATGCGAAAATAAAAATATCCCCATCTATAAAAGTGTTTGTAAACGGGGATATAAGATCGCGTTTGTCTCTTTTGGAAAAGAAAGACGGAAAATGGACTGTATCGGATTACCGGGGAACAGTATTGAAACTGAAAAATCAAGAATCAGCCCTTCAAAGAGAAATCCTATTTAGGTTGAAAGCAAAATACGATCGGTCGATTGTGCCCAATACAAAAACTATTTTCCGGGCTTATTCTTAACCTAAGTACATTTCCCCATGATATTCTATATGTTTGGAATTGATAGGGAGATTGATTACTTTTGCACTATTCCAAACAGGAATGACATTCTTTACCGGGATGATTGCAGGTTTCTCTTTGGGAGTTTCAACATTCTTCTTTTCGTAAGGCATACTATTAGTTTTTAAAAGATGAAAGGGCTAAGAACCGATTTTTACAGATTGTGTTCAAAGCCCTTTCTTGATTAACGTAATTTACTAACAACGAGATTGTTAATACGCCTACTCTGTTAAGGATTTTCGGCGTCCTCCTTTATTAAAACTTAGATTTATTTATAGAGGAATTTAGAATAGATTTTACTACTTCATGATCCACCTCCTTTCTTTTAATAGGGTTTGCAACTTGATTAACTATGAATAATTATACAGGAAATTTAGTTATTCGATTGTAATCCAAATATCTTCCCCTTTGTCCTGTGCTTCTTTTAGAATAGCAACAATTTTTTGTTCATAAGGTGTGGAATTGATAACTTTCCCTTTCACCTTGTTTTCCCCCACAAGAATACAGCCGGAGCTATCCTTGTCTGTATTCCCTCTGTGGATTCTAATACCCTCAAAATGAGGGACGTCCAGCAATAAGGGTAGTTCTCTTTTAAACCGGGGAGACATATTTACAACAACTTTGTATCGTCCGTAAGGAATAGCGGATTCACCATATACTTTTGTTTCCCCGTTGTCAAATTTACCGGACTTGTCCTTGTCTCTTACACGATCTTCCAAGGTGTCACAAAAATAAGTCTCATCAATGTACATCTTTCCTATTGTATAGGGATAATCAATAGGTGTTATTCTTTTTACTTTAATCTCCATAATCAATTGATTTTTAAAAGTTTATAATAAATCAAGCATGTCTTCTACTGTCACTTTCTTTAGGTTTATGTCGGGATATTCGTCTTTGATCAGTTCGTCTATGTATTCTACATCTTCAAACTTTTCCTGCTGAATCAAGAGGTTTCTAAAACCTATGAGATAGTTAAGTCTTACAGAATCAATTCTTGAATCTATTGCCATGCAGTAGTGTCTCAAGTTCTTAACTCTCAACCAAAGAACAAATACAGTCCCCAATAGGAAAACCGTTATTATTCCCAGTAATACAATGCAAATTGTCGAAAATTCCATGTTATGAAAAATATTAAATTCAATAAAACCTATTATATTTCTTTATAAGTTTCGGAATGTACCTTATTAACAAAATACATTCGTAATCCTTACCGGATTAAACAATAACCCTCTATCGATTATCCTACGAATTGATTCACAGGAATCACCAACTACTTTTCTCATAATGTTCAATGCGTCATTTACATCAGCATTAATGAGCTTTCCTACCGAAGATTGAAACAACCCTCGTTTCTTCCTTCTTCCTAAATAGCTGTCATGTCTTCCTATCTTCTCAAATGCAAGAGAGTCACATTTTGAAGTATATGATTCTTCATGAATAACTATTTCAATACCAGCTAATTCACATTTGTATTCTAAGTAACTAACTAATCTCGCAAAAGGGATTTGTACAAACTTTTGGTTATTCTTTTTACCCATATTCACATTTTGTTTCCACCCCTTGTTATAGCCTACAACTAATTTTGTTATCTTAAAATCAACAAGCAAATCGACTATCTTTCTACTGATTTTATGAAAGACATCTTCTATGTACTGTTCTCTATCATAATATAATTTCTTTATACGTCTCGTCATTCTTTTTATCTTTTGTAAGCCATTTTTTCTAACTCCACAGTAGTTATATTCTCCGGGATTGTTTTAAGGCGTTTGTAGCGTCCTCTTTCAATCCGTTCTATGAATCCTGCTCTGTAAAGATAAGTAATAGTTTTTCTAAGTGTGCCGTTAAAGAATAAATTACATCTCGACACATCGTAAAACTCAAATGGACGGTCTATGGAATTAATATGTCTAATGAGCTTTTGAAGCTCTGTTTCTTTCTTTCTGCTCATGTCTTGTTGTTTTTAAATTGTACTTGTGAAAAAGTAGGAAAACATATCTTCACAGACCGGATTTCCCAAAATGAATCTTAACTATTTATGGAAAATATAAACTGTTTTTATTCTATTTCATTCATTTTCATGTGACTTAAAATATGTACGATTACATCTACTGTCCAGCCGTTTCCAAGCATCCTGCATTGTTGTGTTGCGCTGCATTCCCATTTATACCATTCCGGTATTGTTTGCAATCTTGCACGTTCAACAGGAGTAAGCCTTCTTATTCTGTCTTTTTGATAAACAAGATCATACATGCCGGCACCACCAAGACATAATGTTTGGGATTTTTGGTTTTCTGTTCTGCAATCTGCACCAAAACCGTTTCCATTGGATTTATTTCTTTCAAGATGTCGTTGTAGCCCTGCCAATGCTTTTTCTGAAAGAAAGCGATTGTCTTCCAAGACTTCTTCCATTACATCCTTTAGGACAAGACCTCTGTCTTTCGGCAAAGGAATACTGCCATCGTTTATATTTGTCCAATAGATACGTTTCCTATTTTGCGCAGAGACCAACGCAGAGTTTATGTGAACGCCTTTTGTATTTAAAGCCTTATCGAATACCGATTCCCACCTTTTGCCCATTTCCACATTTTCCAATAGAAACAGGACATTTGGGTTTATCTTCTTTGCTTTTTAGGTCAAGATATTGCTCCAAAGAAAGGACTTCAATGTTTTCTTTTGTAGAAAGACCTTCTCTTTTACCAATCATAGATAAATTGTAGCAAGGACTTCCACCTAAAATCAAATCTATTTTCTCTAAATCAGCTACCTTTATATTCCTTACATCTCCTAATTGGATTGTATCAGGAAAGTTAAGCTGGGTTTGTTTTATTGCAAACTTGTCTATCTCGCTTGCATAGTATATGTCGGGTTCAATTCTCAATTCTTTTAACGCTATCTGTCCGCAGGACATTCCGTCAAGCAAACTAAGTACATTCATAATATCAATCTATCTTTATATATGTTTCTATTTCTGTAAGAGTGACGGATTTAATAACCAGATCATTAATATCTGGCAGAAAATCAAAATACAGCTTTGTTCTTTCTATGGCTTCCGTATCGGAATCGGATTTAACCATCAAAACAGCTTTCTGCATTTTTACTTTTCCTTTAGGGGTCGCTTCTGGATAGTAGGAAACGACTTTGAAAAATTTCTCTCCCTCTCCTACTACAGAAATAATGTCTGTTTCCTTGATAGGAGAAATCCTAAAATCTTCATTTGTTTCTTTGCTTCCCCAATCAGTAGTGATCGCTTCTACTTCCGTATAGGTGTAAGCCCTGACAAGAATAGTTCTTTTAACAGGTATTCTTGGCGGTTTAAAACCGTCTGGATTGTCTGTCCAGTAATTTATAGTTGATTCGAAATACATACTGTCATTAGATTAATGATTGTAAAATAATTCCTTTTGTAAAATCGCATTCTTCGCTACCTCTTGGAATGATAACGAAATTCTTAGACGGTGATTCCATCTTAAAATTGTAGGTTATTTCCGGGTCGGGAAGGAAAGATGCTTTTTCTATGTACAGAAACTTTTTGGCTTTCTTTCTCCATGCGGAAAAATCATAGGAGAAAAGCGGTATCCCTTCTGCCGACAACAAAGACATCCAGTTTCCCCACATATCCATTACAAGAAGTCCTGCTGTTGCTTTGAAACTGTCCCCGGTATTCAAAGTAAAATTCATTACATGGTTGTAACCGTCTTTGATACACTCTGCAAGCTCCCTCCCAAATTCTGAATGATTTTTTAATGTGACTGCAAGAGTGAGATGCCCGGTTTCATATATCTCATCACATCTCATGGCTCTTGCGTCACTGTCTAAAGCAACAAGGACATCTTTTGTGATTCCGTCATTCTTCCCCATCTTCCTTTTTATTAGGGATAAGAAGAACGGATGGTACGCCATTACAGCCTTGGTTCAAAGGTATCTCATTCCATTTGCCTTTTGTAATGGCTTTCACTTTCAAGAATACATCCAAAGGAACACCCAACATTAACGGTTGCGGTTTATAGGAATGATCCTTTCTCCATTTTGCCATTTGAAGCTCGATGTTTGTCTTTACAGCTTCCATAGAAGGTAAATAGGATTCCAGTCCTTCTATTTTGTTTGCATTGAAAAGCGATACTTTCCCGTTTTCATGGGGGACAATGATATAAAATTTATTCTTTTTCATCTTCTTCTTAATTTTTGATGTTGCAAATGTAACAGTATAATGTTACATAATCACTCTTTTATGGTTAAAATACGTAAAATTGTCAGTTTTTCTTTCTTTTGTTTGTTACTTATAAAGGAGATTCTTCTGTATTTATATGACAATAAACCAGTTCTTCCTTTGCTCTTGTAATGGCAACGAACTTCAAACAATCCTCTGCATACAGAGCTTTAGGTGTCTTTGCAAACTTGGAAGGAATTAATTCAGGATTTAAAAAGAAAACCCGTTTTGCTTCCAACCCTTTGCTTTTATGTATAGTAGAAAGAATGATGCCGGTTTTATTGTCAGAGAAAATGTTTTTGATCTTTTGCTTCAAAGCTAAAAAAGAACCGGGGAAACGCTTGTATAGAATTTCAATGATAGAAACTTTTTCTTTCAATGCCATATAAGAAGCGTTGTTGGTAATAGCGATTTCAGACAAACCTCTTTCTTTTAATTTAGAAACTTTATCTTCCAATAGGAGGTATAGGTCGTCCAAGCGTTCCTGTCCATCTAAAAGCCGACAAAGACTTTCTCCAAAGTCCCGTCCCATGATGGATGCTTTCTTTCCTTTTTCCAATAGCATAATAAAAGTAGCAACTAATGGATAGTTATTCCGGCAAAGAATAAAATCTCCGCTTTCGGCTTCAAAAATATCACCACTTCTTATAACACCTTCTATTGCTGTGGGAATACATTCAGTACCGGGGAATACTTCGTTTGCTTTTTCAACAATTTTCTTTGCGCACCGGTAAGTAACAGAAAGCGGTAGACAAATGGTATTGGGCATTCCTTTTATAGAATTGAATACATCCAAATCGGAACCCATGAAATTATAAATAAGCTGTTTTGAATCTCCTACGGCAATAAATCTACCTCTTGGTTTGATGTATCTTTGTAAAATTTCCTTTTGAAGTGTAAACGAATCCTGGCAATTGTGTACAACTATACCGTCATTTGCATTTTTACCTTTATCAATATTTGTGGTAAGCCCACTTGTAATGATAAAATTATGATTGTCTTCCACTTCTATATCAAAGACCTCTCCCATTTTTCCTTCTTTTGCAATGTTGGTTACACAAACATTACCTTCGTTGAGAATAGACATGTCCCATTTATATGATCCGACAAAATGCTGATAATCTTTTGGTATTTTATATTTCATTGAAGGGTGTACATAGGGTATAATATTTTCAAAAAATATTTGCCAAGAAGAAGCACTAACATATAGATACCAATAGGTTTTCCCGGATGAAGAAGATTTTGATTCACGTATTTTATTTTGAATACCCATGATGGTCATTCTTTTAGAAAGGATTCCAATAAGTTTTTTGGATGTCGCACAGCTATACAGATAAACGCTTGATCCGTTGAAGGAGCCATCATCCATATATAAAATCGCCAATTGTTTAAATGACAATCTTTTTAGGATATTCTCTTTATTCATTTCCTCTGGATAAAAACATATTCCTCTTGTGCTAAATCTATAAGCTATTTTTTTGGAAAATCCATTTTCAGTAAGTATTTCTATATCATCGTATCTTCCTAACAAACAGCTTTTCCAAAAGAGATATTCCAATTGCTTTTCTCCGTGTATAAAAGAACATCTATAAGTATTTAAAGATATCTTTTTTAAACTTCCATCTCCTATGCTACTTATTAATACAAAATCTTTTTGGTCTTGATTTAAACTTCTGTGATATGGCTGATCCGAAGTGCTTGATATCAGAATTTCACCTATACTTAATTCATCTGCCCTTTTCCATCCTTGCGCAGTAAGGAACAAATGATTAAAAGTACACTCTATCTTTCTTTTCCCGGCCACAGTAATTTTCATTACTTCCCTGTGTCCTTTTGAGCTTGCGTTTAGAACTTTTTTTAGTTCAAACTTTCTTTCTTGTTCATTGTAAGATTTAACTAAAATTATTTCACCATTGTTTATTCTACTTGTAATTTCATCTATCCTCATTTTCCCATTACTTGTTGCAACGCAAGTTTTGCCCACAAAACATTCATCTGCCATAACAACTTGATACTTAGGAAAGTTCATTTCATCCACAAAATTATATGGAATCCATAACATATCTGGAAAGTCCATTTTGAAAGATTTGTTGTCTTGTATTTTGGCACAATCCTTTCTCCACCTTTCATTGATTTTATTCAGATCATTTATCATTGAATTTTCATAATCCAAATCATATTCAATACAAAGCGCAGAGACATTTCTTTCGTTGATTTCACAAAGCGACAGCCTAATCTTTTCCCACAATTCTTGTAAGGCAAAATAATATCGCATTTTCTCTTTGTATTCCTTCTTCCTAAAATCAAATAATTCCATACAAAGAGAAAAGCATTTGTTTTCTTCAAGCTGCATTCGGAATCGAAAATTTTTCATTAATGTACGAAGTCCCATTGAATGAAAAGTGTTGCACTCTACTGTAGTAGGTAGTTTTGTTTTTAGCTCTTCTGCAATACTTTTGTTAAAAGCCATAAACAAACAACTTGTTCCTGCCGGCGTTCTGTTGCATAACTCTTTGAGTGTTTGGGTTTTACCTGAATTATGAGTGATGGTAAAATCTCCTAATAGAAATCTTTCGTCTTTATCAACTTTAAATCCATACCATTCTCCTACACCTATTTCTTCTATCCAAAATCCTGTTCTTAAAACTGTTTTTATTTGTTTTCTTTCTTTTGCTTTTTTTCTCTCCACTTTTACTGGGATAATGTTTGTATTACCACTAATACTAATGCTATAATATTCCCCCTCAAAGTTTAAAGATTTTATTCTTCCAATCTTTTTACAACAATACGCTGCCAAGCCAAGACTTCTACAAAGAAATACTACCGAATCAGATATTTCTTCGTACTTCGTAATTAATTGGTAGCAATTATTGTTATCAAGATGTCCATCTCCATCTAATATACCGGCGATAAGATTTAGTCTGTTTTTCTGTGAATTTATAAAATATTCTTTTGGTATATTCAAACGCCCCTTTTCTTTGGCAAATTTTTTCAATATTGCTCTAATAGGATTTATTCTACCTTTTCTCAATTTCACGTTTACACTATAACAATCTCTTTCTTTCCTTTTATGTATAGATACCTTTTCTCCTTCAAATTTAAAATTTTCAAGATAGTTTATTAATACTGTATCATTTTCATTTATAGAAAATTTAGAAACATCATTTTTATTTTTGCCTCCTTCTGCTATCCATAAGCCTACAAAGTAAGGGTCAAGTGGCAATTCCTGTTCAGGAAAATCGACCCCAGTCCTTTGTAATTGAAGTTTCATTTTTGTCCCCGTTGTTTTTTCAACAGGTCTCCCCAAAACTTTAGATATAGGGTAGTCTACTAAAGGATTTAATCGATTCTCCTCTTTTTTTATTTTATTGTTTCTTGCTATATTTTGATCATAGACAGTCAGTAAATGCTGGCTATTACAAATCCAACTATCACCTTTAATTGGTTTTATTTTATATAATTTATCAATGCCTGTTGATATTGATAAAACGTTTCTTGGTGTTGAATCTACACCCATTACCTTATCGCCTACCCTTATATCCTGGACAGGTTTGATGGAGCCATCGTACATTAATATGGGGGTGTTCTTACCTAAACACCCTGCTGTTGCCTCAACTATTATGTTTTTATTGGTATTCTCGTAAGCATCGAAAATAGCCAATTGATACTTGCTCCATTCCATAATTCTTTTCGTTTGCTTTTATTGCTGTTAGTCTTCTTTTCTTAGATAGTGTAGGAATTCAAACGGCTCTCTTATGCCATCCAAATATTCTTCGTCCCATTCGTTATCGTACGCTTCCCTTTCAAAAGAAATGTTTCTGTAAGCCTCTTTAAAACTCTTGTATTGAATTAATCTTACAACCCATTCTATCCCATACCACAAAAAGAAAGGTAGGACAAGAAGCTCTATTTGCTGTTTTAGATGAATTGATTCATGGTTTATTATTCTTTCTGCCAATGGTTTATATTCTTTCCTTGCAAAAATAAAAGGAAAAACGGCCATTGCTACATATCCCTTGAAAGGGATCAGCTTATTATACACGACGATCTTTTTCATATTTACTGAATTTTTTATAATCCGCTAAATAGTCGGCAATGAAATTTCCACAAACAATAGGATCATTGTAATCTTTCCCATGTCCCGGAATCCATTTGACCTTTATTCTTAGTTTTGTGTGTTCCAAAACTTCCATGAAGATTTTCTCCCACAAATCCTGATTTTCTACACGCAAGTCCTCTCTTACCCAATCTACAAATCTATACCTCAATTGATCGGACACATACTGACTATCTATATAGAAGGTAACGGTTGCCCTTAAATCCTTTCGAATAGCTCTTAGAGCCATCAGAACAGCTTCCGTTTCCCTTCTGCCTATAGTGGTATGAGAAAACCCCTTTCTTATGTGATATTCTTTGTCTTTCCATTTGATGTAAACGGACGATCCACCCAATCTTTTAGGATGTTTTGCATAGCAACTGCCGTCCGTCCAAACTTCAAGAACCTTTCCTTTTCTTTGCTTTTTCGCCATAACTTTTTAAAATCATCAGACTTGAATCGTCCTCAAAACCCTTATTCAACATATCGGTTACCGATTTCTTGTTTTTCAACATTTCCCACAAATCCTTGTCTATGGTAGAAGATGAAAGCAGGTATTGAATTGTAACCGGGTTTTCCTGTCCACTTCTTTCCAATCTTCCTATTACCTGCACAAGATCACTTGGACGAGGTGGTAGTTCCAAAATAGCCATATTCGAACAAACCTTTTGAAGTCCGTCCACTCCCGTGCCCAAACATCCCATATTGGCAAATAGAAGTCTTTTGGAAGGATCGGAAGTAAAGTCGGATAATACCTTTTCTCTTTTCTTCCCGGTCGTCTCACCTATGACAAGCAGGCTGTTTTTGAAAAGTTTTTGTATGTCTTTCAGAATAGTGGAATGAGAACCGAACACAAGCAATTTATCATCTTCGTTTGCTTCTAACCATTCTTCTATCCATTTTTTGATTGCCTTTACTTTCCCTTCCAAAGAAAGCTGCTTTAAAAGGTTTATTTTTACCAGAAACTCTGCTCTTGCGGCTTTTTCTACCTTTTCTTCATCTTTGAAATGATTAAAGATAAATTCCAATAAATCTTCTTCCGCAGCCTTGTAAGCCTTCTTATTGGTTATCTCACATTCCACCATGTTTTCAGTTACAGGTGGAAGCTCTTTTAAAGCATCCCTTTTACTCACATGGAAATAGCAACATTTGGTGAGAAGATCATTCAGTTCTTTAATATTGGACGCACCTGTCATATCCATTCCCCAAAAAGTTTCTTTTAAGTTGCAATACCTTTCAAAGAAATAGTGATGGTAAGGATCATCCGGCGCAATCTCTTTCAACCTTCCTATAAGTGCAAGTATATTCAATAGTTCTACCGGACGGTTCATGATAAGCGTACCGGTTAATCCTATGATAGCAGAAGATTTCCCTGCCAGTTTTTTGAATGTCTTGCTCCGTATGGATTTTCTGTTTTTCAGAAAATGAATTTCGTCAGCTATGACAAGAGAGAATTTCTTTTTCTTCATCCCGTCCAGTCTTACTTCGATAGAGGTCTTGCCGTTCTTCTCCGTTCTTTTCCCCAGAATGTCGTAATTGATCACAAGAACATCAGCATTAAAATCTTCGGCTGGTGAAGTAGTGGAAATGATAGATACCTGTCTATTTGGATTTGTTTCTTTCCATTCTCTAAGCCAACCGGATTTTACAGAAGCCGGACAGACTACCATACAAGGAAAAAGATCAAGCATTTCAGCATAGAGAACAGAACATAGACTTTTACCTGTCCCCACAGAGGAACCATTTACATGGTTCCCGTGATTGATAGCATAGTAAAGATAATCCATTTGATAGCTTCTCGGCTTTTTTAAGAGAGAAAGCCCGTCCATCAATAGTTCTATATCCTTTCTTGATAAAAGTTCCTCAAAAGGCTTTATTTCAGCTTTACAACCTGTACGAACAATAGAAAGAGGATCAGTTTCTTCTATTCCACAATCCGCTACAAATTCTTTGAGTAGAATTTCTTTTGCAGGATCGGATTTGACATACAATTCCTTGTTAGCTGTATTTCTTTTATAAGAAGAAATGAGTTTAAGTCTAAGTAACGCTTCCTTGTCCAATCCGGCAAAATACCAATAATCCTTTTCCTTGTAGTAGTACGTCATTTCTTTCTATTGTCTATAAATTCAAAATAATACTTGTCATTCTTACACTTAATCTTCTTTATGATACAGAAATTCTTGATATTGACTTTTCCGTCTTTTTCCAATTTGTCAAATATGACTTCAAAGAGTAGGGAGATAATCTTGTCTACAGACCGCATGGAAATAAAACTTCTGGCATTTGTTCTAAACCCGGCTTTATTCAATGCTTTCATGAAGTTGAAAGTTACCTCCCTGTAAATCTTATTCATTCGTTTTATATCAAATTAAACTACTCAAACTGATCGTCTTCATTAGAATCATAAGTTTCTTCATCCTCGAAGTCGTTGATCCAATCTTCTATTTCTCTTTCCATCCCATCTTGATTTCAAATTCTTCCGGCGTCAAAATAGGAATGTTCAAATCCTTTGCTTTCTTTACTTTGGATGAAGAACTTTCTTTGTCTTTCGTTACAAGGATTGTAGTGTTTTTGGATACGCCAGAAACAACTTTATGACCTTCTTTTACAAGACGTTCTTCCCACTGTTTGTTTCTGAATCCTGTAAAACAAACTGATTCGGGATTGTCGTTTTCCACCGTTTCTTCTTGAACAAAAGAAATAGAAACAGGTGTACCACCACAAAGATAAAAGAATGTTTTTAACCCGTCATTGAAAGCCTTTGCCGTAGTTTCAGCAATACCATCAATGGAAAGCAAATCTTTCGTAGGAACTTCCCCGTTTTCAAACAGACTGTCTATCTGGTCTTTGGTGAGGCTGTTGAAAATCATTTGACAAGTCTTTTCTCCTATCACTCCACCGAATACATTGTAAGCGGTCAGAACTCTTGCAAAAGGAACTCCATCGTCTACGTAGGAATCAAATTGCTTTCGCAGCTTTTTGGAAAGGCTTTTCCCTATTCCTTCGATTTTTTCAAGCTCCTTTTCCGTTGCATTCACGACACTTTCTATAGACGAAAGTCCACCTTTGTAGAGCTTTCTTACAGTTGCTTCCTGCATTTCTTCCGTACCCAATGTGGCAAAGAAGTAGACAAGTTGCTTTATCACTTTTTCATCACAATTAGGATTTAAGCAAACAAGGTCGGTCAGGGTTGCATCCCATTTCAAAGGTTCTCCACAAGAAGGACAGAACATCATGTTATCGCACATTCCCTCAAAGCACTCAATGCTGTATTTCAGTGTTTCCAAGTGTTTGGGAATAACATCTCCACTTCTTGTAACCACTATATAGGCATTAGGGCAAATATGGTTGTCTGTAATGTATTTTGCATTGTAACCGGTACAGCGTGTGACTGTAGCTCCATCAAACTCAACCGGTTCAAAAACAATTACAGGCTTACTTTTGCCATCTTTTGAAATACCCCATTCAATAGAAGTAACTTTGGTTGTGTATCTTTCTTGCCAGTCGGGATTTTTGTAAGCAATCGCGTAACGCGGATTCCCATTGGGAAGTCTACCCAAAGCATTACGAATATTCTTGTCGTCCACTTCAATTACAAGGCCGTCACATTTAAAGTTTTTGGTAAGATCAAACAGTTCATTCAAGTAATTGAAAGCGGGTTTTTCATCATCAAAAATAGAAGCAGAAGTCACCCAGTATTGTGTTGCATACGGTTCGTAAACATTGTAAAGCTCTGCAAGCTGCAAAGATTTGTCCCTATCCAAATCCATAATACCATACCGGATATAGGCGGTATTCCCTAAAACCTGCGGATTCATTTCGTCCGCATTGAAAGCTCCTGCCACAGAATTTCTTGCACTTTTGTAACCAAGCGGTTTTACGTTTTTCAAAAACATACCGACAGGGATAATGGCTTCACCGAAAGTAAAGCAAGATTTCTTTCCCATAGGGTTGCCATGATTGACATATTCGTAATGCCGGTCACTTCTTTGTCCTTCTATCCCATCACCTCTTGTCCAACATTCATTTGTCGATTCGTCCACCAAAAGGGAAATGCCGTCATATTTGGGTGTAATGACAATTTTGTTAGTAGGGTGAAGTTCCCACACATCTTTAACCCATCTTCTAATCTCACTGATTGTTTTTACCTTTTCCAAAGAAAACATAGGGTACGGTAATCTTTCCATCCGATTACCCTTTTTGTTTTCCTCAATGATAGGCTTTGTCAGGATTTCACTATCAGGATATTCCTTTTTCAACTGGTCGATCAAAAGATCATACTCCTTATCATTCATAATAGGAGCACCTTCTCTGTATTCTTGGTTGGCTTCTATGATTTTGCCTTCCAGTTCTTTTTGTTTTAGTTTAGCCATAATCTCAAACTCTTTTCGTTACTTTTAGTAATACAAATAATGCAATTAGAATAGTAAAAGCTCCTATTCCCATCCCTCCTAAAAAAGAAAGCAATCTGTTAGGAGATGCCTTTACCTCTTCTTTCAAGTTTCCGTTTTCTTCGCTCATCTTGGACAGTCTTTCTTTAAGGCTTTTTACGACCAATTCCAGACTATCACAAGAAGCTGTTACAATAATGGTGTCACCTATTTTCTGAACAATCACGTTTGCTTGCCCCTTGCTTGTCTCTCTCTTTTCGCCATCTTCCAGTTTTTGAGGATTGATAGTGAGGTTTACAATTGAATAGGGAATCTTTATAAGCGTGTCTGTCAGTTCTCTTTCCCAGAATAGGGAATCCTTTAATGTGAAGTTATAATCTGTCTTTTGGGAAGGACGGGATTTGCACCCGCCCAAACCAATAAAACAACAAAATAACAAACAAAAAGCAATTACTGAATTTCTCTTCATATACTTTCTTTTATGATTGCTGACTTTAAAAATCCTGTTATCCCCATCCGAAAGGATTTCAATTTCCCATTTCGAACAACATCGAGTTCAATATTTCTAAAATCCCTTGCCACTCTCACACCTTTGATTGTAGCTTCTCCTATTCCGGGAAGTTCTATCGTTTTATCTCTTAATCTGTTCAGGATACAGTTATTCTTCGAGTTCATGCGGTTTTAGAACGCTTTTGTAAATCACGAAGTTGTCATGACCGAAACTGATAGAAACAGAATCACATTCCTTTATCCATCCCCTTATCGTTCCTTCCGAATAATTGGAAAGATTGGCTTTCAAAACAACGCTTGTGATATCTCTACCAATCGCTTCGTTTTGATAGAAGTCCCTTGTCTTTCCGTTGAAGTTATCCAAAAGAATGGTTCTTTCCATCTTTCCGTCTGTCGACATAATAGCAAGAACAGGTTTCTTTCCTATTCGTTGCATGTGGCTAATAGCCATGTAAAGATTATGTTCCATGATTAATTACTTATAATTCAACACGTTCTTGATCGCTCTTTCCTGATAGAAGCGTTTCTTGTCTTCACTTCCGTCTTTCTTAGAAAAGTTGTTCGCCCTTTTCTTCAATATCTTTGCCTTGTTTTCGGTAGACATCATCTTAAATTCTCCTATAGAGATGTCAGGAACCTTTTCATTCTTTTCTTCTTCATAGGAAACTTGTCTACTACATACCGGACATTTGGGAAGATTGGAAGGAACAAGTTTATTGTACCGAAAGACGAACTTTGCATTTGTCATGGGAGATTTTATCCCAAACCTTTCGCAATTTTCATTGCCACAATATATTCTTATCATTTTGAATGGATTTGATTTTGTCCTTCAAAAGAGAAAGCTGCTTTTCCACTTCTTCTAATCTTGAAGGGTTGTTTACATTGTTTTTAAGATAGGAAAGATCGTGTTCAATACTTTCCAGTCTGTCCAAGAAAGACAAGACAAAAATGTTCAAATATTTACCGTTTGCCATAGTCGAAATTATTTGTTTGTTACTTATAACGGACGCAAATGTAACAGTATATTATTACATCTCCAAGCATTTTTGTACATTTTTGTCTTGAAATTGTCAGATTTCTAAATCAGTCCTTTTCGTCTTGCGTATTCGGCAATCAGAATACCATCCCTATCCGGGTGTTTTAGAAGCACTTCCGGGAACAACCTTTTTCCTATATCCAAAGAAGCCTTTTTAAGCTCCGGTGCGCCTGTAATCCCCTTTGGTAGTAGCTCTCTTTGCCATTCCTTGGAATCCACAAAAATGTACGGTACTTGATAAAGTTCCAATACGGTCAGTTCCGCTTCCAGTGTACGCATAGCAGAACAAGTTGCTTCAAATCGTGCGGGATTCTTCATGGGACGTTCAACAATCGCAACACATGGCGCATACTCTTTCAGGTCTACAATGATTTCCGCCAATACCTTCACGTCCACACGAGAGATGTTTTTCTTTGCTTTTGTGTAATCCTGACCGGAAATAACAGGTGTTTTTACCATGTTGTAATAGGTAAGGTCTTTCCCTACTATTCCAATCGAGCCGGTCACACCATTGTCTATCCCAATGTAAAATTTCAATTCTGTATCCTTGCTCATTGTTCAATACGGCTTACACCGTTCTCCTTTATTATTTTAAGTGTTTTGCACTTAGCGTTTTCGTTCGAAATATGGGTAGTGATCAAAATAGGATACTGAATAAATTCCAATGCTTCGATCACATCATACAGACTTTCTTTCGATAGACCTTCCGTGATTTCATCAATGGACAGGAATTGCAGACCTCCCCATTTGTTTGTTTCGTTTATCATATTCTGGATAGCGATGATAAGGGCTATTTCTACTCTTGCGCGTTCACCACCACTGTAGTACCAAAAGTTTTCCGCTTCATCCCGGACGACATACGGAGTTATTTCTTCTTTGATATCTCCGTCCGCTTTTGTCTTGAATCCTTCTATTAAGATACGAAGGTCGCTATTTTCTGCTTTCAGGATATTGTTCGCTCTCGATTGGATATTTTTCAACTGTTCCAACGCAAGGTACATCTTGAAAGACTTAAACCTGCCGATCCATTCTTTTTTCTTGAATAGAAGGGCATCCAAATCGGAAATCTCTTTGTCGTATCCGGCAATCGAAAGCATAATGTCTTCTATTTGCTTTTCCTGCGAAGACACATCCACTTTCGTAGCTTTTTCTTTCTTGATTTCCTTTATCTGTCTTTCGTTGTTCTTGATATCAACCAAGTTGGATTCAATCTTTTCAGACAAAGTTTTCTTTTTCCTTTCCAAAGAAGAAATGGTACTTTTGGTCTGTTCAATATCATCATTGATCTTGTAAAGAGATGTATTGATTTCCTGTGCCGACTGACGAATCTTGTCGATTTCATCTTCTTGTTCGTTTTTCAATTGAATGAAAGAAGAAATAAGCTCTTCGTATTCTTTCAAAGATTCGTCCAAGGATTCCATCTCAGAAATAACTTCTTTTTCCTGTTTCCCGATTTTTACTTTCTTCTTTTCTTCCTGCTCTAATGTAGTGTCTTTCAATGTAAGAAATTTGTGCTTGCATTTTGGACAAGTAATCACACCGGATAAGTTTACAAGGACTTTTCTAAGGGACACTTTTAAATCATCATGAATTTTTGAAAGCTCTTCTTTCATTTCCAAGACTTCATTCTGATTTGCTTTTGTCTCTCCCAATTCCTTTTTAACAGATTCAATCACTTCCTGAATTTCTTTAGTAGAAGGCAGGCAGTCTTTCTTCTTTTCTTCTTCTTTTAAAAGAGCTTCCAGTTCTTCCAAAGTGGAATTATTTTCCTTGATACTTTTATCTGCACGACCAATTTCATACCGGAAAGAATCAATTTCTTCTTTCAGAGATTTTATCGTACTTTCTCTTTTTTCAATACGAAATAGTTTGTCGGATTCAAAGTCAAAATTGACAGCATCTTCTATTACCTGTTTTAGTGCCTCTATGCTACCTTCTGCACGATCCTTTTTACTTTGAATAGCAAGTTTTTGAGAAGACAAAACATCCAGTTCTTTTTGAATGATGTCTTTTGTCCCATCCAAAAAATCGTAATTGATAAACCGGCTGATAAGAGCCAGCTTATCCGTATTGGAGCTTTTAAAGAACGATTTGTAGTATTCCTTACAAATAAGGAAATAGCTTTTCAAATCTTCCGGCGAAATGGCGATCCAAGAAAGGATATAGTTGTTCCCGTCTTTTACGGTAGCAAGTTCTACCGGTTTGCCGTTCAAAGACACATTCAGTTTACTGCTCCCTTTTAAGGGCAAAATACGCTCGATAGAGAGAGTTTCTTTTCTTATTGGACACTCTATATCTAAAGAAACTTTTGCTTCCTTCTCACCCCTTCTAATGAGCTTTTTATCCACACTGCTTCGGTAATTGTTCCCGGTAATGGCAAAATAGACGGCTTGCTGCATGGATGAGTTATGTGTAGGAATGTAGTTGTTTGTAACAAACATGCCGTCTTCACCGGAAACAGTTATGCACTGTTGTTCTTCTGCACCCAAACAAGTAAAGGCAATCATCTTTCGGGAAGGTTTGCCCAAACATTCCGGCACTTCAAAAAAGACTTCTTCGTCTTTCGATCTTTTCATGATTTCTTCAAGTGAGATCACATACCAGTCTTCGCCTTTATGCAAACGTACTTTCCATAAATGACTTCTGTTGCATTTGACTTCCGTCCCGTCAAAAAACGTAATCTTATAAGCAACATCAATGTCATGAAAAGGGATTGCTCTTACTACTTGATACCCACCGGAAGGATGAAGGATAACATCTCCTACCTTTATTTCTCTCATTTTTACAAACCCATTAGGAGTAAGGATGTCTGCATCCATTGTTAAGGCTTTCCCGCTACCATTACTTCCTTGATTGTCGTCTGTTTTATTTAACCCTACAAGTGCAGTTACCCCATCTTGAAATTCGTATTTAAAGTGTTCGAATGACACGAAATTTGTTGCTTCAATTCTAATCGGCTTCATTTTCTTCTTCCTTGTTTTCAAATGTTGTTTCTTTCTTTCTGAACGTATCAAGAACATCCTTCTTGATTTTCCCAAACAGCTTTGCATCTTCCAAAAGACGTTTTCTTGTTTTCGGGAAACCGAACCCTATCTTTTCTTCACCATAATAGATGTAAGTCCCCTTTTTGGAAAGTACACCCAAATCAAGTCCCATGTTCACAATTTCCATCACCTTGTCAATCCCTACCCCGAACCGGATAATGATTTGACATGCTTTAAAAGGCGGTGCAACCTTGTTTTTCTTACAGGTTATCTTCACCTTGTTGGAAACTTGTGTTTCTCCTTCTTTTTCAGAACCCACACGAGCAAGCTCGATCCTCTGACTTGCATAAAAAGGAATGGCAAAACCTCCCGGCGTTGTAGTAGCCGCGCCGTATCCGCCTATGTTAGACCGGATTTGATTGATGCAAAAAAGGATACATCCGGTCTGCTTACAGATGTTCTTTAGGATATTTACTTGGGAACTTAAAAGGCGAGCTGTAAGTCCTATATGTGCGTCCCCTGCCTCTCCATTCAAAAGAGCAGTAGGAACAAGTCCGGCAATGGAATCGATCACAACAAGTCCGATAGATTCTTCATTGCACATTTCCTTTGCTATTTCAAGCACTTCTTCTGCGGTAGAAGGCTGGGAAAGGATAAACTTGTCGGGGGACAAATCAATTCCTATCGCCTGCATGTATTTTGGATCAACAGCGTTTTCCGTGTCAAGATATCCTACCGCTTTTCCTGTTTTCTGCACTTCCGTTGCCAAATGGAAAGCAATACTTGTCTTACCGGAAGAAAAGCCTCCGTAGGCTTCCACAACACGACCTTTTGCCCATCCTCCACCAAGTATTTCGTCCAGTAGGTAAGAACCGGAATGAACAAATTCAATGTCCTGCCTTTTCCCTGCCACAGCATCCTTGCCAAAACGATCTTCTATTCTTGAAATAAGATCACCTAAACGATTGGGTTTCTTTTCTTCTACAGGTTGTTCGTCTGTCACAACAAGAGCTTCTTCTATCTTTTTAGTTTCCTTTTTCTTCGCCATAAAGCAGTTTGTTTAAAATTTCCTTTCCTTCTTTTTCATCATATCCGTTTTCTTTGCAGAAAGACGAAAATCTGTCTTCTATATCCTTTTTCTCCAAAGTCTTTACCTCTACGGTAGGAGCAAGGACTTCCTTTATTTCTATTTCCTTGAATTTCTTTTTGATGTCCACACCTTCTTTTGTAAAAGCATCTTTATCAAAAGCATCAAGTGAAGATTGTTCTCCCCAAACATTTACCCTTACACGAGCGGTAGGGTTTTCTTTCTTGAACTTGTTAATAAGTGCCACCGCTTGCTTGTGTGGTGTTTCTTCTAAGTCAATTTCCAGTTTTTTGAATACTGTTCCTTTTGTGGAAGGGATAAGATCGACTTCCAAATCAGAATTCAGAAGCCAAAAACCCTTCTTTTCATCTTCCCCAAAATTGTTCTGTTGAACACTTCCCAAATGGTAAATGTTACTGCCTACACGTTGGTAATTATGATAGTGTCCCAAATACACTTTTTTAAACATCTCGAACATGGAAGGCTTTAGTTCGCTTTTTACTTCTGTACCGTCCATGTTCTTGCTACCGGTTACGGCAAAGTGCCCGAATAGGATGTTCTTCTTTCTCTTGTCCCCGATTTCTGCCAATTCGTCAAGTAAAATGTCATCAGTGAAAAATGGCAGGAAAAAGCAATAAACCCCTTCTATCTGCATACCGTCCAATTCTTCCACCAAAGTAAAAGAAGGATGATGCTTGAAAGCTGTAAGAAATGACTTTTGACTTGAATAGGATGTTTTGTCATGATTACCGGGAATACAAATTATTTGATGTCCGTTTTCGTCATACGCTTCCAATATTTCGTGAAGCGTAGAAAGGCACACCTCCCTTTGGGATACCCTGTTGTCAAAAACATCACCCAGCCAGATATGAGTTTTAATACCCTTTTTGTCGGCTATTTCCATTTCTTCCAGCAAAATATCTTTTATGGTAGAAGCATTTCCCTCTGACAGATGATGGTCGGTTGAGATTATAGCTAAATATTTTTTGCTCATGTTTGTTTTGTTAGAAAGAAAGGAGACTGTATTTCAAGTCCCCAAACCAAATTAGAAAAATATGAAAACTAAAAAAGAAGAAATTATTTCTTTTTCATTCTGGCTTTCAGCTTTTGCAATCTTGCTTTAGCCTTTAGAAGTTCTTCGTCCTTGTCCGTAGCATCTTCGTCAATAGGAGATTCTTCTTTGGGTTCTTCCTCATTTTCCGGTTCATCGTCCGATTCCGGTTCAGATGCCGTTTCTGTGGAAGTTTCATCTTCTTCCGGGAAAGGAAGTGCCTCTCCAGCTTGTGCCAAATCATACCAAGAACGAACCTCTGCTATTGTCAGATCGTCCGGCAATTCAGCTTCCGGGTACCCTTCTCCAATATAGTCTTCCAAGAACTTTTTCATCTTTGAAAGGGGAGGGTAGGAAGCGACTTTTGCTGCTTTTTCTTTTGCCGGTGCACTTGCCGGATTCTTTCTCGGAGCAGATTTTTCTTCTTCCTCATCTTCGTTTTCCGGTTCTTCCGCTTTCTTTGACTTAGAAGTGGATTTTGTCTTTTTGGGAGCTTCATCTTCCCCCTCATCGTCTTTGCTACCCTCTTCCGGGATCAATGCAGCCATTTCCTCTATTTCCGTAAGGAAGCCATCATCAGCAAAGATATCGTATCCGTTTTCTTCATCAAAACGCTTCAACCCGTCAAGAGCCATATTGAAATCTTTCTGTGAATAAACATCCTTGTAGATTTCTTCCAGCGTAGGAACTTCATTCAAGAAATACTCCATATCTTCATCAGGAATAACAGTTTCTTCAAAGAACTCATCCCAAGTTTGTCCTTTTTTCGGAATACCGGCAGACAAAGAGTAGGTTTTCTTTCCTTTATCATCTTCCCCCATTGTGATCACAAGCGGGTATGCTCCTTCCAATTGAGAGAAAATATCGAAAGAAACCGTTTCATCGTCCGACATTTCAACCGAAATTTCCTTTATGCGGTTCATCCATGTTCCGTACAATTGCAAACGGGCAAAGTCTTTTGTTCCTTGGTACACATAGCAAACATACGCCAAAGACGGGTTGATACCCCATACGAACTTGTTTCCTTTTTTGTACCCCATAATAGGGTTAAGGAATTTTCTGCGTTCTGTATCGTCCTGGTATTCTTCGGAAGCCTTTTTTCTCACATAGTCGCAATACAGGACAATAGGGTCTTTCCCTTTCAAAAGATTCTTTCCGTGAATGTCGGCGCAGAAAACATTCTTGTCTTTTACCTCTTTGCCGGTCACCTTACCGTTCGCATCATAAGTAGGAACTTCTACACGCAATTTGGATATCTTACAAGCTACATAAGCCTTTCCCATTGCTGGAACGACACGAAATACGTTCTTTCCTTTCTGAACAGTAGCAAAGCCTGTATAGCTCTTACTACCTTTGTACATTGTCTTTTCAGCCTGTTTTACTTCTGCTTCTACATCTTCAATTGATTGCTTCTTGAATTTCGATTTGTCAAATTTCATAATTCTTTTTAATTTAATTGATTGATAAATAAATCGTTATTTCTCTTTTACCTGTTTTAAAAACGCTTCAATAATCTGCTTTTGTTCTTTTTCAAACATACCCACAAATTCTTTAAAAGAAACAGGTTTATTTGCCTTGTCTTCTGTCTCAAAATAGGGTACTCTTTCGGCAATTCCTTTTAAGTCTATACCATAGGCTTCTGCCGTTTCATACTGCTTGCCCGTTTCCTTTGCTGTTCTGATTCTGTACAAATCCCATAGAAATGGTGCATTCGTACATTAAACGATTTTAAACTCTTCCGTTAGTTTGATTTCCATATTATTCTTTCTCTTTTATAATTAAAAATGTATTGATTTCACCTTCTACCAAATTGTCCAGAAATTCTTCCGGTGTCACCTTTGGAACCAACCCTGTCAATTTCTTGTCCTTTGACTGTAAAGCCCAATAGAGACTATCTATTTCCGCCAAATGCTTTTTCTTTTTGACCAAATCTTTTTGCATGGCATGTAGTTCCGGGTTGATTGTCAAAATATCGTCCAAAGAACTTTCTGTAAGTTTCACAAGTCCTATGCCTTCCACTTTCACCTTTCCACCGTTTACAATGGATTCACGTCTTATCTGTGTAGCAAGCTGCGCTCTATAGACATTAAATTCCACCTTTGCAGATTCATATTCTGATTCTGCTTGTGCTCTAAGAAGTCCTACTTTATTCAGTAGGACAGAACAAGTAGCGATTTCTCCATACAAATTAGCATGATCTATGGAAGTCACCGCATCCATGTCCAGTTCATTTTTCAAATCATTGGAGAGTAAAACTATCGCTTTATCTCCTATATTTCTTACCAGTTTCATACCCCAAGTTTTATGAATTTACTATTACTGTTTACTTGCAACACATATTCTTCCTTGAACTTGTCAAAGTTAGCCTTTCCACTTAGTAGGAGAAGGTTTTTCTTTGTGGACTGAAAGAACTCTGCATTTTCCTCATAATCGTCTGGGAAAATAACCACACGAAGGAATTTGTAATTGCTTTCAAGCAAGAGATTGGCAAACCGCCCTTTCTTTCCCTCTCTTTCTTCCACTTCTAAAACGTAACCGCCTACCATAACCATTTCATAGGTCGATCCGTCATAATTCTGCAAATCTTCCACATTGTAGAAAACCCCATTTCTGACTTTTGGCTTTAAATATTCTCTTACCAATCCTTCGTAGTCAAAGAAAGCAAAACCGGACTTGTTCTTTTGCTGTAAAAGCCACCACCAATCCTTACCGATCTTTTTCTTTTCAAAGGCAAGAAAATATTCATCCTTTTCTTTATCAATTTTGACCTTATTCTTTTCCCGGTATTTTCCAAGCATGAACTCCCTTGCAGAAAAGATATTGGAAAATTCCCTTGTTTCATTCATCATATCGAACGCACCGGAATAAATAAGGTTTTCAATAACAGATTTATTTACTGCCGACCCCTTGAATGTATGACGATCAATAAATTCAGCCAAAGAAAAATACTCTCCATTTTTAGAGCGTTCTTCCATAATCTGATTCTGTGCCTTTTCTCCTACTTGTTTTGTTGCATTGATCGCCCAATAGATACTATTATCTTTTTTGTCAGCCACAATGTTTATATCAGACTTATTGATATTTACAGGTTTGATTTCTATCCCTTCGGTCTGCTGCATCTCGTTGACATATTGAGGAAAATCAGTTTCACTTGCACGAGACAAAGCAACCGACCAAAATTCCAAAGGATAATGCACTTTCAACCACAAAGAATTATAAGCATTAATAGCGTATGCAGCAGCATGACTGTTACAAGTTACAATTCCATTTGCAACAAAATTATGATTTTCATCTTCCATTTCAATGTCATACACATCTTCATTACCTACAAGACTTACAGAAACAACATTTGCCGTTTGCGCATTGGAGCTATCATTAGCAACAAACAAAGTTTTCCCCAAAAGAAACTCTGCATATACTTTTCCTTCTGTTGTAGGGAATTTGTGGTTTCCTGTTGTTTTTATTCTTTTCCCATCAACAAGAATAATTTCATACACAGGTCTGTTGCCGGAATACCTAACATCTTTTATTTTAGAAAAATATAACGTACCGTCTTTTTTCATACTTTTTGTGACAAAAGAATTGCATTCTTGATTGTGGAAAGCATAAAACAATCTTTCAACCGTTATTTCTCCTAATTCAACAACATATACTAAAGTTCTGAAACTCACACACTTATTGAACGAATACTTAGCAAATTCCTCCATTTGCTCCCAAAGAGTTTCTGCATACTTTGGAGTTACACCTTTACTTCCAAATTTACTAACATAACCATTTATAAATTTTGTTTTCAAAGGAAGCAAGACATCTAATTTCTTTTTACCCAACGCTTTACGAACAGTATCACATGTAACCAAATCAAAACCAGCAAGCTGATTGCAAATATTCATAATCTGTTCCTGTTGAGTTAGCACAGAGTAAGTATCTTTCAATATTTCCTCTGCTCCAATAGGGTATTTCGGCTCTTTTTCTCCGTTTTTCAAAGCAATGTAGTCCATGTGAAAACCATTTTCCATTGGCCCGGGACGGAACAAGGAAAGTGCTGCCACTACATCATCCATATTCTTAGGCTTCAATTTTTGAGCATAAGCGCACAATCCTTTTGCTGAAAACTGAAATATATCGCTAAGCCAACCGTTTGCAAAATATCTGTAAACCTCTGGATCATCATATTCTATATCAGAATAGAGATTGATTTTCCTACCCGTATTCTTTTCAATCAGATTCAGAATATCAGTGAATTTGTCCAATTGCTCAATACCAAGAATATCTTCTTTCAAAAAACCGGCTTCGTCCATCTCTCCACCTTCCCATTCACTGATAATCAAATCACCCGATTTTCTAACCGGACACCATTCATACATTGACTTTTCTTTTGGAAAGATCATCATAGCACAAGCATGAATAGAAGCTGCCTTTTGTTGTCCAAGAAGAAGGAAAACAACATTCATCATCTCTGGATATTTATTCAGAAATTGATTTATTTCTGACCTCTTGCAAGCAAGTTTCAAAAAATCTTCTTCCGTCTTTACATCTTCTATCATTTTGGTAAGCCTCCTAAGAGTAGGAATTGAAGCTCCATAAATCTTTCCTACATCATTTATAGCCTGTTTTATCTGCAAAGTGGTATATGTACCCACAGAACAAACTTGCGAAGCTCCAAAACGATTTTCCATGTATTGTTTTACTGCCGGTCGGTATTCTCCCGGCACATCTGTATCCACATCCGGTAATGACACTTTGACACGTCCTTTATTCAAAAACCTTTCAAAAAGTAAGCCAAAATGCAAAGGATTTACATTTACGATACCAAAAAGATAAGATATTAAACATCCTGCCGACGAACCTCTCCCTGCACCTAATAAGATATTATTCTTTTTGCACCAATTGACAATATCACTCAAAATCAAAAAGTAATCAACAACCTGTCCATATTTGATTACATCTGATTCTCTTTCGATTCTTTCTACAAGCACATCCTCCGAGTAATCTTCCAAAAGTTCCGGTTTGTTTTCCAATCCTTCATAAATCAAAGAATCAAACATATCTTCATTGGAAGCGTACTTTTTCTTTTCTTCTTTCGTCATTTCATAACGGGGAAGATGTCGACTGTCAGTAGGAATTTCAAAGTTACAGCTTTCTGCAATCATATCAGCATTGCTTCTTGCTATCATATAAAATTCCTCTCCCTTTTCACTATCCCCAAATAAAGAAAGAAGTTCTTCCATATAAGTCGCTTCATCTTTGAAATACTGATTGCCGGATTTGTAGTTTACTTTCCCGGCAATCTTATTTACGACTTCCCGAAGTATAGCGTATTCCGGCTCAATGTAGTAAGCATCAAAAATGGCTACGGGCTTCATTTTGGACTTATAGAACTTTTCAAAGTTCATCAAGTAGGAAGTGTCCCTATCATTTTTTGTGTATTCCACAGTATCAACCTGCCAAAACACATTAGGTTTGCTTCTTAAAAGAATAAGGACATCTTCAAACTGTATCGTTTTCGGGTCAAATACGATATACACATCTGAAACGTGTTCCGACATGTCTTTGGGGGAAACAAACTTTCCACTATCGTCACAATTCAAAACCTTGTTTAATGCAAGTAGATGCTGCCAGCCTTTTTCATTCTTTGCATAGATTTTGTAAGTATAGGTGATGTCTTTCTTTTCATCCTTTACCGGGACTTCCAGACCAAACACAGGAATAATTCCTTCTGCCTTGCAAGCGTTTTGAAATTTGAGTGCACCTGCCAAAGTTGCTTTTTCAACAATCCCCAATCTTTCTATTCCTAAGAATTTGGCTTTCTTTGCCCAATCCGGGTATAATCCTGTACCATTCAAAAGTTCAAACGATCCATGTACTCCCAAGAAATTAGTAGAAAGACCTGCCATTTCACTTTGTCCTCTCCATTTTACCCGGTTAAGTTTAGGCTCGTTTTCCTTCCCTTTGTCCAATGTGTACCATACACCACCAAGACGAAAGATGTAACCATCTTCTTCGGTGCGTTCACAATCCCAACGAAAATCCTCTGAAAAGAAATATCCATCTTCGTTAGGTTCAAAAACTTCGTATGATTTCCCTTCAAAGGAAACAGTGTAATTTTCCTTATCGAGAGAGTATTGTATAGTATTGGAAGAAAGATATTCTTCCAACTCATTTAAAAGTCGATCCATCGTATTTTCTTCTTTTCGTTTTCACAGACAAACATACAACTTTTGTATGCAACAATTGTATGTTTTTACAATCCTTAACCCTACATTTAACCTAAGTTTATTCGTGTATTCAAAACACTTTTGATAAACTTCAATCGGTTAAAAGGGGTATCATTTGGTATCACTTCATAAGGCAATTTTCTTTCTATCAAAAACTTCCTTATTTCTGCATCCCAACATTTTCTTCTCTCTGCATCTGCCATTCTTTCCCCATCATTTTCTACATCCCAATAAATAGGGAAATAAAAAATAATAGGAAGAAAATATCCACTGACGTTTATAAAATCCAATTGTCTTTTCAATTCTGCGTCTCTTTGAATAGAAGCAGGAATTGTTTTCGTAAACGTATGCACATCTATTATGCTTCTATCGGAAACATAGCAATCTGTGTTTAATAGTTCCGCATACTTATCAAAAATCAGTTTTTGATTCTGGACGGAAGTAAAGGAAGGCTCTATCTTCCCTTCCTTTACCAACTGTCTTGTTATGCTATCTATTTTGTCGAACCGGTCAAACAATCTGTCTTTCTTTAAAAGCTCAAACACAGAAGTCTTTCCAACACACGAAGCTCCCAAAAAAGTTATAGCCCTAACCATTACCGATTATCTCCGTCACCGTGAATTTTGCTTTCTGCTTTTCTCTTTGCCAGCTTTTTCACATTCTGCTTTGCAATGGATACCAAAGACTGATTCAGTTCCTTTCCTTCAATGAAAGTAACAAGATTCCGTAGTCCTACAAGAATCTGTTCCAACGCCGTATGACAAAGTTCTTTTCTCTTTTCAGGGAAAGGTTTACTGTAATCATCGTCCCGGAAGTATTTCTTCACCTGTCCGTTAATGATACCTACTTGTTGAAGCAAATAGGAAGGGCTTAATCTGTACACATCCGTATCGTCCAATTTGTGTAATTCTTCGGGGAACTCAACCGGCGGCAATTGCAATTCCTGTCTTGTCATTGCAACATACCAAAGGACGTCTCCTACTTCTTTCATGATTTCCTTTGCTTCGGCAGCATTGTCCACCTTTTCAAAAACTTCTGCCAATTCATTGGTAAGTCCCATTACTACATACGGGATAGCTACCTCTTTTGCATAACACGCTGTTGAAGCCGCGTGCGCTTCATACTCTTTAAAAGTCATAATACGAAATTTAAATTAATTGATTTACAACAACTTACCATCAAAACACATGATAAGTCTTTTTATTTTGATGTTCGAATATTCCACATCTTTTTTCTTTCCGTTCACTTTGATAGTGACCGTTTGATTCTTTATATCGTTCTTCAAAATCCGATACTCCTTGTCGTCATAAATAACAATCTGATCCTTTCCAAGCAAATAGATCATATTCCAAAACCACTGCGAGTTTCTTTTCTGTTCATTGGTGGAATACTGGAAATTGGGAATACCGGTAGGATTCAAGAACTCTTTCTCATAAAAAGAAAAATATTCTTCCACCGAAAAGAAAATAGACCGTTTAAAATGTCTTTTTGCCAACAACTCGATCCGTTCCTTTTTAAACTCTGCGATATCATTTGCCATCTTGACAAATTCGGGCTTATCAAAAATAAGGCTTCTTACCTTGTGGGTAAAGTATTCCAATTGGAGCACTTTCAAATATTCGTCTATCGATAATTCTCTGCTTCTGTCCATTTGATTTTATGATTTGTGATTTTCAACAAAAGTAGGAATAACCTACCACATTTTCTTGATTTTAGAGACGTAAAAATTGATAGGGTCATACAAGTTATCCAAAACTTCTTCCAAATAATCCATATCCATATCTCCCGGGTCAATGCCCGGTTTGTAAAGATAAGCTATCTTGGTGTTGAATGACTTTGCAAGCATCAACCCTGCACTTTTGGATTCTTCAACAGTCGCATCGTCATACATCAGAATCACATTCTTTACCCCTTTTCTTTCCAAATAGGATATTTGTTCTTTGCTTATACTGTTCCCAAAAGTGAACACACACTTCAAATCCCTGCAATCCCAAAGTTTTAAAAGATTGTCTATACCTACTTTGTCAAATAACCCTTCCACTATTATCACGTCCTTTGTAATAGAAGAAAGCTCGTTGTAACCGCCTAATATTTTTGTAAAGTTCGTCCCTATGCTGTTTTCATATCGCAAATGCGGTTTAGTACCGGTTTCCTTTGCCCTTTCCAAATCTCTTTTATGCCACTCTTTGGAATATCTGCTTCTGCCGAGCCATCCCACCAGCTTATCATCCATTTTCATTTTAAAGATGATGTAGTTTTTCAAATCCTTTTCTAAAATAGATTTGGTTTCAGACGGTTCAAAAAGTGCGTAATGATACGCTCTAAACCCTCTTTCGTCTAAATAAGGGTCAGATTTCAGTCTTTCAAGACGAAGGGGAAGTTTTACTTCCGGCAATTCTTCGGACACATCTTCATCCACATCATCTTTCAAAGGTGTAAGTTTTACACTTAATGAATTTTGATATTCCATCCGTATAAGATCTTTCCTTCCTATCTTGTCCAGGAAATCCTTCAATGGTTTTTTACTACCACATTTCCAACAGTGAAACACACCGCCGTGAGGATTCAAAAGAACACCCCATTTCTTCGATTTTCCACAATAGGGACAATCCATGTTTTTATTGGAGAGCCACCCCTGCGAACCGAATATGCGAAGTCCAATCGCTGCCTTTACTTCTTCTTCGTCTATCCGTATCATAAGCCTAAATGCTTTCCATTTTATCTGCTTGCACCTTTTTTCTGCGAGCTTGTTTCTTTTCTTCTTTCCTTTCGGAAACTTGATTATACATTTCCATCGTTCGCCCCCTGTGATAGAATCGTCTTTTGTCATAATTGGTAGCAATCGTGATCACTTCTTGACTTTCCTTGTAATCACGGAGCTTATCGACATAAATACGGGCTGTTGCGTTTGCTTTTTCCTCTATTGTCATGTTCAGAGTAAACACGAAAGAAAAAGGTTTTACAAGCGTTTTATCACCTTCCGTATAAGAGCGGTCGATCACCTTGTCTGGGTTGTTCCATACTTCAAACGGAACATCACTTGTCTGTGTGTCTGTAATAATAGGAGCACCTATTTCATCAGCCAAGTTCTTTAATAACTGGGCACACGTCTGTAACTTTTCTTTCTTATGGTCGGGGTCAGAATCTATCTTTTTGGATATGCCGGTCTTTACCAAATCCAGAGAATCGAGTATCACTAATCCGGGAAACTTGCCATGTGTATTAAAATAGTCATAGCAAAGCTGGCGGACATCACTCATGGAAGCCTGTCCGAACTTTTTGAATCCATACACTTCAATGTCAGAGCTAAGTTCCTTTACCTCTTTGATAGCTTGTTCTATCTTCTTTCTATCCTTTGGACTAATATTGCCGGATTTAATATCAGAATAGGATTGGGCAGACCATAGCTGATCATATATTTGCATACAGGCTTTAACCCCACCTTCCAACTGGATATGAAGAACCGGCACACCTCTAATGGCAGCAGAATACCCATGCCATTTCAATACAGTCGTTTTTCCTGTGCCGCTGCGAGCAATCCAAAGCGTTGTGTCCCCTATTTCCATGCCACCGAAAGATATATCGTCCAACCTGTCGATTCCAAAAGGAATTTTTACTGGCTTTTCCGTTATTGTAGCAGCATCCATGCGTCTTTCAAGCATACGTTGCTGGAAACCCCCGAAAACAGACTGAAAACCCCCTGATTTGGAGCGAAAGGACATCTCCAATATCCTTTGGGATTCTTCAGCGTTGACACGTATTGCTTCTTCCTTCTTTCCTTCTTCATACAAGTCATGCACTTTCCTTGAAAGAAGTTCAAATTCCGTTTCCTTGACAAAAGACTGCAATTGGTCTATTGCAATTTCCCTGTCTATCAAAGCCGCCTTCTTTATTTCCTTTGCAGCGAGCTGCACGACATCCTCGTCACATAATTTCTGACAAATAGCACCGATAGAAGGTAGCTTGTTCTTTTCTGTATATTGTATGATCGCTTCCCTAAGAATGAATTTATAACCTACCCATTCTTTAGGAATCAATTCATATTTCAAATATTCCGAAGCTATACGCATTATGACTTCATCGGAAAACATCAATTTAAAGATTTCCGCCATGAAGCCGGGATTCAGTTTGCCCATGATCTATATATTTGTTTATATCATGTTTATACTAAAATTATTACCTGATCCGTTTTCTTCACGTAAAGTATTGATACTGAGCCAGCTACTCATCACAATGTCATCGTGTCCCGAACTCGCTTCCAATTTCCCTTTATCGCTTCTGAAAGTAACGGACGCAAACTCACTGAACATCAACTCTACCTTTTGTCTTGTCTCCCCTTCCTTGTAAGGAACTTTAATCTGTCCTCTTTCAAACATAGCAGACAAAGATGGAAGACCGGAATAGAGGTCTTTTTTGTTTCCTTCTGTTGTCGTAAACTGCTCGATATTGGAAAGTCCCCTTTCCCTTGCAAGTGCAGACAAAATCCCTTGGAAACCGTTTGCCTCACATACTATTTTATCCGGCTTATACAAACGGTTGAAAAGAACAATCTTATCTACCTGCTCGTTATGGGACATCCCCTTTGCACGGAAATAGTTTATCAGATAGAAGTTGTTCGAATAGTCAATACCCCAAACAGAATAGACAGTATAGTCAGCACCAATATTACCAGATACGGCAAAGTCACATCCTACCACTACCCTTTGAAGTTCAAACGGGAAAAATTCTATACTATCTGCAAAAGAAACTTTGTCCATCCCTGTAGTCGACCTTCTTAAATACTCATAAGGAAAGATCGTTGAGTTATCAGAAATAGGGATAACCAAATACTCACGGGCAAATACAATAGAACCAAGTTCTGTTCTTTTTGCTTTTATATCCTCAAAAGTGTATCTATCTGGTGCAAGTGGCCTACCATCCGGGAAAACAATAGGGTATTCAAACGAATAGAAGCGTTTGTCACCTTTTATTACATTGTACAGTTCATTCGGAGCAGTTGAATAAGGTGTACCGGATATAATCAAATACCCGTATGGCTCTACAATAGGTGTAATTGTACCTCTAAAAACTTCTTTCAGCTTTTCCCTTTGTTCATCGCTATACAAAGAACTTTCATCCGGCATATCGTCTATGATTGCTGCACCAACGTGAAGACCACGAATAAACCCATCCTTACCGCGAACATGAAGGATAGCACCATTCTCACCTTCTATTGCTGTTTCACCTAATTTCGCCTTTCCATTCGGATCAAGTTTTTCTTTTAAAATATCGTTAGTAGTGATTTCTTCTATGATCTTGTTCACATGCACCTTTGCAAGTGTCATAGTGTTTGTGATCATAGCCGTCTCTTTCCGGTTCTTGTTGTCAACCGTATCACCTCCATAGAGCATAGGTCTCGTGTAAGAATACAATCGCCACAAAGGAAAGGAATAACACCACATATAGCTGTTATGACAAACCGTACCATCTTCTAATAGGAACTTATGGTCACCATCACAGGTAAAACCGTAATAGTCATCTTCACCAACCAAAGACACATAAATTTCCGTCTCTCTTAGTCCGTTCTTAGTAGACCTATAACCTTTATAAGAAAAACCCTTTCTAAGGTTCATTTCCGCCACTTCTACAGGAACAATGCTCCTATCGGATAGGCAAAGCAGGTGTCCTTCGCTTACGGTATAATCCATACCACCTATTTGCCTTACTTCATACATAGGACATCTTCCTCTGTGAAGCTCTAAGACTTTTCGAGGTTTGAAGTCCTGTCCCATTACTTTGTCACCTACTTTTATGTCCTGTACCTTCTTCAAAGAGCCATCCGCCATAACAACTAAAGTGTTGATACATAGACATTTGCCTGCTCCTCGGGCGCACAGGTAACTGCTCCAAGGAAAGAGCTGCGTAAGGTTCCCCCATTCCAAATTTCTCCATCCTAAATTGAAATTGGAAAGGACAGTCGCATTGAAATAATTGTACGAAAGGATTCTTAGGTTTTCATCCATTGAAGCAAACAAGTTGTCCACATATCCCAATTTTTCAGTATCAAGAGATCGTCCAAAATTCATTGCATACTCTGTCTGATCTATAATAGTTTCAAGCATTTTATCCATATCCCTTTTATATCCCCCTGAAAAGAGTTGAGATATAGTAGGAGAAGGAAGCCTGTCTATTATATCGTCTACAGTAGTAAACAACCTCTTTGCTTGCAAATCAGTCAGAATCCCACCTTTTGAATTATATACTATCGCCATGCTTTACAAAGCAAATTTTTCTCGGAAAGGATTCTTGACCGTCATACCATCTTGTTCGGCAGTTGTTCCTTCTCCTCGAAGTTTCTTTACGAAATTTATCATAAGCAGTGCGTTCGCATAGGTATCATCACCGGCACGATGGGCGTTCACCAAATCAATGCCTTCTTTGTCGCAAATGGTATGCAGTTGATAGTTTTCAGCCTCTCCATAAGCCATGTGAGCCAATTGCATCGTATCCAACGAAAACTTTACATACTTGCTTAGATCATCTCCCATGAACTTAAAAAAGTTCTCCAAGAAAGGGTTGTCAAACCCTACTATGTTGTGACCGCAAAGAGTACATAGTTGGCGCGGGTTTTTGTATCTTTTGAAAATATCCAGACACTTTTTGTAAGCCTCTTTTAACGAAATTGCCTTTTCATTCTGGATAGATTCAGTGATACCATGCACAGCTTCCGCTTCCGCTGAATAGGAAAGACCTTCTTTATAGTCACGCGGAAGGATCATAGATACTTCTTCGCATATTTCCAATTTCTCCATATCTATGATTGCAAACGCAATTTCTATAAGAGGAATCGCATCAAAAGCCGGTTTGTCTTTCGAAGGAAGTCCTCCGGTTTCATTGTCATAGCATATCAAATACTTACTCGAACTTTTCATTTTCTTTACATTAAAATTTTCTTTTCATAAATTCTTGCCAACTCAAATTCAGCCATACAGCCTTTTGATTCCTGCCAATTTGGTACAAAGAAAACAGCATCACATTCTAAAAGTGCTTCAATGTCCCTACCCATGTAATAGGAATAGGACTTACCTTCTTCATCGCATTTTTCTTCAAGAAACTTCTTAACCTTTTCTGCGTATTCTTTCGTTTCTTCTATATCATGCCCAGAAATAGGCAAACTTACATACATTTTCATTTTATTTCCCTTTCTATTTTGTTTCCCTTACAAGTTTCCATAACCTTACATTGCTTCCTATCGGCACACAAGGGACAATGCTCAATCCTTCTCCTAAATAGGAAGGAACTTTGCCCATTACCGCATAAGCTCTGATGTTCCAATATGAAAACTTTCCGCCATCTTTCTTTTTGTAATGCTCATTGAAATAGTCTGTCATTCCAACGAGATTTAAATTCTTTACTATAACTTCCTTAGCCATAGATTATTAATTCAACACTAATTTCAACCTGTCGAAGTCACGGGAACAGTTTTCCTCGCTTTCGTATCGAACATGAATGTTTTTGTAAGGGTTGTCCTTTAACGTCACATCGTCCGGCATTCTATTTATGATTATTTCCGGTACACCTTCATCCGTGTAACCCATTTCTGCGGAAACAATAAATATTCTTGTCAAAGCCAATTTTCCATCAGAAAACACGAACATACGTTGCTTCTTCGTATATCCCCTTTCCGACCACTTAATACATTCTTCGGTAAAGTCAGCAATACTTTCCGTATCTTGAAGTGCTATCACATCTTCCAGCTTTCCTTTCAGAACGTTTAACTTCAAATCCCCAAATAAATTTGCAATGGATTGAAGTAATACCTCCATGTTTTCATCTATTCGCATAGTTGTAAAATTTATAATAAAACATAGTATTATCACTACTTAATTTTAAACGCTTCAACAGGATTCGTAACCTCATCCCTCTGCGTCCGATTATAGAGGATATCAACTCCTACCCTCTTTATGTTTATCGCAGCATTTAAATCTCTGTCAATTTCCATACCACAATTTTCACATTTAAAAACTCTATCTGATAAAGTTAAATCTTCCTTCTTCCATCCACATTTAGAACATGTCTTTGATGATGGGTAAAATCTGTCTATCACAACAAGCTCCTTTCCATACCAATTACATTTATATTCCAACATAGACCTGAATTGATAAAAACTTGTATCAGATATAGCTTTTGCAAGTTTGTGGTTTGATAACATTCCTGAGACATTTAAATCTTCTATGCAAATAACATCATAATTATCAGCAAGATAAGTAGTTACTGAATGAAGAAAATAATTTCTTTTATTAGCAATTTTATTATGTAATCTTGCTATTCGAAGTTTATTCTTTCTATATCTGTTACTCCCTTTCTTTTTACGACTTAAATGTCTTTGTATTTTAACTATTTCAGATTGTTTCTCTCTGAAAAACTTAATGTTATCAATCACAATGCTACCAGATAATGTAGCAAAAGATTTTAATCCTAAATCTATACCGACCATTTTCCCGGTTTTATGCTTATGTAGAATCAAAGTTTCCACCAAAACAGAGACAAATACTGTCCACAACAATTCATTGATATTGTACATGATAATATTTTTGACTCATCGGGGATAGCCCTGTCAACACGCATTTTTACCCATCCTATCTTCTCCAATCTTATTTTATTATCACCCAACGAAAACTTCTGATTTGGCAATCTATAAGACTGAATACCTGATTTCTTTTTAAAAGAAGGTCTACCGATTCTCTTCTTTCTTGTTTTTGAAAAGAATTGTTTAGATGTTTCTTGAAAATCTCTTATCTTTTGTTGTATAGCAGCAGCAGAGATTTCGTTTAACCAGGGTTTATCGGTTATCAAATCAGATTTAGTGATAATTTTAGGCTTAGGATTTGCATCTTTATCATAAGAATTAAAAGATTCGACATTGGCATTCCAAATAACACGAACACACCCAAAGGTCTTAGCAAACAATATTTGCTGAGACTTATTCGGATATATCCTGTATTTGAAAGCCTTATTCATTATTTTCTAATTCTTTAATAAGTTTTTCGGTGTTTCTTTTAAATATTTTACCTAAATTTAATTATTTACCCTCATACATCCAATTCAATTAAATGTTCATATTCTCTAAGGACTTCCCTTGTTCTCCCATTCTGTACTTTCACTACCAACATAGTACCGTCTTCCGTTTGATAAGAATCGGTTACTTCGCCTTCAAAGTAGTAACATCCTTCTGACCAACATACTGTCATGATGATTCGATTTAAAAGTTATACAATTTCTTCTTTCATAAAAGCCATCCATATAGTTTTACTTTGTCTGCCTGTAGTATGTCCAAACAAAGGTTTGTATGGAATTGCTTTTAAAACATCTTTTACACTTATCTCCGTTTCGTTCCATTTGAAAATAAGAGTTCCATTTGTTTTGAGTACCCGCATACATTCTTCAAAGCCTTTTCTTATCAAAGACTGCCAATCGTCCGGAAGTTTACCGTACTTTTTACATAACCAACTGCTATCACCCAATCTTTTTAAATGTGGCGGATCAAATACTACCATATAAAAAGATTCATTTTCAAATGGCATATCTGTAAAATCGCCCACTATATCAGGATTTATTTCTATTGTTCGTACCTTGTCCCGATCTTTTGCTTTTAATGTTTCGTTTCTTTTATCCATAAAAAGAACGTTTGGATTGTTTTTATCAAACCAGAACATTCGGCTACCGCAACAAGCATCCAAAATTTTGTTTTTCATACAATTTCTCTTTCGTTAAATTCATATAATCTGTGGCAAGCGGAACAAAGAAGTTCAATATTGTTCTTGTCCATCTTCAAATCCGGTCTTGCACCTCTTGATCTGATATGTGAAAAGAAAATAGCTTTTGGCTCGTCTCCCAAATGTTTTCCACATTTTACACAAATATGTGGTCTTTCTTCCCATATCTCCATAAATAGGGATTGAAGATCACCCCTGCGTTCTTTGGTTGTTTCTGCGTCGCATTCCTTGCAGAGCCACTTCATCCTATTGTAGATATAATGATTTTCACCACATCTTTTACAAGGGCGGTATTCGTATTTCTCCTTCTTTTTCAGCACGTTACTCAAACTTATAGCTTTTAATTCTTTCAATCTGATTTTCAAGATACAGAACTCTCTTGTCAATCGTTGCATTAACGGCTTTCTTTGCTTCTTCTCTTGTGAAGAACACATCTCTACCAATTTTCGCCATTTCACGCTCTCCTTCCGGGATGATATACTCCTTACCTCTGAAAGTAGTTGTCTCCCATTTTTTCACTTCTTTGATTTCACCTGTCATAAGTGCTGAACGCACATCATACATTACTTTTTGCTCCATAATTATTAAAACTTTGTATTCTGTTAAACCTGTCTACCAGTTCACATACATAATCCATCTTTTCTTCACTTTCCTTGCTCGAAAGATAGATAAATCCAAAACTCCTTACAAACTTTGGATTTCCAAACCACCCGTACCTTACGACCAAAAGTTCTGCTCTTTTCGTATCGTAAAAACAAGGGACGATTTTAACTTCAAGTTCCTTTCTTTTCTTCTTCATTTATCCTTTGTATTTTTCTTCACACAATTTTATGTACCTGCATCCTTTGCATTTTTCATCATGATATAAAAACCCATCGTAGCTTTCACAAAGGATATATCCCCTTGGTGTATCAAAGTAAAGCCGTCTTTCTTTATCCAAATAGGAATCAGACAAGACTTCCTCTTTCTGGATAGGGTTTCTAAGATCGTATTCCATAACGAATTTAGAGGTAAACCACATATCCTTTTGCGTTCGTTTTCTCCATCTTTCAATAGCTGCTTTACCTATTACATTTGGAAGTGGCACAATACTCAATTTCGACACCGACAAAAGAAAAACCTGTCTGTTGAACTGGAAGGTAAGATAGTTCCAAAGATTCCCCACTATTTCATTTTCAAGAAAATCTTTTATCCTTTCTCTGTCTTTTCTTTTTGCATGAAACTCGTACTTCGGGTTATTTGTCAATTTACCCTGTAAGTATTCATAAATCGTTTCAAATTCTTCTCGTCTTGTCATTGCTATCGAAATTAGATTTATACAATCATTGCATACAAAAGTTGTATGTTTTAAGTGATAAAAGAAGGGGAAGTTTTTGTTCCCCTGTCTCGCTGACAAAACTACAACTTTTGTAACTATTCCCAAACCAAATTAATGTTAAAAATCTCATCAGTCTCTTTTTCAACCTTCTTATAGCGGTTTTGAGTATTCGTATCTCTCTCTGCCACATTGTTATAGTCTTCTCGAATAATTTTCCCGTCAAGTACCCGTGAAAACCACAAACAAATTTCAGCATCCGGTTCAATGTCACCCAATGTAACTTTATCTTCTTCCGTTGCGTCATAAAATTGAATCCAATAGGGTTTCTCATAAATAGAAGATGTTCTTGGCGTAACAGGATTGTCGTTTTCATCCTTGTTCATCCCTATTGCTCCTACCATGATTTTCCCATACGGATTCTCCGTTACGGCAGAAAACCACATATTGACATTTTTAAGCGTTTCTGCGCCCTCATTTTTTAAAATGACAGCAATGTATTGATTAAGTGGATTCGCTGCCAAATTAAGGCTTATTTCATCAAATAAATTGCTAAACATGTCATTGGGTACAGGGGTGGATGATTTGTATCCACCCAAAGAATCAGAAATCTTAGTCTGCTGATTGTTGTACCCTGCGCTTGTTGTATAATAAAACTTCAACATAGTCCTTTAGCTTTTAGGAGTTGACATAAAGATGTTTCCCAGTGACCAATATTCGCTTTTCACTTCATTGGAAACAGAAACTATACCGCCGGAATTTTGAACACGGGCAATGTAATATTCATCCGCTTCTTTTTCAGGTGGTGTAGAAACGCTTACTTCCGGCACTAAAGAAATAACATAATCGTCATAGGTGTATAACCCGTTTCTTTGTTCAGAAGTTAAAACACCACCCAAAGGAAGTGTACCCAATACAATTACTCGAAGATTGGATTCTGCAACAAAAGTAGAAGTAGATGTAAGCAACAAGTTCTGATTGTCAATTACATTTACGATTTGATAAACCCCATTATTAATAGGAACGGAGCCATCTTGCTTTTCAAACCGGATAGAAACGGGTGTTGATGAAGATTGTCCCCTTACCTTGCCTGAAAAGTTTACAGAACCCGAAACAACGCCTTGTGAGTTTACGCTTACATATCCCTTTTCGTAATTTCTTGTTTTATATGCAATCTTCACCCAATAGAAATTGCTGTTATTCGGCACAACGATGTTGTCTTCTACATTGATATCTATAAAGTTCCCGGCACTGGTAAGAGCCATCCCAGGAAGTACCTTAATAGTGCCAGAGTTTGTTCCTGTTTCCACTTTAAAAGGTTCTACAAGATTTTCATCTTCTACTGGTTTGTTAACTGTATTAGGATTGATCTTAGACGGGTCATTCGTAATCATCCCAAAAGAATAAGATGCCTGTAGCACCGCCTTCATAAGCGGTGCTGTAGCAAAGAAAGAAATCATATTTGAAAGTTCTTCTTTCTCTAAAAAAACATTTCTGCTAACATTTAACTTGCTCATTCTCAGTATATTTTAAAATTTTCAACTTATTTCCATCCACTTGGGACACCCTCGCAATTTGTACCTGTAAAAGTCTGACTATGACTTGTTACACTGCTATCCGTACTATCTGTTATCAATCTATAGTTAGGAGAAGCACTTGACAATTCGTAAACCGGTACAGTAGCCAATTTTGAACAATTATAAAACATTCTGTCCATATTCACTTTTGCTACACCCGGTGAAGAGGCTCTTGCGAATAAAGAAGTATAAGATATCTCATAAGCACTTTGTGTTCCGAGTGAAAGATTAGTACAACCGGAGAACATTTCTGTACAATCCAATGTGTTACCTAAAATATCCATAGGCGTATTCTCAAACTGATTTCCTCTATCCACATTCACAGGTCGTGCAGATGTTCCTGGTTGTCCTACATAATTCCCTGTTCTTCCAAAAGAAGTAAGAGATTTACAATTTGCAAAGCATCTTTTAAGGTTAGTAAGCGTTGCCATTCCTTTAAAAAATTCGGCTGGTATCTCTTTCACACCCGTGTTCTCAAACATACTTTCTGCATTCTGCAACTTTCCATTCTTCATATCAAAAGAAGATATATCAGATAAATTCCTACAATTCGCAAACATTCTTGAAGCATTCGTTACACTTGATGGAAGTCCTTGCCCATACGGGATTGAAAGATATGTACAATTCTCAAACAATGACTGCATATTTGTTGCCTTCGAAGAGTAAGAAAACATAGCGGCAGACCAGCCGTCGACAAGACTTGTACAACCGACAAAGCAACCAACAAAAGAAACAATGTTTGTGCAATATCTGAACCATAATACCGGAAGTTCGGTTATGGCTGTACAGCCTTGAAATGTATATTGCATATACTGTGCATTCGTTGAATTGCTAAATGGAGAACTTGTAGCTGATTGACCTCCTGTATTTTTCAAAGCCGTACATTCAAAAAATACAGCATGGAAATCTTCTGTGCCACCTCCCCTTCCAAAAGTACCATTGCCAACGCATGAAGTCAAACTCTTACAACTTCTAAACAAGGAAGAATGATAAACACATGAAGTAGGAACAAGTTGACCACTCGGGAGACTTGTAACCCCACTGCTCCAGAAAGCACCCGCACAAGAATTACCTGTCATTTTGGTAAACAAACCAGAAGGAATAGACCTAAGACTTGTGCAATCTCTAAACCAACAGATAACACCCCCTGAAATAGAAGGAATTGTGTTCGTTGCAATCGACGAAAGACTTGTACATCCCCTAAAGGCAGAATGGTTGCCGCCGGCAGTATCCACATTATAAGTGCCAGAACTTCCCTGAATAGAAAATGATTCGGGCCACTGTTTGATTGCAGTAGCTCTTGTATGATTTCTGAAATTGGCATACACAGTAGAAGGGTTACTTGTATTTCTACTTCCGCCTTGTACTCTTACTTCTCTCCCCACTATTTCATAAACGCCATTTGATACAGATGGTGTTTGAGTCGATCCGCTATAAGAAACGATAAGAGCTTTCCAAAGATAAAGGTAAATACTGCTCCCTCCTGCGTTCGTTGATTCTTCCCCTGTCCCTACACATTCCGAATCCGTAGCGGAAGCATACACATAACCTCCAGAAGGAGAAGAAACCGTTATCCTACCACTTCCATTTGTCTGATCTGTACCACTGTAATAAGACGATCCGTCAGGCGCGGTAGTTCTTATATTCACGGAAGCATAAGGTTGCAATACATTTTCCTTTCTAAGATAAATATAAGTTGTCGTAAGCTCATAGTCAAGAGTGAAATCTATATACGTGTCAGCTCCCGATATTACAATATTGTTTTTCGTTTGGGATTGATAATTGTCTGCCGTACAAGTGGCATTATACGACCCTGATTGTATTCCAGTAAGTGTAAGCTGTCCTTGTGAATTGGTGTATCCACTCTTTCCTCCATAAGTTACGTAAGCTCGATTAATGTTATATCCATTTCGGGATTTCACTGTAATATGAGCACTGTAAGTCTTGTTAGAAACACCTACCCTTTGTTGTGGCATTGATTCCTGATTAACTGTGACAGAACCTTCCGTAGGCTGATAGTCATAAACGGAAACTTCATATCTGTAAGTTTTCCCCATCTGCATCATAAAGGTCGTTGTACCGTCCGACCCTGTATTTTGCGTACTAAGTCCTTCTGGTTTTACAGAAGCTCCTGAAACTGGAAGCCCTGTATCGGAATTATAAACATAGAACTGCACTCTCGTTTCTTTTCTTGGCATTGCAACATTCACCGTCTTTGGAAGGTCATTTGGTTGCACAACCCCTATCTGGTTACTGAAATATTGCTTCGAAGCCACCCAATCATAACGCATTCTCGGAACAGAGAATTTGATCTGTCCGTTATTAGTCAGACCTGTTTGTTCTCCTGCACCTCCTTGATTAAGTGTTATTCTTGTACCGTTGGAAATGATACCGTTATCCTCTGTTACAACAAATGTAAGGTCATACAAGGTTTGATCCATATAAATGCTCACCACCTGTGCGGCTCCGTTCACAGTAAACTGCTGTTCCCTGTCCTCGTATTCCTCATAAGAAGCAATAGCGGTATATACTCCATTAGGAAGTTCCAATACAATACCGGAAGAATCTTTTTGTGTAAAATCTTTACCGTTCACATTTACTTTAGCACCTTCAACGACTGTTCCTCCTGCGCCGTACACCTTGATAGTAGTCTTATAGGTAAGCTGTTTCAAGTCTATCGTAAGGTTCGAATTATTGTAAAACTCATAGTTTTCCACATATACCCGTTGATGATTGTTGTCGTAAAATACATCATAAGAATATTTTCCCCCCAACACTCCTTCAAAAACAGCCTGTCCATTGTCAGAAGTCTGTTTTGTCAAACCGGCAAATTTCACAGTAGCCCCATTTAAAGGCTTTTTCTCCCCTGTAAAAGTGTTGTAGTCATTCACAGTAAACGTCATGTCATAAGTAGGCATAGGATTGAAATTCACTTGTATATCCTTATTGCTGTCCACAGCAACATCACCGTTTACAGGAATCCAGTTTTGCTTTTCAACAAGATAAGTGTAACCACCTCCCAATATATTCGTGAATGTCACTTTCCCATTCGTGCCCGTTCTTTTGCTTTCCGAATAAGCGACAGTATCCTCTGTTGCCAGTCTGTCCTTTGCGGTAAGTGTCACATTTGCACCTTCCACTGCACCAGTAGATGAATTTGTCACCGTAAATGTAACCGTATATCTTGGTATCAATATAAGTGTTACAGGTTCGGATTGATCGTCTTGTACATTGATGTTCTTACTTATGGTATAATAATCCGTCTTGCTTACAGTATAAGGGTATAAGCCAGGAAAAGCCATAAATATGGCATTACCAGAAGAATCCGTATATTTAAATTCACCATTAAAAGTAACAAGGGCATTTTGTATAAGTCTTTCGCCTTCATCCCTTACAACGAACGTGACTTTTCTTTCATACACATCTCCTTGCATTTGAATATATTCCACCTGCGTTTCTTCATCGTCTTCCAATACCTGAAACAATCTATCTTCTATATTCATGAACAAAGACTTCTCCACATCAATAGAATAATCACCAGGATAAAGTACAATAGATGCTTCCCCGTTTCTGTCCGTCACAAGGCGTTTGTCTAAAATGGAAATAGAAGCTCCTTCTATGTAAGCTCCCCTATCCGACAATACTTTGAAAATAACATTCTTCTCTTTCAAAGGCTGAATATCCTCACTACCCATTATGTTTTTGTAGGTAACAAGGTAATCTTCTGTAAATTTTTTTACTCCTTCCTCACTTGTAAGGGAATTATTAAGATAATAAGCAGCTATCACGTCCTTTTCCCCTAAATTACCTTGATAGAACGGAAGGAAAAGCGGTTTTATCTTTATATCATAAATATATATGGGAACAGAAGATTTTGACCTGTCTTGTGTAAGACTTAATGACAAGAATTTCATTCCGTCTTTCATTTGAAGCCCTCTCCCTTTCGGGAAATTAAGCTCTAACTGCTTTGCGTATGCCCTGTTCTTTCTCGATAGAATTGCCCGGCATTCATAATACACTCCAGCTACAGGAAGTTCCAGGATTCCTTTACTGCCGGAAACAAAATTGTTGCTCTCTGCACTTCCATAAGATTCCTTACATATCATAGGTTGAACGGCTTCGCTAAACACTTCCACACCGAATTTCAAATTTTGGTTGCTTGCGGAAGATGTTTTAACCTTAAAAGAAATCTGATAAGAAAGATTTTCTGAAATAGGAAGGAGCTTCGTTTTGTCAATTTCAGAAGAAATACCCACCAAAGCATTTCCAACGAAAGTCATTGCCTGTATAGGAGTGCCATTGTTGTCTATATCATCCACAATAACAACACCTGTAGGGTTCACAAGTGGATAGGCATTCAAATCTTTTACACTTTCCGTTGTTTCATACCCTTTTGTAACATTCAAAACCGTGTCTGTCCTGTTCCATGTAGGAGAGCTATGTCCCATTGTCCATCCAGTATCACGAGACATCAAAAGGGCAAATATAAACTCATCCTCCGTCTTATATCTAATAAGACGGAGAAGTTCCCCAAGTATCGTGCCTTCCTTGTTTACAATATCAAGTGTTCCTCTTTTTCTATATTCCTTCACATAATTATTGAACAGATATTTCATCTGTTCAAGTGTGTTCACTTCGTCTGTCACAAGTCCTCTGTTTTCAATAAAAAGCTCAAACAGAATCTTGTTTGTGTCAATCTCATTGTATTGCTTAGCATATAAAACAACAAGCGCAAAGATATGACAGACTGTTTCCCAATACGCCTTAAAATCCTCTCCGTCCTTCTTTATAAAAGTAGGAAGAATGCCGGGAGAAGATACCTTTTCAAGTACATTTTCCGCCCATTCCATTACAGCAGGATCGTTTTCTTCGAAGAACCGTTTGAACACGGTCTTATTGTAGATTTCCTGTGACATGCTCTTTAAATGTTACTTTCTTCTTTCGAAGTCCATTCATCAGAATTTAACAAAGCGCTTAATTCATCTGAAGGATTATTATACACTGGATAAGGATATTGAATTGTTTCTATTTCCCCATCCTCCAAAGTAGAGATAGGAGAAGGAAATTCTTCAATACTATTGTAATGTTCAATGTGAAGCAATACTTGTTTCCCGTCTGCACTGGTTCGAGGACTATCTATCCCCAATTCCTTTAATCTGCCTATCGAAGCTAAATTAAAGACTTCTTTTGGTATTACTATAAACTCCATACTCAAAATTTTTCAACATATAAGCCTACAAGATCAACTAAATTATGAGAAAGAGGTATTCCACTGCTTCCCATGGCCGAAGGACTCTTACTTCATTCCCTTGTAAATTATACAATTTTGCCATGCCATGTTCATTATAGAACGTCTCTGCATTAAAAGCGCCAGCATCACAATACTTTTGCTGATGCCCAGCATCCAAATACAGTTCTACGTCACATTCTGCTCGCATGGCTTCTGTAATTCCTACTGTTGGTGCAAAAGAACCATCCTCAAATCTCAATAGATTGTTACGTTTCAATTTTCCAACAGGCACAACTTCCTCTCCTGTATTTTGAGTTGTGTCAATAAGATAAAAATCCCATCCCTTTTCCAAAAAAGAAACATCTCCCAATGAAACATACGGTACAGGATCAAGATCATCTTCTTTATATCCACTTACAGCATATCCAACACCATACTTCAATTTGTTCACTTCTTCTTGTAGACTTGTTATATTTTCATTTGTCTTATCTAAATCTTCCTGTTTTGCAAGTAAACCAGAAAGGAAACTGTAATTCTTTCCACCTTTAGCAACAGGGATTTCTTCTTTACCATCCAAAGAAGAAAGTCTTGTAAACTGTGATATTTTTTGATCTGCCATAATTATTACGTATTATTGTTGTTCTGTCAAAATCTTGTTTCCATCTTCTTGAAGGACATATCCTCCGTCTTCTTTTAAGATATAATTCTTAGAAGGTGGTATTCTTTATGCTTTTAATCCTTTCAAATAAATCCATCCTTTCAAAAGATCATCCTTTTTCAGTATCTTGTCATAGAATCCCATGCAATTAAAAGCGAATTGGACAAAATTATTTCCATCATACGCTATTTTAAGTGTAGACGAATCACTTAAAAGAGAGCCTACCGTAATAGGAAGCATATTCCAGTTTTCATCATACAATTTCCCATCAGAAGAAATAGCATGGAAACTGTCTATATCTATTTCTTCATAAGATTCTACACTATTGAGAAATAAAGTTAGTCCCGTTATTTTATCATAAACAATAAGATTGTTTTCTTTTGAAATACCGGCTCTCTTGTCCTCTTTTTTATAAAAACCCAACTACCTATCATAGAAAATTTAATAGGTAGTTGAAAAGGTTGCTTGCTTTCTATCTTATCATCCACCCCATCCGTCACCAGGTAGCCTTCGTATTCGGGGATTTGCTCGATGGTTACAACATGATCAGGATCAAAATCTTCTGCATAAACGACATCCAGTTGTCTAAGTCTTCCAATTCCGGCTTTTATACTGTAAGTTCCATCTTCCGTAATAGTTAATTCAGTATTACCTGCCCAACCCCATGTAAGACTTACACCTTCTTTCAAACCTGCAACCTTAATCTTTGCAGTTATATCTTTCCCTCTGGGATAAGATGTCCCTGGAAATATCAAAATATAAGAGTTTAATGTAATTTGATCAAGTTGATGCTTCGAGAAGGATATCTTCGAACCACTATAGTATTCTATTCCTGCTTTAGAAAAGAATTTAAATCCATACAACCCGTACCCACTCCCTTCTGCAAACCCAAAATTAGACAGTACAAGATCATTACCATTGCCCGTAATGTTGGCAATAGTAGCACGATCTTTGTCCTCGTTTGTTTTGCCGGTGACAGTCCATGCTTGATCAGGGAAAAGCCAGGGATAGGTTTTGACGAAGTAGTCTTTGATCTTGGTCAGTTCTTCTTCGGTGGCGTCGTGGTCGAGAATAACTATTTCCCAAATGGCAGCATTGGTATAATTACTTAATCGGCCAAAATAAGTTTTACAAATACACAGCTTATTAGTAGATTTAGATGTTCCTTTTTTTATTATTTGACCATTGTAACTACTTGATGTTTGCCATGTAATAGGACTATTATCATCAATGTATACATCTGTAAAACTATTATAAGATCCTGTAACGTCATTTACATTTTCATCCTTTCTATATTCAATTAAAAAAGCGCCTTCATCATTTGTGTCAAGATTTGATATTAAAGGTCTTTTATATTGAGTTGCATCATGTCGTGTTATCCAATTCCTCAATGCAATAATACTATATCCTTTTTCTTTAGGCAATAATGGTAAGTTGTCACATCCCGCCCAATCGTCTACTCCGTCAAAGACGAGTGCACCGGGGTAGAGAGGTAGAACCTTAACAGTAAAATTAGATCTTGCACCACCATTTCCATTGTAACCAATAGCAAATAAGTCATCCAATCCTTCTTCATCTTTGTACTGAAAGATGTAAATACCGTTTTTAGTGTATGTTTTTCTGTACTTCAAGCCTTGTGATATAGACCTTACATCCAAATTAAAACCATCCTTAAAATTTTCATCATAGCCAATCAATTCAAACACTATGTAAAAATCATGGACTTTAGTGCTACTTTCAATAAACATATATGAATAACGATCTAAATCATATTCATATATGTCTTTGTTAGTGACATAACCGCCAACCCCGGACATTCCACCCCAGGCAAAGTTCTTCATCTGTAAATCATGTCCATTACCCGTAAGGTCTTTCCATACAGGGTTCTCTGCCATTTGTTCATTAGTAAGACCTAATGCTGAGTATCTTGCAATCATACCTGTAATAGATGGGAAAGGAACTACTCCGCCCCCTCCCCTGAATCTCCTAAAAGGAATTGCATTAATATTTCCTATTAAATTCATTGTCAATTCCTTTCCTTAAAAACCTATACTAAGATTGGTTGCCGTTGTCCCTTCTTTCAAAATCTTCTGAACCATGTACATGAGTGGCATTCCTATATTTGCACTCACTTCCGCTTCCGAAATGGTATATTCCATTCCACCTGAAAGGATTACCTTAATTGCCCCTTCTGAAAGAGGAATGATTACAAACGGAACTTCTTGTCCGTTTTGGTCAATCAGCACAATATCTTTATCAATTGTAGCAAAGTTCCATGCACTGCTGATTAAAGAAGGTGCAGCTTCACCATTTGTTGTAACAAGTTTATTTGAATTAGCTGTTACTGTTCTCTTTATAATTTCCATTGCAATGATTTTTAAACGTTTAAAAACAAAGTATATACTCATCACAAAGATAATCTTTTCTCAACAAACATGATAAACTTGCACTTCTTTCTTTTTTTCTTTTACCAATCCTCTTACCAATTAGATACTTCTTACAAATACGTTTCAATGTTACTTGTAGGAAGGGGAGGATATGGCAAAGATACCGACAATACTCCAAATGTACCTGATTGGCATGGAGGATGTATGGGTGGAGATAGTGCAATTGTTGCCTATCATAAAAATTTTGAGATAGGTTCATCTGTAACCGGGATGTGGGGATTTAACACTATATCTTTCAGAGAATCAACATCAAACGGCACAGGACTTTATGTGAAATTTACATACCATAGCTTCGTATATGAAGTATTTTTGGGTGATCAAAAAAATGGACAAGAGCATAGAGATACATATTGGTCTTTCAAAGTGAATGGTGAAGAAAATAGTTCAGTGTTTGTTTATGGCAGGAATGAAGGAGGTCTTGCGGCACCTGGTTTAGTTGCCGGAGCAGGCGGAAGTTATGGTAATGGACAATATGACGAATCTGTAAGTTCAGGAACAAAATATGGTGGATCAGGTGGAGACGGTAGATATGGTAATCAAGGACCTGAATACAATTCAGGACTAAAAGCTGGTTCTGTTATTCCTGTACAATCCATTTTTGTGGGCACGGGAGAAGGTGCAGGAAGCTATTTTAATACGGTCACCAACTGTAAGGCTGGCGGTGCTGGCGGATATGGAGACGGCAATATGAACGGCAAAGCCGGGTATGGTGCTGGTGGCACGGCTTTCAAAACATCTTCATCTTCAACTGATTTATATGATGAAGGTGACGGTATCATTTGTTTGTATTACCGCAACACCCCAATTTAAAAACAAATGAAGGGAGAGTGTCTTTTACTCTCCCTTTTGAGTATCAAAGAGTTAGGGGATCATTATGATAGTATAGACAGACAATACCGCTACCTTCAACGTTGGTATTACCTGCATCAACATCTCCCGGATTAGCGCATTGTCCAGAACCATACCCTGCCGTTCGTACCGTGCCGACAATAGTTTCACCCGAATCGCCATATCCTGCACCTCCCCAACATGCCGCGCCGGTTCTTAAACCACTTTTCGTATTCAAATACCCCGATCGTCCTTCTCCTGTTCCTCCAAAAATGGATTGTACAGGAATAGAAATACTGGACGTGATAGGATTGGTTGTATCTGCAAAATTTTCTCCCCTTGATGTGCTATATCCATAAGTTCCGTCTCCACCTTCCGCACCGCTTGGACGCATATATCCATAGCTGCTACTTGTTGTAAACAGCTCGTCTGCATTCTGGCTTCCATAGCTTCCTGTGACATAATAATTAGAACCTACATGTGTACATACACCACCTGAACTTTTGCCACTGTATATGCTGTATTTGCCAGCCAACATAGAAGGAGGATTACATACCGTGTCTTGTGCTGGCGTTAATTGCCCGTTGTAAGCTGTCACAGTATAATCGCTACCACCAATATTTATTCCCATTTGTGTACCTATCGTCCATGAACCTCTATTGAGTGCTGTAACGAAAATGATTGATATTGCGATATTCGCTGTATCAGATAATAGTATATTGGGAATATACATAAGAAGTCCTGTTGTTCCACCTTGCATTCTAAAGCTGTTCCAGCTATTCCAAGTAATGCTGCATCCGCCTCCCCTTCCTACAAGTAACATTGAAACGTATTTGTAAGAAGTATCTAATCGGTAAGAGGATTGTCTACTTGTTATCTGCACCAACTTGTTCGGTTTAGTTAGGGTGTATTCCAAATTCACAGTTTGATCGGCTGTTTGTTCGATTACGCCTGTTGTATTGATAGGTTCAAACCCGGCATCTCCTGTAACATTAATAGAATAATTTCCAGCAGGAATCTTGTAAAACGCTGCATTGTTTGAAACATTTGTCGAAGCCTGTTTTTGAACACCATCCGAACCAGTGAAAGTAACGTTACCACCAGAAGGCAATACCTTTACAACCAGATCATAAAGAGGGATAAGATTCATTTGTACTTGCATTCCTTCACTGTTTACAGTTATTTCCTGTCTCATTTCTTTTGCATTGTTGCTTTCTGCAACATATAGGACATACTTACCATAAACAAGATTTGTAAAGTTACCAGAACCATTTCCACCTATATTAGCTGTTTGCAAAACGGTTGTTCCATCAGACTGTCTCAATTCCAATATAGAAGGTAAAAAGTTTATCGAGCCAACTCTTCTTACCTGAACATTAATAGTATTGTATATCTGCAAAAGGAAGGTGTTAAGCGCAGTTTTCCCGTTTACTTCAACCGTTTCCTCTTTGCTTTCAAATCCATCTTTAGAAAAAGCTACTTTATAGCTTCCGTCTGGTACAAATAAAACGACTGTCCCGTTTTGTGAAGTTGTACCGGAAGCCATCTGCACCCCTCCTTCCTTATTTTCAGTCACAACAACCTGTACGCCGGAAATGTCAGTTGCCCCGTCTAATGTGTTCCTATGGACAACTACTGTAAGCTCACTTACAGGTTGCAAAGTAACCTCAATTGTTTTCGCTTCATTTAATACACCGACTTTCCCGTTCTGCGTTGCATAACCATCAGCACTGACCTCATAATCATAATCAACGCCTAATGCAGCAGAAATAACAGCTTCTCCATTGTTATTTGTATTCTGCTGATAATTGTTTGATGCAGATGTCATTTTTACAAGAGCGTTCTCGATAGGAATTGCTGGATTAGACAAAGGAAGAAGAGTAAAAGGTAAAACTGTATACCTGTCACCTTTACCTGGTCCAAAATAAATCCCGTTTGTCCAAACAAGATTTGCATTATTTGAAGTCCCATACTGGGTACAAGTTTGAATAGATGCACTTCCCCATAAAGAAAGACCCAACATGCGCAAAATCTCTTCCACTTGTGTTTTGTAAGAATACAGAATGGTTGCCTCGCCATATGAAGGTAAATAGCCATTCTGTCCATTCCCAAACATATATGTCTCGGCGTATTCTGCCGCAGGTGCATTGCCAGTTCTCAATTGAGATATTATCGTGTCGGTATAAATGAAACCATGCGTTGCTTTATATAAGTCTGAGGATGCCACATTGATATCTAATATTGATGTATTGCTAATCAAAGTACCTTGACCTCCAAAAGCGTAGTTTTGGGCACTTATGGCTGTCGATACCATGAACGAATTGGTATCGGTTGAAATGCCTATACCACATACATCAGATGTTCCTTTACCAGATGATACCCATTCTTCTTTTGTGTAACGATTGTTATCCTTATCATAAATATATACACCGTTTGGAACAGGATTGTATTCATAGGTACAGAAAGGATGAACTTTATAGTAATCAATCTTAGACGTAACACGCATAGAACCATTAGCCCATCCAAAAGTCCAAGCGTTTGACGAATCATTTTGTGTCGAAGACCAATATCCAGCACTGCTAATAGCTGATCCACCTGCTGCGCTTATTGAAGCACCTATTTTAAATCTGTTTAGATAGGCAACGTTCCACTGTCCCATAGAAGGCAAATACCAAGAACCCGCTCCAAATCCTTCTGTAGAATAAGCTGCGCACTGATGTGCCGCCGTGCTTTCCGTTGGTTTCGTAAGTATGATGTTTTGAGAATTTGTCTTACCTGCAAAATCACAAAGAGCTAAAGAACTATTTGATTCTGTGGTTACATCATCAATAAGACCACTTGAATTTGTCCAACGTATAGGTTCTACACCCTGCAAAGCTATAAAATCAAAATCCTTGCTTCTTACATCAGTAATGACACCGACACAAGTTTTAGTACCGTCCAATTCAGTTGACCATGTTTTGTCACCATACACAAAATCACCAACTTTGGGACGGGAAATAAGCGATGAATCTTGTTTTGAAATTATCTTAAATGTTACATCTGCATTATTTGCAATCAAAATTTCTTTGTTGATGACAGGCGCATTTACATTCAACGTGCCTGATTGTGCTTCCAAAGGAGAAGGCGGGGTAACTGTATAATCATAGTTTCCATAAAGAACCTTGTTAACTGGAATGTCCGAACTTTTTGCCTTCTTTCCGTAGAAAGAGAATGTAATATTCAGATTTTTCAAATCATCTGTAGATAATGTACTTCCGTCAGAAGATTGTACGGCTACTTGCCATAAAGTCGAATTAGTCATTGTTTCTTCCAATAAAAGGTCAGAAAGCTGAAATCTTTGAATTACATCATTCTCCATTTCCGCTGCAAATTCTTCATTTGCAGAACCATAGTTTACGACTATCTTCAAATTGGACGGCACGCCGCTTACCTTAAAACCAAAATCCAAAGACTTGTGATAATCCACCGTTCCTCCTGTTCCGAATGTAAGAAGTCCAAGTGCTACCATTAAAAATCCAGCATCCACATTAAACAAAATATAACCCTCTGTAAGTGTGGGTGTTGATTCTTTGATTACACTCGTTAAGGTGAAATTCTTTTTTGTTTCATCCCAACTTCCTTCCCAACCGTTTATTTTTTGGCTGTTATACATATAAGCGAAAGAAACGACTTGACTGGGGTCACTTTCATTGTGTTTAACTGTTATCGGGAAAACAACTACACCATTGGGGAAATAAGTTTTTATTTGATCTGTTGTAATATTGTCTGGAAAAAGATAATTCTCATCCTCTTTGAATACAGGGCAGCCGGAAAAGTCCGCGTCACTGTCTTGCGACCATTCAAACTCTCCGCCATTAAACGTCATAGTAGCCACACCAGACGAATTAGTCGTCCCTTTGTATTTGTTGGACGAATCGCTTCGATCTGTCATTTCGATAATGGCATTCTCAATAGGAGAACTATCACTTTGACTTTTTACAGTAAATGTAACCGTTGAAGTTTGAAGCATCTCGACCGTTATGTTCTGATCTCCACCTGCAATTGTAAATTCACCTGTTACATCTTTATAACCGGATTTCTTTGCTGTATAGATATACTGTCCGTTCTTGTAAGTCAAAATAAGAATACCATCGGAAGCAGTAGTTCCGCTTGCAACGGGTGCATCTGGAGATTCTGCCTTGGCAAAACTTATAGCTACATCTTGTGTGGATGGGACAGTCCGGAAAGTAACGTTATATTTTACATAATCAGCTAAATCCAATTCAATGGTACTTGCGGTAGTTGCCACACTAAATGTTCCGCTTGGCACTTCCACCAGATTAGGATTATCCATACTTGTAGTAGGAATCTGATATTGATAATCCCCTGTAGGAAGATCAATTGCCGCGATACCCTGACTGTTTGTTACAATGGTTTCAGGAAGTGCCCTTGCGCTACTTTGCCCTACAATTATCTTTACATCCGCCAAAGCAGAATTTCCTACCTTTGTATGGAATGTAACTGTCGCTCCAGGAACAAGTGTTATCTGTACACTTTTTTCAGCTTCTTCGATTCGCACATTTCCTGTCCCGTTTAAAAAACCTGTTTTTGAATAAGCGTAAGTATGCGTTCCTGTGGAAAGATTTATTGTTGCTATACCGTCTTGCCCCGTTGTGATTGTATCATTACCATCAATAGTAATTTCAACGCCTTGTGTGGCTGGTGAAGTTGTAAATGTAGTTTCAAATCCATAAGTCAATTCTATCACTTTCTCCTGATCGGCATCCTGAACACTTCCCACTCCTTCTTCCGGCGAATATCCTGTGAGTGACGCATTCCAATCATAAGCACCGTTTACAACCTGTACTGGATCGGTTGTGCCATCTTCCTTTGTTGTAAGCGTAGTAGAACCATCCACAAGAGCCTCACCACTTACGTTAATAGTAACACCTTGTAAAACCGTTTTTTCTGCCGCACTGACTTTGAAAGACAAATTCCAGATTTTCTTTAATATCTGGGTAAAAGTTTCTTCACCGGAAACTTCAAAAGATAATTCTTCACCTTTATAACCGTCTTTCGCAAAAGTAGCATTGTAACTTCCTGCTTTCAAACTGGCTGTAGCTTCACCGCTTGCATTTGTTGTAAGAGCATCTTCCCTACCGTATATCTGAATTTCAACATCCTGTAAAAGATTAGGAGAAGCCATATTGTCCTTTACAACAAACGTAACATCATAAGACATTGCTGTAACCGTAACCGCTACATTCTTGTCTGCGTTTGACACTATAACACTACTTTCTGTCGACACATAGCCAGCTTTAGCGACTGTATAAGAATAAGTGCCATTAGAAAGGGGAATTGTTACCAAACCACCTTGTGAAGTCTGATAATCGTTATCATTAATATGAATATTTGCATTACCGACTGCAATACCTTCATCTGTTGTTACCGCAAAAGTAATATTATACTTTCTGTACCCCATGCTTATACCAAGCAACGGTATGTCCACACTTGCTACCGTCAAATCATCGGAATAATCTTCCATTCCGGTAGCTGTAACGGTAAACGGATATATACCGTTCTTTAACTGCAAAGATACCTGTCCGTTTGATTGCGTCTGATAAGTATTGTTATTGATAGTTACCGTAGCGTTTCCGATAGGCTGTTGTTCTGGGTCTCTTACAGACATGATCACATTATATAACCTTGCCTGTAAATTGACAACAGAACTGTTATCACTATCCAGAACAGTAACCGAAGAATTGCCGTCATAATAGCCGGATTTTGTAACAGTATAAGGGTACGTGCCGTTTTGCAGACTTACAGTAACTTGACCGTTATCGTCAGTAGGATAGGAACTGCTATTAATATTTACTGCCGCACCCTGAACCGGTTCGTTGTTATCACTATCCAGAACAGTAATAACAACATTATGATGTTTCAATACAAGGGTTCTTTCGACATTAACATTCTGTCCCTGTACATTAAACGAACCAGTCAAATCATCGTATCCTCTTTTTGTAATAGTATAATTGTATTCACCGTTCTTCAATTTTGTAGTTGCTTGCCCTAAACTGTTTACAGGTAGTGCAGACGGTTGTCCTTGTATTGTTACAAGTGCACCTTCTGCCGGCGTACCTTGATTTACTTGATAAATATTAAACAAAACATCGTACAAGAAATAATCCAATTCAAATGTTACATCTGCATTTGAATTATTAACTGTAATTGACCCGTTCAATGTGTCGTATCCGACTTTTTCAATCGTCACAGGGTATTGACCGTTTACAAGCGGAATTTCCGCTTCTCCCTGTTGATTAGTAAGATATTGACCGTTATTTACTCTAACAACAGCATTAACAATAGGAACGTTTTCTGTATCTTTTACAATAACTGTAATCGTCCATACGGTAAACTCCATTTCTACATTTACCTGTGCGTTACTACCCTGTACGACTACATTGTTGGAATAATCATCGTATCCCAACTTTGAAATCAAATAAGGATAATTCCCGTTTCTTGCCGACAAAGTAGCAACACCCTCTATATTGGTAGTGGTTGTTCTATTGTCCATTGTCACATTTGCATAAGGTACTGCTTCACCCCTTTCATCTCGTACACGGAAAGTAACCGTATAAGGTGCTCTAACCATTTCCACATCAATGGAAACAGTGCCATTCAGAACAACAAATGTTCCTTCTACCGGAATATACCCTTGCAAAGAAGCAATATATGAGTATTGCCCATTTGCAAGCTGTAAAGAAGCCTGTCCCTGTTCGTTTGTAATAATACCGTTATTACCAATAGAAATATTTACACCTTCTACCGGGTTCCCATCTGAATCTTTTACATTGAAAAATGCTGTCTGATAAAGATTCAAAGAGCTGTCATTAATACCGACAAACAAATCTTCTGATTCCGCCGGATAGAACAAAGGTGAAAGATTACTGTCAGAATCATACAGAATATTACCATCCTGATCGCGCATAATAAATCCTTTGATGCGCGGCAATTGATTTGCCGGGACTTGCTGATCGTAATACGGGAAAAAGTATTCATCCGGCACATATTTCACGCCTTCTGTCTTTTTCACAATATCCAACAAATCGTCCCATTCAACAACATCGCCCGGTGTCCAAAAACGGAAATCCAAATACTTAGTAAGATTTACTTGAATATTCTGGCGCACCGTAGCTACATCATAATCCGGCTGTAATTGCACACGGAAATCCAATCCTCTTTCAGAACCGACATAAAACCAATCTATATTTTTAAGAGAAATCCCTACAACTTTCCCCTCTATATTCAAATCCGAAAGACTGAAATACCCTTGTACCTGTTCAAGCAATGTTCCTAATTCATCCTCCGTAAAGAAAATACCATTTTGTGATACGATATAAAGGTTATAAATGCCTTGTTCGTTTAATCCAGCAGCCATCACCTTTAAAACACGATCATCAATACCGTTCAATACTTGTGTCCAGTATTCTACAGTATTCTTACTTAGAACATTCAGATTGTTTTTGATACGAATACGAAAAGTTTCGTCATCTTCACTATCCCGTCCACCAATAGCATAATACTCATTCGTACATTCAATATGTCCTTGTGGTTGTGGGTTGACATTCGTAATACTATTAGGCGCAACATTGGTGGTATAGCCCGCATTCACGCTCCTTACCTTTACATAACCATAACCGCTTTCGCCCACTGTAAGAGATTCATCCACCTGAAAACGAATACCATTCTTACTTACAAAAGTAACAGTGGTATCATACACAGTGCCCGGATCAGCAGACACCCTAATGTAAGTTGAAGAACCGAGTGCTCCCTTTCGAGGACTTACCCCATACAAAGCAGCCGCCTTATCCAAATAAACGCCGGTTGCCGTGTCTGGGAATATCTGCGCTTCTTTTATGGCAATATCTTTCATTGCCTTTTGAGCCACTTTAGCTACACCGAATGCAGTTGCGTTCACAACCGAACCGTCTGCCACATTGCTTACTTTGGCAGTTTTATCCAAAAACATCTCTATAAAGAGATTTTTCAAATTGGTTATCGTTGCACTTGTTTTCGTTATCATCTGAATATCAATTATATAGGAACATTAACTAAATAATCTTTCTTTGTTACGGTTTTACATTGCAAAGAAAGGAATACTGCATCATCCTCTCTTTTTACGTCCATAAGTTCCACAGAATCCCATCTCGAATCTCTTTGGAACATATTCATAACGTTCTTAAAAATAGACGGATATTGAATGGCGTTTACTGTCGTACCAATAAACTCATTCGCAATACCATAATCCTTAAATTCAGGTATTGCACCCTTTTGTGCAGACAAGATGGCATCAAGAGCTTGCCGTATAGCATCATCTCCTACCACTATCTTCAAATCGTCATTTTCAAACACAAAATTAAGGTCAATATCCCGTCCCAATATATTGTCGCCTACCAATACGTCTACTACCGTGTCAAGATAATTGTTGCCGATATTTTTAAGGTTGACATAAAAAATACCTCCACCATCGGTAAATGAATAATCAGTTTCCTCTATATATTGAGGAATTGTAATATTCATCCAATCATCTTCCGGGTTTTCACTATTAAGTTGTCTTGCCACATCTTCAAACCGCTCTCCCGTTCTCAAATGTTTTTCAAGCTGCAAAGTATTGTTTCTCTCCAAAGAAGAACTACGGAGCCACCTTGCAGAACTTTTTATAGTAGAAAGTTTGGTTTGCGTTTCTGTAAAATTATCCAATATCTCCCACATGGAAATATCATCCAAAGTATTCTCATGTAAGATAAATAGAGGTTCAATCGTTTCGGATTCTCTTACCAACTCAACCAAACGCAAAAAAGAATCCTTATCAAGCTCACCACCATTACTATAATAGTCAGCAATCAAAGGATAATCGTTGGTACAAAAATCCACAAACTTCTGAAAGTAGGACTTTATATCGTACCCGGTTATTCTGAAAAATTTATCGAACATATCTTCAACCATTGCCCAATAATCCTTTTGAAAGTGAACTTGCAAACTCATTTATCCCCTTTTGTATGACATTAGAGGAACACATTGATACAAGGGAACTCTTAGCTCCTTTCGTTGCGGAAACAGCCTCCAAAGGAGCTATAACCGTCATTTCAAGATTATATTCCCATATCATATTTTTAGAAATATTCTGACTGAACGTTACCCCTCTTGGCGGGATAGTAACCAAATAGCTTTCTCCTAATGCCATATTATAAAAATACAACTTCATAGGAAAGCCCAATTCATCCACCCCGTTACTTTTGTCTATAATAGACTGCAATATCTTAATACAACCATATCCGGTTTTTATGCCAGCATTAAAAGAAGGCATTGTAAGTGAACTTGTACTTTTCCCTTGCAATTGGTAAAGATAACGTTTTCCTGCTGCTATACTGAAAGCCGCACCGGTTAAAGAAACGCTATCGGAACCGGATAAAAGAATCTTGAATGTTCGTCCAAAATTCCCTTTTATGGATATAGATTGCGGCATAAATACCGGAGAAGTCAAAACAGTAACGCCACCTGCCGTATTAACCACAGTTGTTCTTTTCGGCTCACTCTTGTCAATACTTTCCGGGCTAATAGGAAAAGTGAAGACATCAATCGTATTATCCTTAGAATCTGCCAATTCCAAAGAGCACATATACACCTCAAAATCATTCGGGAATTGCGTTGCCATCATGGAACGTCCCAAATTTTTAAGCGTTGATTTTGCTGTCTTAACTACTGAATCCAAAACTGCCACGGCTATAAGTGTTTAAATTGTTTCTCAAAAGTACAAACTTTTTCTTGTAACACACTATCCCTGTGTTATTTTTTCATTCTCATAATCAGAAGCATTGAAAGATTGTGCCGATTGCATAGGAGAAGTAACAGGTACAGGTGCAGGACTTGGTACACCCGCTGTTGCGCTAACCAAAAATGAACCGGCTGGTACATTATGTGTATGAGAATTGAATGTGTTTACAAATGCGTTCAACTTACTTGTAAGATTATCCAGTTCCACCAATCCTTTCAGCCCTCCACCATTGAACTCAATTATATCATTGTTCATTTTGAGTGTAGAAGCTCCTGTTTTCAAATCCAACTGTTCTTTAGTTATTGTACTTTGTACATCATCCCCAATTTTAACCGACACACCTGTATCATCTACCTGTAAAGATTGTTCAAGTTCTTCTGTTTTCCAATGAAAAAAAACCTTTTCCAAATCCATAGAAACACGTCTTTCTTCTTCCTCCGGTTTTTCAGGATTGACAATTTTAGCTTCCATTTGGGTATAACTCTTTACAGAAATCATTTCACCACCCGTCACATTCACTTTACCGGTAGATTCAATATTCACCTCCGATTCAAAGGAACCGGTTGCTTTCACATTTACAGAAGCCTTTTCAGGGGAATTAATAGAAACAGAAATTGTATTATCAGTAGGGTCAACCATCAAAGAGGCCGTCACATTTCCTATTGTTTTTCTAAACCGGAAGGTATTCTCTTTCCACATAGGAGATTGATCGTTTTTACAATAACTTCCTACTACAATAGGAATACCGTCATACGGATTAGTAGCTATCACCACTGCCGACCCTTGCTCATTTTCTTTTAAAGGAAACTCTATATTCGCCAACACTTCGTTTGTGATATATATATCCCTAAAGAAAACACCGCCATTTCCCATAACAGAAACACGCCCGGTACGAAAGCAAGTCTCTACATACAAATCCCTGTCCACTCCGTTAGGAATGACTATAAACCCAAATGAAATAGGTTCAGAAGAACCGTTTAATTTTCTTACCTTTCCCCCTGCCATAATTAACTAAACATCTTACGATTCAAAAAATAATCAAACTGATCTTTATCCACTTTAGGCATGACAAGCGTTGTTATTTTATCCGCTTCTGCTTGCTTTGCTGCATTTCTTATTTCTGTCAAATCAATCAATTTGAAATAATCCGGTTTGACATCTTTACTTTCTTCTCCGGCATTATCCTGCCGGTTCTTTACATTCGAGAAAGAGTTAGAAAGAATCGGCATATACATACCTCTTTCTACTTGTAAAATCGTTTGTCTTTGCAAATTACCGTCCAAAAACGAAACATTATTTACAACCGAAGAAACATAGAAGAACTCATTTGTCGGCTCAAAATAAATAAACGTCCCAACCTTTATTCTTCTATCCCCATTGATCGTAATAGTTCCTGTCCTTGTAAACGGCAAATAAGCTGTTGATTCCATAATGTAAATCAAATCGTTTGTTGCGGCTGCCTGAAAATTTGCAAGAGATCGAGTTGCTTCCGTACCCTCCAAATCCTTGTAATTCAAATATTGATCCGTAAAGGACATTTTCTTATTACCAAAAACCTCTGCATACTCATTCAAATATACAATAGGAACAAAAGCAAGACTTGTTGTATTTGTTTGCCCAGCATGATTGCTCATAACTTTTAGCTGATACCATGAATAACTTCTTGTATCATAAGACAAATCATATCCGTGCATGCTTTCAGACTTAACTGTAATATACTGCCCGTTCTTATATGCACCCAAAATAGCATCCTTGTTGAACGGTGGTTGTCTTACCACAAGGTCTATAGTATTGACGTAAGTATCAAAATAAAACTCAACCAAAGGGAATTGACAAATCCTATTCATATACTCCAAAAGTGTACCGTTTGGATTGGCAATAGAAGAATCTATGAGTACCCTTTTTTCAAGCACATCTTCCACAAATACTTTGAATATTTGCCAAATTCCATTTACAGATTGTTTTTCGTCTACACCTATATCGTAACTTTCCGTTCTTTTATCTTGCCATGAATCAAACACACTATTCTTTGTTATACCTATGTTTGACATCACATTCACAATAAACCAAATACATTCCCGGATAGGCTTCATTTGATACGACCACAAAAGATTGGAGAATGCACCTGTAAGGACGTTTCTTTTAAACCAAATACTGTCTTCGCTCATTTCATACCAATGAGAAAATGTATCGGTTGCATTAAGCAAAGGGATAAAATAGCAACCATCATCTGAAAACAATTTGTTTATATCCCGTCCTTCTATTGTAATGGATTTTATGTTTCCTTGTGCTTCGTAAGATGTGGTACAAGTATCTACAAACCCTATCATATCCCAAATATTGTCCTTAGCTACTTTAGAAACAGGAATTTCCAAATCGACACGTTTGCCAAAATCCACATCTCCTTTATTGTTTTCTTTTTGTAAACGTTCAAACCGTATAAAGACAATATCGTTGTTTTGTATAAATTTCTCTTGGAAGGACTTGACTTGCGCACCGGTAATAGAAACTGTATTAAATTGTTCCAAAACAGAATCCCCAAACTTAAATGAGCTTCCATTAAAATAAAAAGGTGCTAACAAAATGCTAAACTCTCCTGTTTGTTTAGATTTAGTTGTAACCGTCTGCAACACATAAGGAGATAGATCAATCACTTTGCCAATTGATTTTATGTACATCCATACCCGAATGTTCATAGATATTATTTTGGCGTTTATCCCGGTTCCTTCCAATGCAGAAGTTACATTTGTATCAGGCAAATATTCAGGATCACTTATCAGTTCTTCATAGTTATCTCCCCAATATGCTTTAAAACTTCCTTGTGAAACAAACTGCCCTTCTTTTGCGGCTTTCACAAGAGAAATAGGTGAATCTCCTTTAGGACACCACAAAACCGTCCCCTGCTTTATATAAGGCAACGTGCCGGAATCATAGTCACTTTTGTATTTGACTTGTTCTTCTTTATCATACGTTCCCCAAATGATATCCAGATTTGTGATACCCTTACCATTTTCAACCTTCATCAATTCAGAGGGTGTAAATTTCTTTTTCCCAGACGGAAGAATTTTTTGCCAATAATTTATAAAGTCCTCCGGTTTTGCTTGTTGATAGCTTTCCAGAGGATAAATAGGTGGATTTTTTAATTCTTTATTTTTTTCTTCTGTCATAGATTACTCCTCCTCTTTTTTTGAGCCTTTAAGAAAACCATACATCAAAAGAGATGGAAAATTATGAAATGCAGTAGATAGCTGCTGCATAGTTGATCCATCATTCTTTTTGTACGCTTCCATAAAACGTGTATAATAACTTTCCACCAAAGACGATGTATCTGAAATGGACGTATAAATACCATTTATAGCATTCAATATCTTATCCAATCTATCTATATTCGTTTCCCCAATACCAATCATCCTATTTTCATAAGCCGACATCATCTTTTCTCCTGTCGTAACAGTTCTTTCGGCAGCAGTAGGTTCATATCTATTTGTCGGATCGTTACGTTGCTGTAAGGCTTGTTCCGCTTGACGAACCGTTTCAAATATCTTCTCGTAATCAAAATTACCACCTGCCGTAAGTTCATTAACATCTGTCCATGTAAGGTTTGTGAAAGCTCCCTTCATAAGATTACGCATCATTTCAAGGCTTCCGCCTGAATATTGCTGTAAAATCTGCAAAAATTCTCTCATAATATCAGGGTCTTTCGTCAAATCGTCCATTTTTGCAAACGCTTCCGAAGGTGTGCTGGCTCCTGTTGCCTGTTGTACCGCTCTAAGAAGTAGGGTTTGTGTTACTTCATCCTGTGAAATTCCTTTGCCCATAAAAGCCTCTTGAACCCGTTCAAGCTGTCTACCTTCCATTCCTGTTTGCAGACGAACGGCACGCATAATAGCAGCTATGTTTGCCGCATCTATCTCACCTGTTCGAGAAAGGATATCATCGGCAGAACGGATAAAGGTAGTCATACTTTCATCCATTGTAGAGGCAATCTCACTAAGAGGAATTTGAAGCTGTTTCATTGTCTGCTCAAATGAACGGATAATAGCAGATGAAGAAGCTGTTTGTCCTTCCTCTGTACGGGCAAAACGCATCGCCCCTTGCATTCCCATTACCGACTGATCGCTAAGCCCGTATAAACGCTGTACAGCCATCAAACTTTGTGTTTCCGGTACAGGTGCTACAGTTACTTCTTTTCCGCCGGCGGCACGAATAAGTTCAGCACGTCTTTGAATGTATTCACCTACATTCATTCCCAAAGCAGAAGAAGCGTAGCTACCCTCTCTGAAAGCCGTAGCCATAGATTGTCCGGCAGTTGTTCCCATTGTTTGAGAATAGGCTATAGTTCTTTTTTGAGCTTCCATAGCTTTTTCTACAGAAGTCGTAAAAATACCAGCAACCACATTTGCAATAGCCGTTGTAACTCCGCCTAAAAATCCTCCTACACCGGGGATTAAAGAAAGCCCTTCCCCTAAAATTCCGCCTAAAGAAGAAATAATCCCGCCACCCATAGCAGCCGGACTTTGGAAAGTGGCTCCTACGCCGGAAATAACCCTTGTTGCGATATTGGTAGCAGTGCTTCTATCGCTGCCTCTTTCCACATTTTCTTGTCTTTCCCTTGTAATAGTAGTTGGCTCTCTGTCTACCGGTGTCGGGGTGGGAACCGGAATAGGTTGTATTCCTGAACCTCCGCCAGATGTACCCCTTCCGTTGTACAAAGTTTCATCTATAGAAAAAGTACCTTCCTGTATGGCTTCTAAAGCTCTTGTGCCGGCTTGTACTTGTTGAAGTATTTGTCCGGCTATACCGGAAATATCGCCATTCCCAGAAGCGATCGCCTCCACCACAGAAGCAAAACCTTCTTTATTGATACCCAAAAGTGCATTCAAATCTATAGCCCTTGCACCACCGGTTTGATAAACGTCAAGTTGTCCTCTAAGACTATCTATTTCGTCTTGCTTCGTTCTTCTCTTTCTTCGAGTAGGAGTTGGTTGTTCTGTTTCTCCTTCTTCCGGTTGTGGGGTTGGTTGAGTGGGACGAACAGGAGAAACAGGTTGCCTTCCTCTTTCGGAATTTTGTCGTCCCAAAAGATTCAATTGTTCCCTAAGCTGATTGATAGCATCATTTTGCTGACGAAGAATATTGTCGTTGTTTTCAACGATCCTTCGCTGAATACTTTCCATTTCCCCACCTATAGACCTAAGTTGAGAAGTGTCTACCGAAACTCTAAGCCTTTTCTCCGCGTTCGCCATTTTCCTTTATCTCTTTTGCTTTCTGTTCAAACTCGATCATCTTAAACATCTGATCTTCATAGAAAGCAGTATCTTGTTCCGAAATTCCACCTTCCGGTGCTTTTAGCCAATCTCCAATATTAGGAATATATTCTTGTTTTTCTTTTTCTTCTTTTTCCTGTTGCAGTTCATAAAAAACTTTGTCTTCTTCAAATTCCATAAGTTCTGCAAAAAAATCACATTTCTTATGTTCTTCTGAAAGAAACGGGATTTTATGTTTATTCCTATACCATCTATCAATAGGAAACATATTGTCCCATCTTATGACAAAATTTTTATATTCTTCCCGATTCATCAGTCTACAGATGAAAGAATTTTTTCAGCCTCCTTCAAGAACGGGAAAATATCGTGCATATAAATATCACAAATTTCTTTGTAATCTTTCAGTCCCAATTCAGAGAAACTTTTCACTTTCAAATCGGACATCAATTGTGGGCACAAAACAGAAAGTGCAGCTTCCACATCTATCATATCCAAAGCACGCTGCGCAGAAATGGTAGGGTTGCCAATCATAGAGTTGTAACTCCCTTTACCCAATCTCTGTTTATTTACCTCAATTTGGTAATACTGTCCAACATTCGGGAAACTGATCTCGTACTTTCTTCCTTTCACTGTAATCTCTTTCGATTCCATACTATATGATTTTTAATTGATTGATATATGCAAAGATAATGATAAAAGAGAAAAAGCGGAATTTTCATCCCGCTTTCTAAAAAGATTATCTATTCTTTTCAACATCCTTTAAAACGATTTCTTCTTTAATCCCTAATTCGTCTCTTATAAAATCTACTAATTCCTGCGACCCTTCTATTAATCTATCTTTTTTCTTTATATTTAGCTTACCCCACAAAGGCTGTAAATTCATCCAATTAAAGCAAACTCTTTGGTGGATTGGGTTCATTAAATCAAAAGCAGAACAAGGAACTATATGATCAATGTGCCAAGTTTTATGATTATAATTATCCCAGCTCATACCTTCACAAAATTGTGATTCAATGTGTTTTTTTAAATCTTGGACAGAGCATCCAACAAGTTCTATAGTAGAAGCAGCTTTAGAGCCATTTTTTATCGCTAATCTAACTCTATTTCTTAAAGCAGTCTCTAATTTATATTCAGGACTTTCATTCCAAAGCCTCTTTCTATATTGTCTTTTTGTTTCCTTTCCATGTTCAGATTCTCTATATTTTTTTGAAGATTGTTTAAATGATTCCGATTTTCTGTATTCAGAAAAATATTCTTTCCCTTTTTCTGAATTTCTAAATTTTGCCATCTTTTTTCTGTTTTTCTCTCTATATTCTTCTGTATGCGATTTTTCTCTACGATAAGCGTTATAGCAATCTTTACATGAAAAATGAATACCAAGTCTATTGGTATTGTCTTTTGGGAACATCTCTATAGGAAGTTTTTTACCACAAGTAGTACATTCAAAAATTTCATTTCCATTTTCGTCTATTTCAATTTCTTTTAATTTCTTTGGATGTGCCAAGTTTTTATGATAATACTCGTGTGATTTTTGCCTATTTTTCTCTTTATATTCAGGATCATTTCTCTTTCGCTCATTCTGTCTTTTCCTACTTTCTTCTCCTTTTTCAGACAAACGATATTTTTTATGGATTTGCTTTCTTCTTTCCTTTTCCTCATCTGTCATATTTTTATGAGAAAGACATTCTTTACATCTACAAGTAAATCCATCAGAAGAATAGCTGTTCTTTTGAAAATTCTCAATAGGGAGTTCTCTCTTGCACTTAGAGCAAATTTTTGTACCTTTGTCAAAATTAGCTTTCATAACCAAAACCAATTTAAGTTCAATTTATCGAAATCTGCCCATACATTGACTGCAATCTTTGTATGGGCATTTATTGTTATACACAACAAAGGTAAGAACTTTAGATATAACATCTTCAATTCTTACCTTTAAAAATGACGTTAATAAAATCTAATTGCCTCAATATTCGGCAGTTACGACGGGGTTAAGATACCTAATATTGACATTATAGGAAGCAACAGATTGCTCCTGCAACTGCCAATTCTGATTTTCAATGAAACACGGAGTTAAAAGAGCAACCGTCTGCCCTGTCGGATCAACCTGCGTCACCATCTTACGGGCATCATCAAAGTTCTGTACCAATTTCTTATAGATCATGATAGAGAATCCTTGCTCTGCAAATGTAAGGGTATCTAAAACTTCCTGCAAAGTCCCCAGACGGTGAATCATCGCTTCCACCACCGGAGCTTTGAAAGACAAGAAGAACTGATCTACCGTTGCCGAACATCTGTAGGAAACCGGCGGGATTTCCTGAATAGGCAAACTACCCAATCCCTGTACGTCCACACGATTGATTTGTTCCTGTACAGTTATATTTCTGACAAAACCGGCTGTTTCGTTGCCGATCTTGATATATGCCATAGGTGCACTGAATGTCTGCATAATATCTATGTTTTAGAATTATTATCCACGAATTAAGAAGCCTGTGAAGAACAACTTGTTGATTTCATTGTTAACAACGATCTTGTAGGTTACAAACCAAGCATCTTCCTGTCTTGTAACAAGAACGTCTTTGAATGAAAGTAATAGGTTATCCTGTGCCTTATTTGCCACTCTCGATTGCAAATAAGCAACCGTCCAGTCTTTCACCGCACCGGCAGACAATGTATTGACGTTTACACCGTTTTCCTGTCCCAACAAGTCAATAGAAGCGTTTACAACCAATTCCTTGTTGATTTGAGCAACGATACGCATAAACTGAATGCTGTGGCTCTGTCCGTTTGAATTGAACAACACTTTGTTGTCCTGTAAAGTGTTTACACCTTGTAATACGACAAAGTTGTTCGTATAGTCATTGTAAACCGTCACAAGCATACCGGCATTCAAAGCCTTAGTTTTTTCCGTATCATTCAAAGTGTGCTTCAACTTGTCGATACCGATTGTCTTGTTTGTAACCGGGATATAAGGCGGTTTTCCTGCCGTTCTACCCAAAATACAACACAAGTTATACATTACTCCCCACCAGCGTGTTTTGATACCTGTAATACCGGAAGTCATACCTGCACCGCCATGTACCAACTGAACCAGCTCGCTGTTGAATCCTTTCGCCAAATCAAGTGATTTAGAGAAATTGGCGGCATCGTCATAACCTCCCACAAACAAGAAGTGGGTGTACTTAGCTTGACTATTCATATGAGCAATGTACTGTTTCTGCAATGCGGAATCAGCATTTGTACCGAACTGATCCATAAGAGCAAAGCTATAGTCCAAACCTGTAATTGCTTCCATAACTTTCGCCATGTTGTCAGTATTGTAAGTTTCAGTACCGCCCTTTGCCAAGAAATAGGATTTACCAGCCAGTGCAGTAATAACGTCACTCTCAGATACCGTTCCTTCTCCTTGTACTTTCGCGTTTTCTGTCAATACAAACAGGTTAGCAAAATTGGAATCGGATTTAGCCCATTCAAGCAAAGTTCCAATATTGTCAAATTCCGGTGACTGCAATACCAATGTAGGTGCTGCTTGATCTTCCGGCGTTTCTCCAATAGGGTAATCATCTTCTGCGTATCCTGTAAAAGAACCGACATAGAATTTCATGATCCATTTTGCCGGATCGTCTACGCCTTTCACAATGGATACACCATAACCGGTAATCAAATTACCAGCTTCGGAAAGTTTGCCATTTGCTCCCAAACCTTCATCCAGTGTCTTTACTTCAAACGTGCCACCTGCTGTAGTAGCAAAAATAATAGTTGCAGAAGTAGTCTTAGCTGCCCTTACATACAAAAGTTGAGAGATACCTGTAGAAGCCGGGTTTGTATAATCCGGTGTAAAAAGGCCTTCTGCAATCTTCCAGAACATGCCTCCCTTTACAAAAGAACGGAACTCTGCAAGGGTGTCAAACGTATAGACAGAATCCAATCCTTGAAAGTTTTCTCCATCTATACCAGAACCACCACCCCAATTTGCACCATAAACGCCACTATCTATGACCAAAACCTTTGAATAATCTAATGTTCTGGCTGGGCTTGTTTCTCCAGATACGATCCGACTATACGCACCCGGTAAGGTTATTTGTTTATTACCAAAAATATACGATGTAGCCATAATTTATTGATTTTCAATTTGTTATCGAATTATTATTTGATTTTATTTAAAAACACATTCAAAAATTAAATCAATTAATTTGCCAAAAACTTCAAAACAATTATTTTAAGTAATTACGACAAAAATCTAATAATTAAATGTATTAATTAATTCTTACACATAAATCAAACTACCTCAAAGGTAATCATTTTTCAATCAACGAACTATCTGAACCCCACAATTTCTGATTCTACACCTGGAAGTCCGTCAATAGAAGTCGGGTCACCAAGAGCAATGCTATCCACTTGATTCACTTTCCCAAAGATGATCTTTCCGAGTAAAGACGTATCCACCAATCCCGGTACTATTTCTTCTGACGATAAATCAAGTCCGATAGAACGAATGAAAATAGGTGTCGGCATCAGATTGTTTTGCATCATAAGCTCCTTCATGGTAAATTCTATTTTAAGGAACTGTGAAGCCAAAGTATCCCAAGAGCCAAGTAGTAATGCGTACAAAATCTCTGACATTAAAATTGATTCATTCATGTTTACAGAAAAACACATGATTTCCAAACCATACTGCCTTGTGTCTCTATACATAGGAACACCACCCATAAAAGATTCTATTTTACCTATAGAATTAGCGATACCACCTGTCTTTCCAGGTTCCCGAATAACGTATGCCGGCAGTCCTGTTTTGTCTTTCGGATATTCCAAAACTACCTTTATATTGTTCGGGTTTGTTTCTTTCCTTAAAAAGATATTTTTTGCTTGTTCGTAATAATTGAAAGAACCGTCCTGTGTATCTCCCAATACTTTATACAAGAAAGAATCCTTTTCATCCGTTTTACTTTCGAAGTCCGTTTGTACATATTCCAAACAGGCTTCCACTATCTTTTTTATTTTGACTATCTGTAGCATCGTTACATCTCATTTAAAAATTGATCAATCACCTTGTCTGCAACAACATCTATCTTTGCTTGCTCAAGAGCTTTGTCCATAAGTTTATATGGAACAATACCACCATTCCACCAACTATTAGGATCAGAGTTTTCGCTCACCCTTCTCCATGTAAAGTAACCACTTCTCTTTTCTTTTTCAGTAGAAGCAATATTTACTTTAGTCAAACCCTGATAAATAGGAGCTTTGTGCATGTAAGCCGGTTTGTTTACGCCCAACCTATTTATTGCTTTTCTTTGTCCTTTTTCAGAAAAACTTTCTGGTAAATTATCGCTTCCTAATCTTCCTGTCTTCTGAACTGCGTTGTAAATTTGTTGTGGCATTACCGAAGCAAACAATCCCGAATCCGCTACAGCTTCCGGTGTTGCATGTCTAAATGGAATGTCTATATACCAACCTCCATCCTGCGCAATCTTTCTTTTTGGGGAATTTCTAAAACCTTCCTTTTCATCAAAAGGCGGCTGTCCTTCTTCTATCATCAAAGGAATAGAAGAAGCCCTGTTTGTCAACCCGAATGTAACTGACAAAGGGGATTCTCTTTCAATGAAAACTCCCCTTTTATATTCATTTCTTGTAGTACGAAGTTCCCGGTTTATTAGATTTTCCCACCTAAGCTGATATTCAGTTATAACAGCATCTATAATAGAAGCACCTAAAAACGTAGATTGACCCTGTGAAAGATCAAATTCTTCCACCAAATCACTTAAATCTATGTTGATAGGCACTACCATCACTCACTCACTTTCATTTGAATATTGTCGTTCAATATAACTCCCGATCCATCAAAATTAGGTTTTTCAGACACAATCAAATGTGTCCTTCTTGCCACTGCTTGAATAGGAAGTCTTGTTCTTTCCAGTTGTCCCGTTTCCTTATTTTTCTTCCAAGAAGCTCGGACTTCATGAGGAAAGTCCAGTACATGAAATTCCAATTGATGCTGATAATAAATGCTTACAACCGGATTTAAGGACATATCAGCCGTCAAAATTACGCAATAAGGGTTTGTATCACTTATCTTGTAATCTGCCGGAGAAAGCTGTCTCAAAGGCTCTGTAGACGATTCAAACACATGTATGCTGTAAATACTCAATGGTTTGTAAGTCGTAAACACAAAAAAGTTCTCCCCATCCGTTCTTACAGGCAAATTTTCACTAAAGTAAGAGAACTCTTTTAAAATTGTGATCCGGTCAAAATACCCTAAATTGGGCTTATCAACATCTGTTACTGTTATGTTAATTGTCCCTATCAGTTCTTCCGACCAACGTTTGTAACTGTTATCCCCGTTTATGCCGGTTATAAGAGCATGAGTATTTGTAGGGTTGATGTAGAAATAACCTGTACCGAAACAATTCTGACAATCCACCAAAGGCGCGTCCGGTGCGTTACAAGGACATCTTAACGCCTTTTCCAATATCACCTCGTACCCTTTCAAATAAACAGCAGAATCGAACTCTGAACGTATAAATTCAGGACTTGCGTTACTCAAAGGAGGAACCGGTGTTTGTAAAATACTTTTAGCCATCTCTCACCTCCTTACAATACCATAAACCTAAATTCATCGTACACGAGCTTTATCCGCCCTACAGTTTCCTCTATCTCCTTTTGATACTGTTTCAAACGTGCCCCGTAACCTGCATTTTCAGCAGAAGCGGTAGAGTTGATAGATTGTCTTAATCCATCTATTTCCAAGTGCATAGAAGCTATACCGGGTAAACTGAATATCATATCTCCGGCAATATTAAGCGGGCCGAACGAAGCAAGTTTACCAACAAGATTAATCAAATCGGCAGGCATTTTATCCAAATCAAAACCGGTTATATATTGAATATCCCAATAATCTGGTATGTTTGTAAACCGCTGGAAGCCTATCTGAGTTGTCATTCCGGTAAGGATAACATCTGCGTTCGCATTGACCGAATTTGCACCGGTAGGAACAACACTCATTCTTCGTTTTCCTATCCCGTCCATATCTTTCTCACAACTAAGCCAACCTTGCGGGTAAATAATCTGCTCCATCTTATTAAGCATACCTGTAAGTGCAAGTGGAACTCTTACCGGGCAGTTAGTTTGAATGATAGGAAATTGTTGGAAATAATCTGTTCTGTAATAAGAATGTGTTTCCGATTCAACTAATTGCTTTACAAATTTGAGATTAAAATAATTCTCGATCTCTCTCTGTGCAGCACTCAAATAAGTTCTAAGTGATTCATCAGAAAAAGAAGTCCCCGTACCGGCTTGTATGGTAATACCGTACAGGTAATTGTTCCACATCTCCGCAACGGAAATAACAGAACCCGTATTTTTCTTATACTTTACTGTAAAAATCAGTTGTCCCGGCATAGCTCAAATATCTTTTTACTTTTTGGGTAACGCAATTATAGCATCAATCAGTTCGTCCTTCTGATCTTCTTTAAATCTTCCGGCTTTCTGCTTACTCATTCCGTTTTCAATAGCAAGTGCCTTCAAATCCTCAAAAGTCATTTTAGATATATCTTCCTTTAAAGAAGCAATTTCTTCTTCTGTTGCGCCGGCTTCTTCTTTAACCGGTTCTTCCACAGTTTCTTTCGGCTGACCACCGTTAGACAGTCTTTCAACCTCTTTTTTCCAAACGTCAATAGACTGCTCCAATTGTTCGATTTTCTTGTTCTTATCTTTGATAATACCGTTCAAACGAGCAATTTCAAACTCGTATTCTTCTTTCAGAACTTTCAGAGCTTCATCAGTATCTTTTTCAGATTCAGATTTTTCCTTTTCAAGCGTATTAGCTTCTTCTTCCAAAGCAATACCGGAGAAACCGCCATTTTTGATGTATTCCCAAGTTTCGTCTTTTACTTCGGCTTTTCCGTTTTCAAATACAACAAGTTCATCCGAAAACTGGATAGAAGTGTTTTTATATATTGTTGATACGATCTTTTTCATACGAAATCAAATTTTTAATTATAAAAAAATAGGGAAGGAAGGCGTTATAGAACCTTTCCTTCCCTCTATTAATTTGCCAAGACAAACTGTCTTTAAGCACCCAAACCTTCGTCACCAATATTGATAATACGGCAAATCTTAGCCGGCTGATACAAACACGGCGTACCGTAGTTCAAAATAGCGAATCTACGAGACGGTGCAGTGATAGCAAAGTCAAGTTTGCGAGTGTCACCGAACTGCAAGTATTCGTTGATCTGACTGTCGTTGTAGTAAATCAAAGCAGACTTCGTACCTGCAATGATACGGTTACGGTCACGAACCTTTGTAGCGACAGCACCATCATATCCAGCAGCCAGCATAGAAGCCGGGATAGTGAAGATAGGATAGTATTCTGTCGTGTCAGTCAAAGCAGTTACTTTCTTGGTACGATAGATAACGTAGCAAGTAGGAGCATAAGCACCACCAACCGGAGCGGTAAACTGAAAATCAACAGACTGATTAGCTGCAACTGCCAGAGGAGTATTCGTCAATTTCAAAGGAGCAGATTCACCATAACGGTTCTTAGCTGTTACCAAGTAGCCATAAGAGCCGGCATGTAATACAAAGTTGGTCTTTGCATCGACAACAGACCTAATTCCACCGGCAACAGGAACACCCGGAGCCTTCGGAGAAGAAGCTGTAGCAGAAGCCTTGATCGGACGGCGAACATCAAAGAACTTGTCGCTCTTAACAGAAACCTTACCGAACTGCGTCATGATGTCGTTTACAGACTGTCCCATTGTTGCACCTACAACGCTGTTAGACATACCGACAACAACACGTTTTGATTCATGGAATTTCTTCACATAGTTGTTGAATACAACCGGTGCGGAAACGATACGGTCGATATAACCGTTATAAACGTTTACAACACGGTCGGCAGCATCTTCAACCAAAGCATCTGTCAAGATACCATTCTGTGCGTCGATTACAGCCGGAGAGCCATAATAAGCATCCAAAATCTGTTCTGTGCTCATACCTTCCGTAGAACCACGGTCAGTAGAAGCTACACCCATCATGTGCTGACGGAAGATACCATCAAACTGTTCTGTGATACAAGTAGAATCAGCATCCGTCAAGCGAGTGTCAATCAAAGTCAAAAGCAAAGTGGTCTTGTTCTGTACCTCACGAGTGTACATATTCATACCACCGGCAAGTTTAGCAAGCATAGCCGGATCAGTTACCTGACCTGTAACGCCCATAAACTTAGAGATGATTGATCTACGGATGTATTGAGTATCTGTTTCTTCCGGTGTTTCACCTTCAAGATTGAAAATACCAATTTCTTCACCATATTTGTACAACTGGTTGTACTGGTGAACCGTATTCTCAATTCTCTGTTTCGGCATTTCGTTGTAAACAACCAACTGGTTCAAGCGGTTAGCCAAAACCTTGATGTAAGCATCCAAAGATTCAACTTTCAGACCACCACCATTGTTGATCTGATTGTCGTACTGCATACCGGTTTGCAGACCGGCTTCCATTGCTTTCAACACATCGGCAACATTGCCAGCACCGCCAAAAGCAGCTAAATCATTATAGTTATACAAATCCATCGTTCTATAATCTTTATATTTATTCGATCGAATTACCTCTTACTTCTGGAGCTTAATGTTGTACTTTTCGTACATGAATTTTGCCAAATCCTGTCCAACTGTTTCAGCCTGACTGTCTGCCAAGAAAGCCAAAGCATCATCACCAATTGACTTTTCAAGTTCTTCACCGGCATTTTCAACAGCCTTATTGATAGCTGCCATCACCAAAGGGCGTTGTTTTGTAACAGAAAGAAGTGTCTTACCATCTTCATCCACTTCCGGCTTCATGGATTTTTCCAAAACAGCAGAAGTCTGCACTCCCTTAAAAGAAGGTGTCTGTGCACCGAAAGATTCCAAAGACTTTTCAATATTGCCAAAACGTTCGTTCATGACTTCTGTCATGCCCTTAACGATATTAGCAGCCAAAGAAGCACCGAAAGCCTTCATATCATCCATAGAAAAAGATTTCTCAACTTTGTCTTCTTTCTCTTTGATGTCCTCTTTCAAATCCTTCTTGTCTTTTTCATCCTCTTTTTCGTCCTTCTTCAAATCGTCAATGTGCTTTTTGTCATTGACGATATTCTTGTCCTCCTTCTTTTCGGATTCTTTCATATCGGCGACACTTTTTGATTTTTCAAAAGTTACATCTCCGTTCGCTACCATAGTAGCGATATCTTCTGCACTGAAACCAGAATTTTCAAGTGCCTTGTATAACGGATCGTCTTTAAATTCTTTTACGTCTACCATAACATTATGTATAAAAATTATTGTCGAACTTTTTCTACGAATGTATCTAAAACACTTTTTTCAACCCTACCTTCTTGAACTGCACGATAAATTTCCCAAAAAGCATCAACATCAAAAGAATGTGATTTTTGAAAATTCACCTTGAAATTATTGTCAATCTGGACAAGTCCATTCTCTGTACAATATTCAAAAAGAATAGTTGATTTTTGTATTTCCAACAAATCATTCACACTACCACCCTTACTTTTTTCGATATCCAAATAGGTCTTAGTGTTGACTGGTGTCATTGTAAGGGCAATGTTTGTAATAAGAGCTTTTGTTACTCTTTTAGGATTTTTCTTATCCCGTTCCAACGCCTTACCTTCTACGCTCATACCCGGTTTTCTTGTCGAACCCGATTCTTGCATTTCAATTGCCTTATCCCAAAAGGCACGAGCTTCCGGCGACTTTTCCCACAATTTACCTTTTACAAAGAACTTATTGTCTTTTACATAGGCTTCAATAGGTTCACCAATCCAAAAACGACTTTTATTAATAGGTGAACGTGTGGGCAGATGATCAAGATTAAATAAACCGGATTTCAGGAATCTATCATATATAAACCCGGACGGCTCCAACACTTCTTCTTCATCGTCTTTTGAAGAATCAGAAGCGACACCAGAGAATACCATATTTGCATACGGAGACTGCTGTTCCGATACCGCACTTTTGGCTTTCTCCAAGTCCAAATCTACATATAGTTTAAAACTATCAAACATTTTGATTGATTGAAATTGAAATAAACGTATTAGCAACACTCAAAAATACTGCAAAATTAGAGATAAATAGCAATAACCCAATATTTTAACTTTTATTAATAATTATCGCAATCTATCTCCAAACGCCTTAGTGCAGTTGTAATCTATATTTAGACTGTTTGAGTGTTGCAAGAAAATCGTCAATCCAGCTTATTTCCCCAATATATTCGTCCTTTTCGGCAAGTTCTTTTCTGAACTCAATCGTTTTGTCGAATATCATCTGGCAAATAGCAACCGGATCATCTTCTTTCACTTCGTCCCCTTGAATTTCTCCATCTTTGAATCGTCCAAACCCTGACTGTCCGGCTTCTGCAATCTTATCCTCAAATTCTGAAACTTCTTCTGAAAGCTCATCGAGGTAAACATGCTTGGAATTATCTTCCTCACCCCAATGAATGTTTTTAAGACGTGTTTTAGCACCTTCCAGAAAATTGAGATAAGTGTTAAAAATACTCTTATCAGTCTTTTTGGACTTTTCGATTTCTTCAATTTCTCTGTTTTCCGGTAATAATTCGTCTTCTGTCGATTTTCGAATGTTTTCCGTTTTGGTAACATTTTCAAGACGAAACTTACCGTTCCATTTCCATTCCTGTTCCCCGTTTTCTTCTGTCTTAATGGTAATGGAAAAAGGCTTGCAAAGATTAGTCACCTTTTGAAGCGTGCCTAAAAAATCAGCAAACTTATCTCCTTTTCCTCCATCATTATCAGAAAAATTCAGATGAAACTCACCGTAAGTATATTTGTTCGGTTCTTCTTCCACTTCAACTTCTTTTTCTTCATAAACGGTTCTCTTAAAAGTAATAGCTTTTTCGATACCTTCTCCCACACCATCCTCTGTACGGACAATGTTTTTAGTTTCACCGTCCAAAGATTCACGTTGCAATACCTGTGCGTCTGCCGTATCCATAGTTTTTTCTACTTTCCAATCTTCCGGCAATTCATCTTCCAGATTAAGTTCCTTTGCCCGTTTCTTAATCCATTTCTTTACTTCTTCTTTCGACATAGAAGAACTACCGGACAAACGAATAGCATCTTTCAAATCTTGTTTATTACGAATAGGGTATTTGCCATTAGGCATTGCTTCACCTTTCTTTGCCAAATCCTTTCTTTCTTCATGTGTAAAAGAAGTTTTGTTTGCCGACTTTTCAAGTTTTTCAGGATTCTTTTCACAATAAGAGGTGAACACATCCTTTGAAATTTTACCCTCTTTGAAAGACTTCATTACCAACTGAAATTCATCCGGCACTTCAATACCAAGAATGCGCTTGATATTGTCTTTCATGTCAAAAATGAAATTGTACAGATCAAGTTCGGTACGAGGATTGATCCATTCACTGCCCGTTTCTTCCTCTCCATCCACAAGAATGTTTGCAGGAGTATCAGGATCAATGTAGCACATGAAATAGTGAATCTCAATACCCTTTTTCTTTGGAATATATTTGCCAACCGGTATCAGAAGTTCTTCCGACATATCAATACCAGTTTCCTCAAACAGTTCTCTTTTGGCAGCTTGCAAGAAAGTTTCTCCCGGATCAACATGTCCGCCCGGAATACACCAATCATTCGAGACTGCACCCTTTTCTCCCACACGATTCAAAATAAGAAGTTTGTCACCTCTAAAAACAAGCACGTCTGCAAACCGGACTTTTCCCTGTTTTGCTTTGAACAGATCAAAATAAACAGACTTCTTGATCAAACCCTGCTTCCATAATTCCCGGCAATTTTCAAGTTGACGAATATCTTTTGCCATTTCAGCAAATTCTTCATCATTTTCCAACTTTGCAATAGATTTATGGATAGAATTTCTTCTCTTGTACACGTCCATCAAATCCTTAGACTGTTGCTTCAAAAACTCATTAAAACAGCTTTCTGCCTTTGCAACCGCATCAGCATCTTCGCTTCCTTTCAGTTCATCATACTGCGACTTCTGAATGGAATAGATTTCACCAAGAGAACTTATTTCTTGGCTTATCTCTTTTCCTTTTTTGAGAAGTCCCCTGTATTCAGTTATTTTTTCATTTTGCGTCTGTAATCCGAGCAACGCTTTCAAATTTAAACCCATATCAGAAATTATTTTTGTTTATCCTTACAAATTGTCATATCCGGCACACAAACATTATCTGCAAAATAAAAGTCCGGCTTATCAAGTTCAAAGGTATAGAAATATTGCGAAACATTTGCAATAGGTATCTGTATAATATTGGTTACTTTACCTTTACATCCATTTTTAAGCATAAGAACATCTCCCGGTTTTATCTTGTCTACTCTTTTAGTTTTGTTGTGACACAAAACATAGGAACCATCTACTACTCTATGCAAAGCATCTTCTCGATATCCCTTTTCAAGAGTTTCATCTTCCGTAACATAGCATATATCAAAAATGCGCGGAACGGAAGATAGTTCAAACTGTATTACCTTTGTTACCCTTCTGTAACCGGTAACAGTTTTTATCACATTCCCTACTTGAATATCCTTTATCCATTTTGAGCTATCAACAGTAGGAATACTGATATAACCGGAATTAAAAATCGTTCTTTGTTTTGTCATACTTCGAAATGTTTTGTACCTACAGTTATCTTTACCTTTGATTTTCTCTGAACCCGCTTACTTTCATCCGTTTTTTTAGGTTCAAATGACTGTGTTTTATCGTCCCATTCGTACCCATCTGGAACATATCTTAACATACAACGGCAGAAAGGGTGAATATTTGTTAAAACAGGTTTCCAATCTTTTGACTTTCTACCTATATTAGTTCCGTTAGCAATCAATTCAGACAAATCAAAAATAATAGGTTTAGAACCTGCGCCAGCCGTTGTGTAAGCATTAAGACAGAAACGACAGGCGCCGGGATATGTTTCTTTATACACCTTTGCATGAATACCATGCTCTTTCATAATCGTTTGCGCTATACCTATCTGAAAGATGTTCTCCATTTCAGTAGCAACAATACGACCCCAATCCCGGTTCCATTCATCCAATCTATGTCCCAATGAACTAACAATAGATTGTACTGATTTCCTTTTCAGGACACCTTCCGTCAATTCTTCTCTAATAGCTGTTTCCACCTCCCTTTCCCGTTCTGCCACCGCTATTTTCATTTCTTCTTCTGAAATGGTAGAAGAAAGAGAATCTTTTATACGTGTCCCCATTCCTTTTATATAAGAATAAGAACGCATAGCCGCAGCATTATATTCTGCTTTTTCTCTTGAAGTGAGTTCCGGATATTGTTCTTTTTCGACATATTGTTGAAGGTCGTTGAAGTTAAGAGAGGATAATTGTGCAGGAGTAAGAATTGCCGCCAAACGTCCAAATATGAATGCTTGCCAATAAGGTGGTATTTTTAAAACTTCTGTCTTTAAGTCGAAGTCAAACCTTTTCAGCATATCTATATCTTCTTGGGAAAGATATTCCTTGCCCAATACATCGGCAATTACACGAGCAATACGGTAATCGACAATGAAAAACAACTGCTGTATTTCTTCCGGTGTAAATAGCATCCTACTTCGATTTTTGTTCCACCATTTTCTTCGTCAAATTCATCAACATATTATTTATCTGTGTCGAAAAGATAACTTGTGCCATACCTTCATATCCTTCCTGTACTTTTGGATAACGCATAGGGTCAACATGATGGTGTATGTTTGACACTAAAGGCATCTTTTCGACCTTGATATTTTTGACATATCTCACATTCATAGATTACTTCTCTCCCCAGTTCTTTTCAATGTAAGACATCGCGGCACTCATGATAGGGTTGGAATCAAATGATTTCTGTGTATCTTCTTTGTCTTCTGACGCAATTTGTCGATCCACTTCTTCATTCATTGTATCACCTCCGTACATAGCTTGCTGCATCTGGTATTGTCTTTGAAGTTGGTAGGATTGATTCAAAATGGTATCGGTTTCCGGGTTGAATTTACGTCCAGAGTATTTTTCAAAAATATCTTCCAGACAAACCATACCGTTTTGAATTTTCTTAGCATCAATCTCAACCTGTCTTCCTTCATCTTCCGCATCTACACCTGTAAAGACAAACTCAAAATCTTCATCCAATTCTGATACAAGATAGTAATTGATCACCTCTTGTAAGAACACAAGAATAGGTTTTAGTCCTTTGTCTTTTGAATGTTGTAAACGTTCCTTTTGTCCAGCTTGTCCAAAGATATTTGTCTGATCTTTAAATTGAAAACCAAGTTCTGACGGGTCAATACGATAGACGGCACAAGTCATAACAAGTAGGAATTTCACCCACTCACTAAATTCCATGTCCCGGTTGGTGTTTTTAGATAAATCAACCCATTGAAGGTCTAACCCATTGATAATCGGCGTTCTATGACTGTTAGACGTGCCCACCATTGTCTGCTGCCATGCCTGTCTAAATTCACTCAAAGAAGCCTGTGATATGTTTGGATTCTTAACGTTAATAATTCCTTTAGGTTGTGAACCTTTGCTAAAATAATTTCCGTTATATTCAAACCCCCACAAAATCCATGTCATAACACTGGACAATGTTTCCAATTCTGACGTGCCATACCCATTTTTATAGATGTTAGTGGATTTGTTGCGGATACCAATACCCAATTCCCAGGGATAAAAGATAACACTTTCGTGTGTAACAGGATTCTCCATGATCTGTCCCTGCCAACACATACAATATTTTGGCAAATAACCTTTGAACCGATACTGTTCAAATTCTTCCCGGAACTTTGGATCAATGCTATCAAGAAAACGTATCAAAGAAGCATCCACAGCCCGGTAACGAGCCAAATTCCAAGACCTGTCTCTTACTATTTCAAAAGCAAGCTGATCAAGAGTAAGGCTATCAAACACAACCTTTCTCCCAAAGTCTTGGAATGTATCAAATGATTCCCATTTATCATGAAAACCACCTTCTTCCAAAAATTTTCTGATATAATTGATTTTTATCTGATCTTCTCTTGATTGTTCCGTACTTACCTTTTCAAAAGGATTTCTTTTTCTTCTGATAGTGTATCCCTCTTTCTGTTCATCAACACTAAAATGAAGAAAATTCTGAACTTGCTCCACACGAGTATTGACAACAGCCCGAATAACAAAAATATCTCCCATCCGGCGAAGCACCTCAAACGGCATAGAGCCGTAAAAATTAGGGTCTTTGTATCCCCTACCCGTATCGCTCGCTTCGTCTGGATTAAAAAATACAGCCTTTACGCTGTCTTGTCTCTGATTAGCATTATCCATATAGAGATTGGCTTTCACCAAATCCCCTAAATCGTCTGATCGAGACATCTGTTGTAATTTAGATTGGAGTATAGTAGGAAGTGTTTTTTGCAATCCTACAATATCTTCCAAAGAAAGGCTTGCCAGACTTTTGGTAAAGTCCGGCTTCCCTCCTTTATTATTTTTCTGCTTTTTCCTACTCATACTAAAATCAAAAATTATACTGCTGACGGTGCTACCTGTGTCAAAGTAACGCTAACCGTCTTGTTTCCTTCTGACTGCGTAATCACCAATGTTCCATTTCTGGCTGCTTCTGTAGGGTTTTCTGACACAACCACTTCCAAATCAGAATTACCTTTTGAAAAACCATCTCCATTAACGGCTGTTGTGTAAAGAACGTTCGTAGGCTTACCAACAGGAACATTATCTACATGAATTTGTTTTACAGAAGTGATAGAAGTCAATTTTTGTGTCCCGCCTTCTGCCGGGAAACTCAAAGATGTAGGGTCTACTGACAAAGAATAAACCACTTCCATGTCCGCATCATCCACCAACACCATAGCTTCCTCTTGCAAACCTTCTGGATAAGCTACCACTTTCAAAAGATTTGTCCATGCCCATTCTTTAAAAGTGCCCAGATTGTACGTCACACCTGCCTCTATAGAGATACCCAGACTTTTAAAATAGTCAATATCTCCAATAGGTGTTTCTGTAGCAAAAATGTTCATCTGACTGTCAATACCATCAGTTATAACAGTCAAACTTTTGCTACTATCTGAATTTGTAAATAAAATCCGCATCATAAGGCTTAATCGGCAGAAGCCACAAGATTAAAGGATTGAACACCGCCATTTGTGATCTCACCAAAACGAGTAGCCGATTCAGCCAAATCTACAGTATTGGGGAATACAGCTTCCACCTCTTTGGACTGATTAAGTTCCGATACAGCAGTAATAACCAAATTGTTTTCCGCATCCCATTCAGCAGAGGCAGTAACAATATCGTTAATTTCCTGCGGTTCAATGGTAAGTGTCAAACCATTTTCTTCCGCAAAGTCAACCAAATCTTCGTGCTGAACCGTTTCGCCTACATTCCACTTCCAACCCAAAGCAAGAAAAGAATCACTTCCTTCTTTTTGATCGTCTGTAGCACCAGTCTGACCGGGAACCACCACACCTCGCGGCGATTCAGTAATAAACACTCTTTTCTGTCCGCAAGAACCATCAGTAGCAACCACTACATCAATTTTATCATCTGTCTTTACAAATCTATACAATCTCATATCTCAAAAAATTTAGTTTCTATACATCTAAATAGAAGGAGTATTATTATTATTCATCCTTTCCTTCGTTTTCAAGAACCCATTCTCGTCAAAGTCCCTTAAATATTTTCTTATCCATGAAGGCACAAGATTGGGGTTTATCTTACCGGAATTTTCCACAATAGAAACAGCCTCCCTTACTATAAGAGCCGTGCACATCAAAGACCGGAACCAAGTAAATGTTTCTGTAGATTCTCCGTTAATCGTATAACCTCCCAATACATGCGCTACAACCAACAAGCAAGCATATACAAAAAGTTTAGTAAAGATCATTCCAATACCTTTAGAAGAAAAATCTTTCTGTCGTAAATGGAACACCCAACTAACAAGTGTATCTACTACAATTAACACTACAAGGAATTTCAAAAACTCCCAATCTTTGAATATGTATTTTTCTATTAAATCCACAATAGAAGAAAGAGGAATAGCGACAAGCAATGGATAACCGAAGCTACCCAAATAAGCCTTTAAATAATGTATTCTCTGTTTTCTTTCCATCGCTCAATAAGGCTTACTCTTTCTTGTCAGTTTTATCGGATTCTGATTTCTTCTTTTGATACTCGGTATCTTTCTTGTAAGGCATACCCACAATTCCCTTTCGGCGATTTTCGGGGGTGTCTTTATAGAAACCCAATTTGTTTTTTACAGGAAGTCCGGTTGCTCCGGCTTTTTCGATTGTTTCTTGATCGGCATCCTTCCACTCAATCTGAGATTCTCTATAATATACAACAGATTTGTTGAAGTTTTCGTCAACCACAACAACACGATTCAGGGACACAAAGTCAATAGCTCCATGTTCCTGCTCAATTGGATCAATGCTTTTTACAACGTCAGAAGCAAAGTTTTTCACCTGTTCCAACGAATAAACCTCCCAGTTGTTCTTTTCTGCAAGGATTAAAAATTCATTTATAGGAAATTCTTGTACACTCATGGACGTAATCATTTATAATTCAACACATACAAAAGTAAAACTTTTTTCCTATAAAAGAACAATATATAAAGAAAAACTCACAAGAGATAATTTCATTGTTGGTGCGGCAACCTTACTTTTATCTCTTGTGAGTGCCGATCTCCCTCCGCACAGGGATCAAAGGTAACGGCAAAGCCTTTAAAGTAGGAAGTGAATTTGTCTCGCCACTCTGCCCGCAGGACAATGTTACTTCAAAAGAAGCCTTTCTCACGAGAAACTATTATCTCACGACATCCTACAAGCCGCCATTTGCCCTACTTCGGGACTTATTCGTTAGGAACGATTCTTATAGGGGAGCCGGCATTTCCTGACTCGGTTCGTTTATCATTAGAGACATTCGATCTAACACTTCCTTAATTTTGGGAAACACCCTAAAGTCATTTCCCATCAACCTCACATAGCCTTCAAAAAGAAGAAGGGAAGCTATCGCGAATCACTTCCCAAACTTCAACCTTTTAAGCTATCTCATCTCGACTGCAAACATACAACTTTTGTATTCAATAATTGCAATTTTTGATGTTAAATATTGTTACAAATTAATGTTTTTCAAATCAAAATAATCTATAAACTTGTCCCATAGCTCTTTATTCTCTTCATCTGGTTTAAAAGTTCCTTTCTGTATTCTTAAAATCAATCTTTTAAAATCTTCAACAGTTCTTTTGGATAAATACCAAGCCAATATCAATTTTGGCGTAAACTCCTTATACTTATTAAAGAACGACCCTTCTTTATATAATATCTCAATAACTTCAAGCAAACGCTTTGTTTGATGTGGATATTTAAATGGATAAGTAAGCATTTCTCTTACATTAGACATAGGGCATAGAATACAGCCTATTCTTTTTTTCTCCCTTATCGTACAAATCACAATGTTTTATCCCCATTTTATTTAAGAACTCCCAAACATTGTCTTCCGTCCATGACAAAATAGGTGAAATAATGACTTTATCTTTTCCACCCACACAAGATACCATTTGCTCCTTATGCTCATCCCACTGATCGAAAGAAAGGTTGTATTTTTTCTTGCTTGTTCCTATCTCACTTCTTTTCGCCCTTCTAACAGATTCCTCCGCTCTTATTCCAACCAAAGTAACCGTACCGCCACCTCCCCTTTCTTTTAAAACATCACAGCAAAATCTGTGTGTTCTTGAAGGCAATTTCTTTTTCTTTAAAATAAGATCAAAGAAATTCATTTCCGGTATATGTCTTACAACGTCTGGATATTCTCTTTTTACGAAAGATACAACCGGTGCAGGATCAACGGTAGTCATATTCATATGAGCTTCAAACTTTACTCCAGCTAACTTTGCCACATGGTACAATGCCTGTGAATCCTTACCACCACTAAAAGCGAGATAGAATCCTTTGTTATAAAACCTCAAAGCAAATTCCTCGCTCTTTCTTAATACAGAAACGGAATGCCTAATTTTATTAGACAAATCTTCCGAAAAACCATATTCTTTTATCTTTCTTTCTATATCATCCATGTCAAAGTCCTTTAATATCTATCCCACATGCAGAAGCTATCAATAGAGATACTTCACGTTCAGTTTCCGACATCTTTTGGATAGATTCCTTATATCCTTCCGGGTTACCGTTATAACTCTCTATGATCGCTTTCTTTTGTTCTTCTGAAACGTTGTAGAAAGCCAATACGCTTTTCTTTTCTTCTTCCGTCATAGAAAGTTTGTTTTCGATGTTAAGTGATTTATTTGCCATTTTACACCCTCCTTAAAAAAGATGGCGTTTTCGCCATTTCAATTTTCTTACTCTTTATTGCCATATCCTTTCTTAATCTTTTAAAAATAGCTTTGTAACATCTTTCACCACAAAAGCCTGCTTTATATTTATCCTGTTGTGCTGACGAAAAATAATCGGAAATGTTTATTCCAGCTATAGTTAAATTCATTAGCATTTCCTCTATAACAACAGGGCTAAGATTACCCCTCCTTTGTCTATACCACAACACTGGATTTCTCTCAAAACTAATCCTAATGCCAAAATACTCATCCTTTACCTCTCTATCTGACTTATAATGACACAAAAACTTAAATTTGTATTCGGCAGCCTCTTTTATTTTATCAAAAGTATGAATACTTCCAGCAGATATAATCATAATCTTATTCATAGTCAAGCTGCTTTATAAAGTTTTCGATAATAATTTCTGACAATAGGTTGAGGTACACGCTTTCTATAAGTAAGCGGACGTTTGTCAAATATAAGAGATTTTAAAAAGTCGGCAGTAACTTCCTTCTTTTCCTGTAAATAAGACCTTATTGTGCTCGCAAGACTACATAATCGCTCATATTCTTTATTGCTGTTATTCATAAAATTTTCTGCATAACAATCATACCGTTTTGTCCTACGTTGTGCATAAACAAGATAACGATAGGTTTCAAGAGGGAAACGCTTTTTTAGAGCAGAATCCCCTACGTTTTTTGTGTACATAATAATTTTCTTAGCAACAATAGCGTTCCATTTACGCATAGGAGGAAGATTGATCTGAAAATTCCAGCAACCTTTTATTTTACGGGAATCTGATTCTTTTTTTGTAGGCTCTCTAAAAAAATCCCTTCCAAAATAGAATTTCAGCTTTTTCATGCTATATCTGACTTGATCTATCGTCCAACCAAGTTCTCGTGCAATAGTCTTTTGACTAAAAAACAAAGAAGGTTCCCATTTGAGAGAAGGATCGTTTTTCTTTTCAGACAACCACACATGATAAATAATTCTTCTTTTTAGTTCAAGATAGACCGAAAGAACACGTTCATTAAAACCAAGTCTTAATTCTCGATTATTAAATCTTTGAGTATCTTTAAATGCCTTAAAGGGACGCAAAAGGCAAGCAGGAATTAAATTCATATCTTTAGAATAGAAGGATTTATCTTTTATCACGAAACGATAGGAAGTAATAACCTTCATCCTTCCACAAGAAGGATCAAAAATTTTTTCCACCTTATGTTCAATCTTCATGCCACCGGCATACTTATTAAATATCGTCAATGCTTGATTTTCAGATTCACATCCTATTGCATCTTTTAGAAAAGACAAAAGAGATTTTTTTGAATAAAAAATCTTTGAAGTAATACCTTTGGTTTTTCTCTTAGGAGAGACCTCTTTTCCTTTTTTGGTAAACCTTCTTCTGCCCGAAAATTTACCTTCACTCTCATTTAGTAGTAACTGCCGTTCTAAATCAGAACGAATCAAAAAGGCTGCTATATTTTTATAGTCCATAAATGGAATTTTTAATGGTTGTTATCAAATCGTTTTAATTCTCACAGTACAAAGAAAGCAAAAAAAACAATAACAAGCAAACTAACATAAAAAAAACTACGTTTCGCAACGTAGTTTCCCGTTTCATTTATAGAATATAAAAATATATCACTTTTGCCACAAAGGTACAACAAAAAACCGACAAAAACAAAGAACGGCGCGAAAAAGCACCACAGGGCGCATCGCCACAGCACCCGTCTCGCGCGCGCCCGTAGGGTTTCCTTCCCACCCTCCATCCCTAAGTCTTGTTTTCCGATTTTCCCATTCAAGCGCGTATGCGCGTGTTTTCCTTTCCCTCTTTTCTTTAATAGGAGTAATCCTGTTTTTGTTCTTTTCTTTTCACTTCTTTTTCTTTCTTAATAGGAGTATTCCTACTAAAAGAGAAATTTGTTCAGCAAATCGGAAAATTCGAAATAATGAGGGAATACTCCTATTCCCGAATTTTCGATTTTCCAAGGATTATTATATACTACTTTTTTAAAAGTATGTATATATATAATCATGTTAATTATGTCGGGAAAATCCGGCATTGAACGTAGTGTAAACGAGTGAAAATGAAGAGATTTTCTAAATCGACAAAGAACCCCCGTAGGGGGTGTGGGGTTCTTGAAATGGGGTGTGAAGCTTGTCAAAAAGAGGTAGTGGAGATAAAGAAAAATGGGTAGCAAATCAAATGACTGCTACCCACCCATCGAATAGTAAAATAAGAATTTTGAAGAAACCGTTGAGACTTTGGTGAAGATTATGATTTAATACACTATGTCAGTTTTTGAATTTTGGGTAGGAAGGTATTTCACAATAGTTCCTACCCTTTTTTGATGATCAGAACTTAATTTACACATATACTATGATTAAAATTCTTGGTCTTTTGTTTCGTTTTCTACTCTTTTGTCCAAAGGTAGTAAAGATTTCACAAAAGATTCATCGAATTTTATAATTCCTTTTTCTTTTTGTTCTTCTATGTATCGTATCTTTTCTTCATCTGTTACTTCCACAAGACCGGGAAAAGGATTTTGATCCCTGCCATATTCTCTTCTCATTCGTCTGGCAGCACTCCAACTTGGGTTACGTAAAATGCCATCACCTATTCTTAATAGGAATCTCTTTCCTGGAGTGAACCCTACCATCAATAAATCTTCATTTGATCTGTTTTGCTCTTTGGGAATGACTTCTACATCCATACTTCGCAGAAAGAAGTTTGACAAGAACGCTTTCATTACATCTCCATCCCATTCGTAATATAAGTACAAAAGCCTTCTTCTTTTGCTTATAAAATATTTTACTGTCCTTTCCATATTCCTATTTCTTTTTCTGTTTGTTCATGTCGTAATAGTTGGTAAAAATGAGATCAAGCCCAATCGTTCCGTTTTGTTTCAATTCAACTACACTAAATCCACCGTCCCAAAAGAAAGCAACAGTCTTGTAATCTGGTTTGTCTATATCTTCGACCATCCCTTCTTTCTTTAATCCTTTCTTCTCTTTCAGATAATCCAGAATTCCGTCCATAAAGGTTTTCATATCTTTCATATCGTAAATATCGAACTTTGTTTTGAGGCTTATAGAAGGAACTACGCCTAATTTTTCGTCAAAAACCTCATTCACATTTATCTGACAACCGGTATTGAGTTTATATTCTACGGATTTTTCATCAGAATCCAAAGCAATTCTTTCGCCGTAACATTCTTTTGGAATGAGTTTATCGGCTTCTTCAACTAAAAAATCTTTAGAAGAAGCATCCAATATTTTAAATTGGATATCCATGAGTTGATAGGTGTTCAATTCTTTGGGAGTTTCTTGCTCTTTAGAAATTTCTGATTCTTTAGAGGCTTCCTGTTTGCATCCACACATCGAAATAAGTGCAAATAATACACTGATAAATATTACTCTTTTCATGCTATTTTGTTGCTTTTAATGATTTCACGTTTGATGTTGTTGTTTGTGTCCTCGGCCAGAGGAACTGCTATCAGGATTGAAAAAATCCAAAATCCTGTAAACCAAAGTAGGTGTTCGACACAGTTTACCAGATCGACCTTAAATAAGGTGATTGCAGCTCCTAAAAGATTGTACAGGGTACAGATGGTCAGGATGGATGCGATAATGGGTTTACCGGTGTAATAAAGCCCAAACCCTCCCCACATACAGGTCATAATAAAAGCCCTAAACAGCTTTTTCTTTCTCGCTTCATAAAGCAACGCTTGTCTTTCCGTCATCTTTACTTCCATATCTTCTATTAGTTTTTGATTGTATAATTGATCTTTGTGTTTTCTTCTGTACAAGATTGTGTCCAGAGTGAAGGGATTTCTATTTCCGTTTCATCTTCTGTCATCATTAAATCTGCTTCAGATTCTTTACCAGCAACGAAAAACGTTCCACTTTCTGTAAAGGTAAATTCTTCATAATCATCTTTACCGAAAAATACTTTTGCCAAAATAGGATAGTTGTTGTTGCTCGGATTTTCAAAAGAAATGATTTCCACTCTCCTACCATTTCTTGTGCAGACGGGTTTGCCTACTTTTGCTTCTTCTAAATTGAAAGGTTTCATGATTGTTATTTTTATTGTTGTTACTTGATTGTGCCGCAAAAGTAATATCGTTTTTGTACAAAATGCAGTCTATGGAGTTAAATTACTTTAAAATGTAACATTTTAGTGTTACACTCTCGTTAATGGAAACAAAAACTCCCGTCCCTCAATAAAGAAGAACGGGAGAAAACATGAAAGAATTGATTGTCTAAGCAAGCGATTGGATCAACTTCAAGTAACATGACAAAGTTAGGAATTTGACGGGTGATTCCAACGAATTTTCGTCAAATTCATAGTCATTCAGCCATTTTTCCAATGCTTTTATGTCAATATATTGCCATTTTTCCTGTTTTAGACACTCTGCAAGTGCAGGAAAAGCATATTCTTTATCCTCATTAAACTTTTTGCACACTCTTTTGAGATAATTTTTCCTACCGGCATACCAAACATCACCCGCAGATGACATACAGTAATAGGAATTGTCCTTTCTTTTTACTCCAAACCGTGTCACGATAGGGAAATACACCCTATCAGCAAGGAAAATGAAAGGAATGTACCAGACACCGTACAAAAAGGTCATAAATCCGTTCAATTTCGCTTCCGGTACAAACTTTTTGAGGGTTTTTCTGAATCCGTAAGCAAAATACCAATTGTTCGCACCTCTTTTTACCTTTACAGTGTATTTCAAATGATTATTCCTATCCTTTACTCTGTCCCAAGGTTTCAGCTTTTCTGTATTCATGGATGGAAGGTAAGTCCAAAAATGCTTTAGCGCACTGAAATAGGGATTGTAAATGGTGTGTCCATGATCGGAAACATAGGAAAGAATATCATGCAGTATTTCTTTTGCCAGATTTCCTATTTCTTGTCCTTTAAAAACGTTTATTAAAAGAGAAAGAGAGGGCAACAAGTTCCAAATCTGATCTTGTGATACGAAAGGGGAAAAGCATGGATCTTCGTTTTCAAGTTCAATCCCATTGGAATAACCGCTTTCTATTTTTATGGCATCAAAAAGACCACAGGAAGAGGATGAAATATCGTCTCGAAGGAAAAACCCTTTTTCGCGTACAAAATACACTTTTGGATTCTTCATCTTTTCATCCTCGTAGGCACTCGTTGACAACCTCTGGAGGGATTTCAAGCACCAGAGTATTTTGTTGTTGCAAGTCTTGTCTCCCAGTAACGATTCCATCAAAAGGTAGTGAAGGTATTCCGCCATGTTGATAGTTCCATCACCCCAATATAGGATTTTTAGTCCTGTGTTCGGACTTTTCACTCTTTTGCTGGCAGGGATATTCGTTCCTCTGCAAGTAGTTTCTTCTGTAGCGACAATAAAGTCTTTAAAGAAGATGTCTTTTAGCTTTGAATATTTTTCTTCGATTGTCATAAGCTGTATATATTCAATGTAGGTGATTTATAAAAATGGCGCGGAAGTTCTTGCCCACCGCGCCCAAAACACAAAGTATGAAGAAGATTATGCTGCTTTCTTTTTAGTGAATAATCCAAACAACCATTCAATAAGTCCAGTGTCCCAAAATCCGTTACTGGCTAATCCGGCTCCAAATCCCCATAATAATGCTTGCCACCAATCCAATCCTTCAAACATACCCAAATGGAAACCCCAAGCGAACATACCAAGTCCGATGCCGATTACCCAAGAGATAATTCTTTGAACCCATTCTGACGGTTCTGTTTTGAATAGTTTCTTGATGAACTCCGTTACAACTGTTGTAACACCTACCACACCTGCGAATGTTGCAAAATTAGCCGCATAGTCAACTGTTTCTTCCGGCAACTCTCCTTGTGCAAAAACGCAAGCAATGCAGGAGAACAAAAAAGTCAATGTCAATAAAATTCTGTTCATGATGATATTTATTTTGAGTTAATTAACCGTGTCAAAGATAGAAGAAAAGGTGCACTTTCACAAGCACACCTTTCAATCATTTACTGTTTATCGCCAATGATAAAGTATCAAATCATTCAATTGTTAATTTCTTTTCACTCCCAACTTAGCTCTATAAGCCTGTCGAAGATTTTCTACTACGATTTCCAAAGCATTTACATTCATGCTTTCGATGATTTTCACTCCCGGCACGTTTGTTCTCCAGATAGCGTTTCCGTTATCATCAATAGTCTGTTCTATTGTTGCGTCTGGGTAAATTTTTTGCAGTTTTGTTTTAGCTGCTTCCAGCCTTTCTTGATATGTTGCCATAGCTATACTTTTTGTTTTCAAAAGTAAGTCCTCTCCTATTCAAAAACAAATACTTTAACAAATGTTAATAGTGTTGTAACATTATACTGTTACATATATCTTTACACCAACATGAAAAAAGATAGGGAAATAGAAAGCAGATTGATTAAGTCGGTAATGATATACCTTACAATAGATGGTTTAGCAAAGGTATGTGTACCCGACAATGAGATAATCATTGTTCCTATCGCAGTCATTCTTGTTAGTGTTATTTTGACACTAAAGGTTTTTGACTGAATTTCGACAAAAATGTAACATTATATTTTGTCATGTAACATTAAAGTGTTACATTTGCGGCAGAATAAAGAAAACGATTTTAAACTTAATGCAGAAAAATGAATTAAAAATCAAAGAGATCATGCAAGAAAAAGGTATTTCTGTGACCCAGATGTCAAAAAAATTAGGAATAACAAGACAATCTCTTTATAGGTGTCTGAACGGAAATCCTACCATGAACCGGTTAAAGGAAATAGCTGATATTCTTGATGTTTCTCCAAAAGACTTATTTGGCGATGAGAAGAAGGGTTGATTTATTTATAGTAACAAACAAAATTAAAACTAAAAGTATGGAAACAAATTTTAAAGAAGGCGATGTTGTACGAATCAAAAGTCTTGATTGGTACAACAAAAACAAAGACAAAATTGGAAATGTAGTTGTGACCGGCTATAGTTGTTCATTCACAAAGGTATTAAGTGAATTTTGTAGCAAATGCTTAGTTATTGAAAAAGTAGAGGATACAGGAGATATCTATTTAAACGATCTTCCTTATGTATTTTACGAATGGATGTTTGAACCGGGAAAATATGAATTGAAACCTTTGGATATAACTAAATTCTATTGCAACTAATAATCCTTTTATTTTCAATTCTGCAAAGAAACCTATTTCGGTTTGTGGTGTAATTTCAATACCTTTATATGTTGCGGTAAAGGTTCAGGAAGCACCAAAATTCCAGCCTTTTCAGAAAGTGCTTGTAAAGGATTGTGAAGAAGGAATGTTTAACGTTTGGCATTGTGATTTATTTTCCCACATTTCAAAAGAAGGCAAGTATTTTACCGTTTCCGGTATATGGGACGAATGTATTCCATTTGAGGGAAACGAACATTTGGTGGGAACGAAAGACGATCCTAAAGAATAATGGTAACTATATACCAGTTTTCGTAATTATGTTTTAAAGCATAAAGTAAATAGAATCCATTTTACTTTAATTTTGTATGTTTGCACTATGATTAAATCGTTCAAATATAGATTGAATCCTACCAAAAGTCAAATCGTTCAAATGGAAAAGACTTTTGGCTGTTGTCGTTATATCTATAATTGGGCACTTGATCTAAAAATAAAAGCATACCAAGAAAGTAAAAAGTCTCTATCTGCTGTTGATTTATGTAAAGAGCTTACTTTGTTAAAGCAAAAAGAAGATCATCTTTGGCTTAAAGAAGTCTCAAACGAATCTTTACAGCAATCTATAAGATGTTTGGATTCTGCTTTTACGAAATTTTTTAGAGAGCACGCTGGCTTTCCAAAATTCAAATCTAAGCATCGTGACAAGTCAACTTTTAAAAATATCAACTCTGTTAAGATTGATTTTGAAAACAATAAAATCAAAATTCCGATTTTAGGCTGGGTAAAGTTTTACAAAAACCGTTCTTTTGAAGGGAAAATAGGAACAATAACAGTTTCAAAATCTTCTACTGGTAAATATTATGTAAGTGTATTAGTAGAAGATGGAAATTCTTTACCCGAAAAGAATCCTATTGTGCCTTCGACTTCTGTCGGAATAGATGTTGGTCTAAAAGATTTTGCTGTTTTATCAAATGGACAAGTTTTTCAAAATCCAAAATATCTTGAAAAATTTTCTAAAAGATTAGCTTGTTTGCAAAGAAGGCTTTCAAGAAAAAAGAAAGGGAGTAACAGATACAAAAAGGCAAAATTGACTGTTGCTATCTGTCATGAAAGAATAAAAAACCGTAGACAAGATTTTCTGCATAAAGTTTCTAAAAGAATAATAAGTGAGAACCAAACTGTTATTATTGAAGATTTGAATGTAGAAGGAATGTTGAAAAATCATTGTCTTGCAAAAGGTATTTCTTCTGTTGCTTGGAATGAATTTTTTAGAATGCTACAATATAAAGCAGAATGGAACGGAGTAAATCTTATTAGAATAGGAAGATTTGAACCTTCTTCAAAAATGTGTTCTTGTGGACATATCAATAAAGATTTAAAACTTTCAGATAGAAAGTGGATATGTCCTTGTTGTGGCTCTGAAAATGATAGAGATTTGCTTGCAGCACAAAACATTAAAAAATTTGGCTTAGAAAAACAGAATCTTCTAAGCCAAGAAAATATTTCACCGGTGGTAAACCGGGCAGAGGACGCGGAGTTGCCGACATTGGTCGGAACTGTGAAACGTCAAAATGTACTGGTGTAAACTGGTATATAATCACCTTATATCGGTGTAAACTGGTATATAGTTACCTGCAGAATTACTGGTATTAGATCAACTTTTTGATGTAGAATAATATAATCATCTCAAAAACAACAAAATATGGAAACGAAAGATAGAACAAAAACAGAAGTCTCTATTGAATTAAGGGAAGTTCAAAGAGAAATCAGTAAAGCAAGAAGTACAAGAAATTGGGCAAAAATTTCTTTTCTAAATCAAAAAAGAATACGCCTGCAAGAAGAACTGGATTACTTAAAATCCAAAGACAAGTTCTATTACCAAGAACAAAATTTGGAAAAATCACTTGTTTCTTGGGCAGCAAAGACACTCAATCTTTCTCTCAATATGGCAGATTTGTCTGTATATTATCTGGACTTGTATTTGCTTCATTTCAAGGAAAGAGGATTTGTTCCTACCGATGAATGGAAAGCTAAAGAAAAAGCATTTCATGAAGCTGCAAAAGAGCTTGCAGAATATATGCGGTATTTCTTTAAAGGTAAATCATCTGACGATAATTCGGAAAGTATGTCGGAACTTATGGATTTGATCGAAAGAGATTACTATACGGACAGGGAAAAGGTTCATCACAAACAATATGAAGAAAAGTTATGATAGACTGGAGTAAATTTTTGGGAAGATGCGGGATTGCGTTGTTATTCATATCGCTACCTGCAATTGGTTTTAAACTTTATTTTGGGTTGGAATGATCATTCTTGCTATTGAAATGATTGTCGTAGCTGTTATAGTAGATGAAAATTGTTAAAGTAACTGAACATCATGGACAAATTATATTTTAAAACACGAAAAGAAGAAATTCAATCTAAGATTGATAGTTGTAAGAAAGAAATGAAAGAATTAGAGAATGAATACATAGTCTCTAATCAAAAATTCCCTATTGGGAGTAAAGTTTGTTTGACTATTCCCGCTTATGAACTCCGAGGTCTCGGTATTAATAGAATAAGAATAGTTCCAGAAGAAAAGAAATTTGCTTATGTAACTGGATATGAAATTGTGGCAAATGAAGTTGTTCCTATTCTTATGAAAGCAAAGAAGGATGGAACAATATCTAAATTAAGAGAATATATGTCATTCAGACAAGCAATAATTGAATTAGCAGAATAGATATGAAAAGAAAAGATATAACAAAAGCATCTTCTGTCTTTAAAAAGACAGAGCAAGAACGAATAGGGTACTTCCATAATGATATAAGTCTAAACAGTGTTGCGGTTGCCTTACTTGTTATATAAGCAAAAAGAAAGTATTTACTTTGCAAGATGTTATAGATATTCTTCCCAACTCTATAGACAATAATGTTCTAACTATTAGGAAGAATACCAATGGTGTAAGTATTTCTTATGAAGATACCTACACTCGGTCTGTGTTTAGTATCTTCGAAAAAGAAGATATTATCGAAGCTGCCTACGAAATACTGATATGGTGTGTTGAGAATGGTTATGTAAAATAAGCAATAAAACAAAATAAAATATGGAAACTAAGAAAAAGACATGTCCTAAGTGTGAGCAAGAAGATGGATCGGGACAAAATAATATACATAGCATGAATCCCGAACATTTTTGCAAATGTCCTATACGGTCTATTATGGAACGAGATGGAGTTTGCTATTCTTGTGCGTTTTGGATCAGACTATATGAAGAGAATAAGAATAATCCCAATTGGTTGATTATAGATGGAGAATCATGGATAGTTCACCCGTTTGTTCCCAATACAAACAACAAAACACGAAGACTCTTGGGTATGGGAGGAAGGATGATGGAGGCTATTTCAAATGATGGGAGAAAAATCATTTCCAATGATTGGTGGCATCAAGGGAAAATCCCAGAAGAATTTAAGGATTTAATGCCTGATAATGCCAAATGGGTAAAATGAGTTTAAGAAAAATACACAGATACAAAACAAACAATATGAATATAGTTGAATTAATAAAAGAGTGTCCAAAGTACACTAAATTGTACACGATTACACATGGAGAAGTCTTACTTGATCATTTTGAGGGTAACGAGCATCTTTTAGGAACTGCTGAAAATCCAGAAAAGTAAAATGAAGTTATGAACGAATTAGTTTACAGAAAAGAAAACCAAGTATTAACCAATAGTAGATTGGTAGCAATGAAGTTTGGGAAAAGACACTCTGATGTTATTAGAGCGATAGAAGATCTTTTAATCAAACTACCTGAAAATGAACGAAAACGCAATTTTGCGCAATTGGAAGAAGATGTTGAAATATCAAACGGTGGTTCTAAGAAATTAAAATTCTACGCAATGACAGAAACAGGATTCACTCTTCTTGTTATGGGATTTACAGGAGAAAAGGCAATCCAGTTTAAATTAGAGTATATCGCAGCTTTCAATAAAATGAAAGAAATCATAAAAAGATCATCTTTGCCTTCCTATCAAATAGATGATCCTATTAAAAGAGCGGAAAAGTGGATAGAGGAACAAAAAGAAAAGAGAGCACTTGAAACAAAAGTAGAAGAACTGTCTATCGAAAACAAGGAAATGGAAAAGAGAATTGAAGAAGATACTCCAAAAGTGATTTTTGCAATGTCCGTAACCGAATCCAAACGTTCCTGCCTTGTTGCCGAACTTGCAAAGATTATCTGTCAAAACGGAATGGAGGTAGGGCAGAACCGGTTATTTAAGTGGCTCCGCAAAAGAGGGTATCTTGGAACAAAAGGAGAATACTACAATCAGCCTATGCAAAGATGGGTAGAAGCAGGGATGTTCGAGATCAAGAAAAGAACGATTACAAAACCGAACGGTGATCTGATTACGGTAAGCACACCTCTTGTAACCGGAAAAGGGCAAGTGTATCTCGTGAACAAGTTCTTGAAAGAATATATCTCAAAATGAAAATTAAAAAATTACCCGATTTGTCATAATATAATGTTACATGTGAAGTTTTTGAGCTAAAATGTAACATTATATTATGACAAACCCACAAAAAGTTTGTTACTTATAAACACTTTCTCCCTCTCTCCTATTCAAATGTTAAAATCAAAAATCTATGTTTTTGACCTTAAAATCACCCTATTTTCAATCAAAAATATACAATAAGTAAATTCATTTTCGCCTATAGGGGAAGTCGGAAATTCAAAATTTATAAATTATTGATATTTAATTGTTTAACTCAAAATCTTATCAGAAATGCACTTTTACGCCTTATTGTAAAAATATACAATAAGTCCAAGCACTGTTTTCTTGTCTCATTTTACCTCAAATGTTAAAACCAATCTGGGAAAGTAAAAGTAAACAGTTACATTTTAGCAGGAAATTAGTTACAGAAGGTTAAATAGAAGAAATCACCTTTCCAGAAGGCAAAATTCCATTCATTTAGGTGTAATTTATAGCAATCCAGATGTAGTTGTAGTAGGAGATTTGTCCTATTTTGTAATAATAAACTATTACATTTTAGCCTGTTTTTGACTATTTCTTGGTATCATTTTAATAGGAACAGTCTTTATTTACTTTACAAATAGTCAAAATTCAAAAACAATCGAAAAATAGGGTGCATGGAATCTATCAAAAATCACATAAGTCTGAAAATCAGGAATTTAAATTTTTCAATTTTCGTCCACTCCCTTATAGCGAAAAAAGTTTTGAAAACCCGATTTTCTTATTATCATTTTGATAGAGAAAATTATTATTTCTAAATCATTTTGTTAAAATAGGGAGATTTTATGTATTGAGCGAAGCGATTATCCCTCGGAAGGGAGAAAGAATCCGCAAGGATTCCCCTTCCGAAAGAAAATAGGATAGACCAACCCACCAAAAATCGCCAATAGGAAACCAAATCCATATTTCTGTACATATCAAGAAAGAAAAACAGGAAAGTCAAACCCATAGGAAAGAAAAGAAATGTCCTACCCCTTTCTCAATAAAAACCGGCTAAAAAGAAAAAAGGAAGGAAGCCTCATATAAAAGAGATTTTCAAAATTTCTATATATGAGGGTAGCATAACTGAACATGTTATCTATTGTATAGGAGAATAAATACCCTCCCTATCATACTTCTTTTTTTGATAATATTTATAATTGATTGAAATTTAAATAGATAAATAAAAGTATGTCTGTAAAATTTTTGCCAAATGGAATGTAATTAGGAATTTTGTCCACTGTCATGTTAGACACGCCACCTCAATATGGAGATTCCTTAAACGGGTCCCTAAAGATACCCTACCAAAACAAAATACCCAGGATAACCTACTTTTCCGTCCATTTCTGGCACTTTCTTTATAAAATGATAGACCACTACCGCCCAGATAAAAATAAAGCCTTAAAAACGATTATTTGAGGTCATAGGATCAGAGCATAGGAACTGAAAAGAAATAACAATCTTATTTTTACACATGAAGGAATGATTTACATCCATGTGTAAAGGATAGAAGGTAACGAAGGGCTACAGCCCTACACAAAGAAAAATTTCTTATATATATGATATATCATATATATAAGAAAAATGAAGAAATAAAGGAAATAACAAGGTAATGAAGGATAACGACACACGAAGGGTTGTTCCCTATCAACGTAACAATAAAAGGCTATTTGTGTCAAATTTGAAAGTTTTTAGACCTAATTTTGTCTATTTTCATTGTAAAAAGTACAATAAGTCAAACTATTTTCGCCTATAGCGCGTACTCGAAAATTCAACTCATTTAAAATATTGATTTTTAGCAAGTTATCTGTTTTTATTTCAAAAACTCGATTTTTTGAAGCGATCAAAAAATTATACAATAAGTCAATTTGACTATTTTGTGTCAAAAATGAAAGATTTTGAGGTTTTGAGGATGAAAATAGGTGTATTCCGGTATTAGTATAGCTCTCAAAATTGGGTCGTATATGGTGCGTTGCAGCGCCGTAGACCCAATTTTAAAAACAATAGATATATTATTCCAGGAAGAAAGAAGGTAGTGCTCAGAAGGCTAAAAATAGGGACAGAAGACGATCAACAACTATAGGAATAAAGGCGAAAAAGTAAAAAGCAAACACAATCGCAAACACTCCGAACACCGCTTGAATAGTGGAAAAGGTAGGATAATAGAAGGAATGAAGGGAAGGTGTTTTGTGTAGGGTGATGGCAGGCAGGGCGGGATAATCTCACATACATAAATCTAAAGACATAAAAAGACATAAAAACACATACATAACATATACAAAAGTCCTTTACAAAAGATAATCACATATACCCACAAATCACATTTTACACCTACCTACCTAACATTTTCATATTTACATTCCTTTGATTTCCTTCTTTTCTCTTTTTCCTATTCGTTATAACTTTTAGTTATAGGTTTTTCGACATGCTTTTTCTATTCTTTTTCTTTTATTTTGATAGGTATTTGTGTAATTTGTTGATATTCAAATAATTGTGTATCATGCTATTTAGATTCATTCTAAATAAGGTTTTCTTTATTGGTATTAAGTTATAACTATTTGTTTTAAAATTGAGGTTCCGCCCGCGCCGGCGCGCTTTCGCTTCGCCTCAATTTTGATATAAGTAACAAACAAAACAAAGAAAAACAATCAAATTAACCTTTCTTAACTATAATTCCTTTGGTATGTAACATTAAAGTGTTACATTTGTAATGTGATAAAGAACTAACAATAACAACTAATTAAATTAACAAGCATTATGAAAGCAAAGGGAATTAGTACAAAGCAAGTACAAGAATTTATTAACAACGAAGAAGAAAGATTTAACGATCAGTCGGCAATAATTAATAACGGTGATAGCAAAGAAACTTCTATTTCCTACGAAGGTAAAACAATCAAAATTAAATGTTTGCTTTCAAATACGAAGGCTTGCAAATGGGATGAAAAATACCCGGAAAATCATAATCACTACATTGTAACAGTGAGCTATGAGGGCAAAAGATTATCTTTTGATTGGTTTGATAGCTTTCAAAATTTCCGTTGCGGTGTCATTGATAAAGATAGAAATGAAATTATTGAAATGTTTTATTCTTACTTACAGGACATTCTTTATAAAAACGAATATTCAGACAAAAACGATTTTTGCAAAGGAGAAGGAAACACGCTTGCTTTGTGGAATGCGCTTTGTAAGCAAGAAAATAAATATAATAGAGTGTTTGAAGGTATTGATATTTACGAGCTTGCAAGCAATTTACAAGAAACATTTGAATTTTAACAACTTAAAAATAAATGATATGGAAACAAAGTATATTTATAAGGGTAAAGAGATTTTACAAAGTACGTTTATTTCTCTATGTCGGAGAATAGGCGTAAATGGTGGAAGAAAATTTACTACTTTGGAAAAATTGCAGCAGGAAGCAAATAAAGGGAATAAAAAAGCAATTGAATTATTGTCAAATTTGCAAATACAATGAAACGCGTATATAAATGGATAGTTGGCGGGCTGGAGTTCTCCAGCCTTCAAAAAGCAAAACAATTTTGCAGGGAAAGCGGAACAGGTGCAACGGGTATCTACGGAGCCGACAGGAATGGCAATAGAATAACATTTACACCTATTGAAAATACAAAGCGCGGTATCTCCTTTGGAAAGTCCTATAAAATAAATGTAAATAATACACTTTAATAAATTGTAAAAAACAAAGTTATGAAACTGAAAGCAATACAAATAATATTAGAAGGTTTGAAAGTAGTATTTATTTCCTTCATTATCTCTTTGATTTTATTGTATGTAGATGATAGCAATGTTTTGCATATTATTTTATCTATTCCGGTAGTGATTATTTTGCTTTATATTTTGGTTGAAAAATCATTTATAAGTAACAAACAAAACAAAGAAAAACAATCAAATTAACCTTTCTTAACTATAATTCCTTTGGTATGTAACATTAAAGTGTTACATTTGTA